AGGAGGATTATTTTCAAAAGTGGGAGATAACAAAAAGAAACTAAATAAATTTAAAGAACTATCGGGAGAAGTATCCAGAATACTGGTGCTGGTGTTAGAATAAGGAGAAGTTGGAAGTTCAAAAAAAGTACTACCGCCATCTTTAGTTCTAAATACTCTTATCTGGTTAACCTGTGGATCGGTACTAGCAGTTAATGTTACAGACACGTTAAGTTTATTAGTAAATATCCCGGTACTTGCGGACGGAGGAGTGGGGTTGCTTACTCCCTCACTAGTTGAGTTTCCGTATGCAAATACATACTTATATCCCACCGTTGCGCTAAACGTGCCTGCCGAACCACTTACAGCTATAACAGGGCCGCCTGTACCGTATACTGTTATTCGAACAAAATCCACGCTCCATTGTGCGGAACTGGCACTGGAGTTATTTCCCTGTATAGATATACCAAAATTAGTATTATTTATATCTCCCGGAGAAAATGTCGTACCCCAGGTATCAGAACTACTTCCTAAAGATATAAATGTATTAGTGCCGTTTAAAAGAATATCTGTTTTAGCTGCTCCTGACTGAGTACCGTTTTTAACAATAGATACTGTAAGAGAAGTTCCGGCAGGTTGAGAATTTCCGATACCTTTTATTTCTACGAGTATTCCGCTGACAGTGTTAGCGGTACTTAATCCAAAGCCAAAATTAGTGCCTTGTAAAAGATCAGTCAAAGAAGTCAAACCAACCGGAGTTGTGTACGATATTGATACGCTTATAAAGTCAACCGAGTTATCAACGTCTCCGTTTGATTTGCTTGATCCGGCGATCGCCCCTGCTTTAAGCAAAAACACTGTATCAATTATAGCTGAACCTGTATTTGCAACTTCTAACTGAACACCAAAACCACTGTTATTTATATCCGATGGAGACCATGTAGTTCCCCATAAATCTGCACTTCCTCCGTAAGTTATCGTAATAGTGGCATACACAATTGTAACGGTTATTCCGTTTATATTAGCGTTTGCCGGTATGCCGAAATTATAACCGCTTCCCTGTAGTTTTTGAGATAACGGATTTCCGGGAGTTATCGCTGTAGTTGAAAATACCCCATCCTGTACTTCTATGTTTGTAGGATTAAGCCACGGAATATGTGAACCTGTTGTTATGGCTGCGGTAGGGGCATTAGGCCCAACAGTAAAAGTTCCTCCGGTAGGAGGGGTTAACGTAACGGTTGCAAAACTTCCATCATTCGCTGTTATATTTCCGGGATTACTCCACGCAGTTCCGTTAGTTACAGCGACATCTGTTCCTGTACCACAGCCATTAGGGCCAATAGTGCTGGCGGTATTATTCATCGCTATTCCCCAGTTACGGGTTGTTCCCGTACCAGGCCATGCCTGCAAATCTATTCCGTCTCCCATATAGAGAGTAGTTCCGACACCCTGAAAATAACTCTGACCCGCACCATTTGCTTTGGTAAGAATACTAGTTTTCGCACTAGTTGTCAGCGTGTATACATTTGTAGCTGTATCTGCTATAATAGTAATCGGGTTATTGAGATTGGAAGGAGGATGAAAACTATAAAAAGTTAAGGGAGCGGAACCGAGATTGGCTGAAGAGAACAACATCAATCCTGGTCTGCGCTGTAACGTACCTATGTTATTTAACTCGACATTCAATCCATCAATAAGCATGTCCGGACGCCCGCCCAGGTATCTGAATTCAGACCTGGAACTATACGGACTGAACGGAGAACGCTGAGTAACAAGTCCGGAAAACCAACTTAACGTGGTTAACGGGGTGTATTTCGGCTGTTTCGTTGGAGTGCTTCCGGCTTGTTGCAATATTGATGGGTACATGTTATCCTGTTATAATTACTTACTGTGATGCGGAGGACACGGCCCTGTATCGCCCGGAAGGCATCCTGGTCTTGGGCCATCAAAAAATCCGATAGCGGGTGTTTTTAACGTTCCGAAAACAAGTAAAGATAGAAAAACGACGGAGAGGAAAAATTTACTAAGTTTTGTCATGAGTTTACCCTGGTATGAAATATTGTTATGGATAGCGACTGCACTAACAAAAGGATTCTTAGCCTTCTTTTGCCGATCAATCCGGCTATTCTTTTTACGCTTCTATATTGCTTATATACTTTTATGTGAAGTAATTCAATTTATTTTTTATATCTGGTATCCTGAACAATATAACCAGATATTATGGGTGTCAGAGTTTGTAAAGTATTCTATACTATCTATGCTGATTACTCAGATAGCTACATTAAAAGAATCTAAAGTTGTAGCTTATAGTTCTTTTCTAATATTATGTGGTATAATATCTGTATTAGTTTTTAATACTAACCTAACTATTACAGAACCTTTATTACGTACTATTCGATTTATAGACGTGGGATGTATCGGAATAGCCCTGTTGGCGTATGTCCAGAAAATGGACATGATTTATAAAAGATTGTTATTAGGGTTATTCGGTATATTACTTGGAGATTTTATTTGCAGCGCTATTCAGGCTTATGACCATTGGAAACACTGGGGATTTGTACGTCCCTTGTATGCGGCGGCATACTTGATTTCCTTGCTCGTTCTGACATACTTAGTGAACTCCGGGAAAGAAGGAGATTTTCAATTCGCACCAGCCGATCCATTACCTCAGTCTGTCGCTGAAGAATTTCCTGCCGTTCCTGATTTAGTTCCTGTTCAACAACAGTCGCTTTCTCAAAAGCCTTATCTGCCTTAGTACCAACGTTGTTGACCCATATAAACCCACTAAGTAACATAACTGCTATTGTTAAATATGCTAATATAGTACCAGCCTTTGTATTAGCTAATGTCCATGTCTGATCTGTGGTTTGGTCGGTCATGTAGTCTTTCTAAATGTAGTATATACTATACGCTGATACTTTCAGCAAAGGAAAATATGAAAAAACTGTTATTGCTGTTTACGCTGTTATCTACTATGTCATTCGCAACTATTAGGTTTATAGGGCCGCCTGTTCCGGTTGTTCCCCCACCCCCGCCCCCTCAACTAGTCTTGAATTGTTCGTCTCCGACAGCAGACTACGGAACTGTTATTCCAGCTGGATTTCTAGAACTTAGACTATCCTGTACCTTCTCTGCGCCTGATATTAATCCTATAAACGGATCGGCTACATTTACGTATATTACTACTCAAAATATAAGTGCGACTGATTTAGCTATGTGGATGGGAACAAGTAATCAACCATTTGAAACTGGAACTAGTATTACTATTACCACACCCGATGGTCGGCAAGCGAGATATAGCCACCAATATGATAAACATCAGGATATAGTAGGTAGTTTTTGGAGAGATAAACAAGGTATATATAATATTCCCATAGGAAGTACTGTTGTAATACTTATTGTAGTTGGTCTCCCTCACGGAACTAGCGATTGTCCGGGAGTTTGCGCTGTTGAAAGTATGTGGCAATTTAATAAAGGACTTCTTTAATCGTGCATAGCTATCGCATGTAATGTGCCGGTAAGAGCGCCCGCATTATCATTAACGATACTAACTCTTATTGATCCTGTATTCACCTGGTCTATGTGCTCTACTCTGAGAGATAGGCCGGGTGCAGCAGTAGCTTCTTGTACGCTACACACAACTGTATAACTTGTGTCTGCAAATGCGGTAGTCCAGCTCAAGGTTACATCCGCTCTTGCTCCCCCCGCTATACTACCTGTGGTAACTCTTTTATGTTGTAACCCGTTACCCGTATTGGCGACACCTGTGGTAACAACAGGACTTACTAAAGTTTTACTTGATAATGTTTGGGCAAACGCCGCAGTAACTAGAGTATCTGTTCCTGCTGCCGGCATAGTCAATATAGTAGAACCAGCTATTGCGGCGGCTACAAGATTAACCGTACCCGAGGTCAAACCTTTAAATTGAATTAAATTACTTGCATCAGGTATACTAACAGCAAAACTACCCGTACCTATAAACGTGGAACCAGAGCCATTACCTTGTATAAAGGTGTTGGTAAACGGCGATGTACCTGATATAAAGAAATGAGACACACCAAGATTATCTAGAATGGAAAAAGCTGTAACCGCACTTACCTGCTGAACGTTGGACGCCGATAATGTGTTGCATACAAATTGTCCACTTATACTTCCCTGAGTTCCGTTACCTATACCTATAGTTCCAGAAGCAAGCCTGGAGAATCCTGCATCTCTGGAAGTAACTCCCGCACTTCCCCAGGCCAGGGGTCTTCCTGACGGGACTGTTGGAGAGGTACCATCAATTCTAAAACTATCAGTTCCGTTTACACTAAACCGTATGTCATCTGCACCAGCATCATACATTCCTGTATTGGTGTCACCGATAAACGTATATGATGGGGTTGAAACCGATCCTACTCCTGCCTGAAATCCTATTGTATCTGCTAGTGCAAAACTATTTATAGTTTGAATACTAGTTGGATTAGTAATAACAGGATTGGCGAGAAGAATATTTAATGTCGTGGGAACGGCAGTATTAAGATTAAAACTAGCACCGGTAATCGGAATTGATTCCGCACCCCATACAAGTCCACCACCGGGAGCTACTACCGATACTGTATAAGTAAGTCCGCTTGGCGAAAGCTCGTCAGTAAAAACGACTAAAGTATTAGCCGGCAAACTTCCGGTATTATCTAAAATCTTTCTTACCCATTGAGGAGCTATTTGAGCAGTACCGAGAACGACGGCATCTTGAGGCAATTTCATCCAGACAGACCCACCCGCTACAGGAGTGCCATCAGAATATTGAAACGTTCCGGAAATAGGCTTCATTAGTTTCCTTTGTTATTAATCAAAATGGCGTAGGATAGAAGGGGTACGCTGGGCCTACCATATTTCCTCCGCCATATGCCGAAGCCATTCCACCTGACATTAATCCTTCAGGTTGCATGGTCGTCTGGTCGCGTTCCCGGTCTGAACCTTTCAATGCGGTAAACAAATCTTCTTTCCACTGTGACATCGCCATAGCACCTTGCTTACTTCCTGCATGTATGTAACACATAGCAAGCAAACCCTGCCGGAACAAATATCCGAAATCATCTGGTATCGGAGAGATAGTCTGCATTAAATTAGTTTTTATGGGCGGGCGTTTCTGGTAGATAGGATGCATTTCCCATACTATACCTGAAGTTGCCGGCATAGGTGCGGTTCTAAATGCTATACCGTTGGGATCGGCTACAGTCCACGTTACACCGCCATCGGTTACGGTAGTACCGGCTGCGGAATTAGCAGGAAGACTTGGTTGTGAGTTCCCGCTGATTCCGTTAACAGAAACAAATAAAAAGTTTCCGTTACTATCTATAAACTGCTGAATAGGTGACGTAGGTGTTTGAGCAGAACCTAGTCCGGTAGGGTATGATGTATTCTTTTGCCACGTACCGTATATGGCTAGACTATTAGGTATCCACGATACCTGAAAAGGTACTGACTGCCAGAATACCTGCTGGATGTCTCTTACCATTTCCAGAGAGAACACAGGCTTAGGAATAGATGTGTTATTAATATCTATACGCCAGCCTTGTTCTATCCAGGCTAAATCTGTTATAGAAGTAATATAATCCTGCTGTAACGCTACTGTTAGAAAAGGTTGTGCAGCCGCTCGATTAAACTTCCAGGGAAGACTTTGAGCCAGCATTATTTGTATAACGTCATTAGCAATACTTAGTGCCGGTTCTGTTCCCGGAGACTGACTTAATACAGGAACTACCTGTGGGTATGCTCGTATCTGATTGATATAATCACTGATTTTTAATGGCATTAATACCCGCTCATAGCTTGTCTTCCAAGTTTACCTAACTCAGCCCTTGCTTGTTCCATACCACTTGTATTCAAAAAATCCTGAGCAAAAATACGTTTCTGACTTTCTTGCAGACCTTCACTAGTCGCTAACAAACTTCTTAGAAACAACTGAAATGCCGGTATGGCTCTTGGATCATCGAAGTACTCGTATGTCTTAGCTAGAAATCCCTGAGAATATACGTTATACATATAGTCAGGAATAGGTGACCATGTATCTGTTAAAGTAGCAAATGTAGGTGCAGCTAACTGATATGTCAGTGTAACCGTATAGATTGCATCGGGAGCGGGGTGTATTCTGAAAGTAATGTTTCCTGCATCATCATCTAATCTGGCAGCTACAAATCTTGGAAGACTATTAGATTTATCTTCAGGGTTACTGAGTGTAACTTCCATACCCCATGTTACTGTACCATCTGATACAGTAGCAGATTCAAGCCATCCGAAGTTAGATATTGCTTTAGGATAGTCCTGTTGTCCTGCTACTGTGTTAAAAGAAGCAATGGCTCGGTTCCATCTCCACGCAAACGGAGGCATTAAAATAAAACCGCGAACCCAATCGCCTATCGAAGCACTAGGCTCAAGGGGATTTCCCCCTATTCCGGTTAACGGAGCGTTACGCTTTATGTTCTGAGCGACCGTAAGAACCCGGAGTAAAGTATTTGTAACCGCCATTTATGTCCATTTTCCGGACTAACGTTTAGCCCATTGTGGTTGAGAGGTTGCTATTTCATATCCGCTGGCTGCGCCAAAAGGTTCGGGGTGCTCTCGCTTCGCCCACTCTTCTACTGCGATAGCTGATACCATTCGATCCCCGGATTCAGATGGCGAGTTATAACTACGTTTACTACGCCAGAATCGGAAATCAGGGTCGTTCGGCCAGAACTTACGGTTACATGCGGTACAGATACCAACCCAGAAATGAGAGTGTACTTCGTGCCATACAATAGCCGTATCATTACTTTCCCGACTACCGGGATAATTACCTGCCATGTGTGTACAGCGAGCTTGTTCTGCTTCCGTGTTTAGAAGCTTAGTTCTTTCCTGGTTGCGAGACTGTTCTCGCTGACGCCGTTCGTTTTCAAGATCAGCTTCAGACTTGTACGGTTTACGAACATCTTTCAAAGCCTGTGTAAACTGAGAGATAAGATCGACAGTAGATACGCCTTCTTGTTCCGGCGTAGTATTCTTCGGCTGTGCTTTCTTAGCAAATACTAATAGTTCTCGAAGCTGATCTAATTCTGATTTCGAAATAGTTACTGTTTCTTCTGGAAAGGCTGACTGTTCTATAACGGCTTCTTCTGCTACAAAAGGCGGCGAAGGTTCCCGAACTACTGCGGGACGACCGGGTTTACGTTTTTGTTCTGTACCTAAAATGTTCTCTTCTGACATCAAATGCTCCTTGGGTAATCCGACCCATAGCGGAATTTAGTATTGCTTAAACCTTTTTACCATTCTTCCATTGCCAGAGTTCTCTTCTCCAAACAATGTCGGCACCTGGAGTAGGTTCTCCAAACGCCCATTTACAATCTTCTTCAGTTATAATTCTATTTTTTATTAATCTCAGTAAAATCGTTCGCCAGCCTCTGAATCGCTCTCGTATAGGAACTAACATATCGTTGAACTCGATTAACGATGCTTCAGGCATTGTATATCCCATCGGCAAGTACATCAGGTATTGATAGTTCTTATTATCTAGGTGAGGCTGTGGTCTGCCGTATAATTTGTATATCGCCAGATCATCTTTTATATTACCAGGAGTAAAGAACAAATCTTTACTTATCCAGGAAAGCCGCTTGATAAACTCATTATAGTCCATCCAGTGACCCTTCCTGGCATCGTCATTCATATAATCTAACTGATGTGCCCAACGTTGAGAACCGGAGGCCTTGAAGTTTTTTTCATTCAAAGCCTCTACATGTTCTGAAGTTGTCATACTAGGGGTGTTTTCACACTCGGTACATCTGTCTACGTGACCATCTCGATAACTAGCATCTTTTCGAAAATGTATATATCGTAGGGCTTTGAAACATGTTAGACACTCCTTGCCCAATAATTCCGGACTTTCTGCAAGTTCTCTGTCTATTGAGTTCTTTTCATCATGTATATCGTGCATATTCCCTTTCGCAGAATATTAATTAGATTGACTTAATCAGCCTCATAACGCTTCGAGAGCGAATTCGTTCACCTGAAGAGTTCCGCCGACAGCGTTACCCCAGGTAGCAGAAGCACAGAAAGTAAGTCCAGCCAGAGTAGTTACAGACGCCGCGTTAGTAAGAATAGCTCCGGCACTAAAACCGTTAGTAACCTGAGTACCGTTATAGTTGATATTAAACTTCTGAGTACCGATGAGAACCTGTGTGGTAGAATCCCACTGAAGATCAACTACGAACTTGAAGTTCAAACTAGCTGTGGAAGCGGTAGCAACGGCAGTATTAGTTGCTATAACAGTACCGCCTTTTGTACTTCCGGAATAAATCTTAAAGACAAGAGTATTGCCGGCGTTGGCAACGGCAGACCCGAATCCAGTCAAAACTAGTCGAAACCCAAGACCGAATTTAGCCAGATCAAAAGCAGTGTTACTATACCACGGTGCCTGTTCTCCCAATCCACGGCCAAACTGACTACCTCTGTCCAGACCAGAAATAGAGGCATTTGCACTAGGATTCAGTGGTTTAGAGCTTCCGAGAATTTCATTACCTTGTGGTACGGTAAGTACCGCGATAGCGTTGGACGCACCGGCATCCTGGTTAATTCTAAATTCAGTTTCTGTTCCGGTAGCCAGAACCTGAGATGCAATCTGGTCACGACCAGTTCCACCGTATAAGCCGAAAATCGTGTTAGCGTTCATTATATTCCTTAAATTAAAATTTAACTAGCTGTGGCCAGTTCCTAAAACATTCTGCGTAGTGGCGGCTTTATCAGGTTTAAATATAGCCTTACAAAACAACCCACTATCTGTAACATATACCGCAACGACACCACCTGGTTTTACATGGGCATCTTCGTAGTTATCTTCAAACATTTCACCTAATTCGTGTAAGATAGAACTGTGTGCTACTATAAGTCCGGGAATTCCGGTACTCATACCTATGTCGATGGCTTCTTCCATTAAAGGTCTAATACGACATCTGAATTCATTTAGCGATGTTCCGCCCGGAACAACTAATTCAGGACAATCCTTGTATTTCTGAAGGTCTTTTATATTTTCTTCATTTTTAGGTTTGCCGCCAAAATCTCCTATATTCCAGGGACGAAGTAGTTCGTTAGAATGGGGCTTTAGACAAATAGTATCGGGTTCATCGAGATTGACTTTTTTACCGAGATAAACTATCTCTGCTGTAGTAGCTGCTCTTTGTTTGTCAGAACACACTATGAAGGAAAGTTCTATAGGACTGAAGTAAAAGGCTAGTTCATTGGCGTCTCTAAATCCATTTTTATCCAGCGGAGGATCAAGGTTTCCTCGAAATACGTTCTCTTCGTTAAGGATAGTTTTTCCATGTCGTGCGACAAATAATACCACTTGTGGCTGCACTATTCCTCCAGGAGTTTACTGACTTCTTCCGGTTCTATACTTTTAAAAGAACTTTCGAACTTAGGTGTTTGAGATTTCAATTTTACAATTTCCGCTTCAAGTTCTTCTATTCGCAAATCTTTATCAGATTTCAAAGGCTCCTCCACAGCAGTTTCTACTGCATCCAGAACTTCTTGTTCGGCGGTAGTTTCTGCATCTATCTCAAAAGCAAGTTCTCGAAAGTACTCAGACGATGCGTATATATGATTCTTGTCTCGTAGAAATTTAATAGCGGCCTTCCGCCACTCTCTGGAGTTGGATTCGTTTCGTGCGATGTCTCTCAGGACTTCTGCGGTCAAACTATTAAAGTTTAATTCTGCCTGAGTCTGAGTACCTTCTGTCGGGCCGTTATTGACGGACTGGACAATTACTTTATCGTATGGCCGCATAATATCCTTAAGTATAATTTATGACTACAGATACACTGGAAGAAGGCGGTGTAACACCAGCAGTTCCTCCGGCAGTAACACAGGCTGCGCTGAGCGCAGTACCGAATGTTTTACCTATAGAAGATTTGGTAAATAGTAGATGTTCTATCTGAGCGCCACCTGGTACGAATATAACTTCATCAGGTACCGTAGTTCCTACAGTTACTGATCCGGATGCCAGATTATAAAGTTTTACATATGAAGCAGCACCGCCGTTAGCAGTGTTATCTATGAATACGCTGTATACTACGGCAGAACTAGCTTTAATACCGTCTATAGTTGCGCCCATAGCAGTATCGGTAAATTGTACAAGGCCGGACGGCGAGGCTAGAGAAACCTGAGATATTGCCATTTATACCTTCAATAATGAGCAAGCACATTGCTCTAATGTACCTGTTGGCCAGGATTTAAAATCTGCTTCAGGTATATCGTGTGTTTTGCCACAAGTGCATACTGCACGAACATTGCCTTCTGATATCGGTACTTCTGCGGGAGGATTTATATACCTGCTGATTTTGTCCGTACCAACTCGTTTACCCGCTCTATTGAATACAGGAACCTCAGTTATGGTTATATTATCCATGACACCTACAGTAATTATCTCCTATGTTCTCAGAGAATAAATCCATATAGGCTTTATGGCAGGTAGAACAACTAGGAGCGGCTTTTTGTGTCTCGCCATACGGCGTAAGAGGCGCGTGTCCATTTTCCGGACATTTAGAGGTATAGAGTACGGTAGTATTTTGTGGTATCTTAAAAGTCAGAGGATATGTGTGGTCTGCATATTGGCCTATGGTAGCAGTAGTATTGGATTTAGGCGGCTCTCCAGGAACAACATCACCATTTGCATACTTGTACTTATAACTGTAGGTAGTTGGCACAGATGTGGTATATTTAATATTATAAGATACGTATGGAGACAAATCCTGATCGAACATCTGTTTAGATGTTTCTTTGCATACAGCTTGAAACTTATCTGATATAGCTTTTGTTTTATCCGCTGAAAGGTTATCAAATACAGGCGAAGTATGTGTTTCAAAACAATTTTGCTCTTTCATTAATTGTTTTATATGACTTGGAAATCCTCCATCATTTATGCAGTTGCTAACTGAAAAAGCCATTATTCAGTCACCAGCTTCTGTTCCTCGGGCTGAGGAACGGCAACCACACCCCCGACCACGTTATTGGGGCCGACAGGAATAGGAATCTGGTTAGGGCTGATTAATACATAGGGCGGTTCTCCAATTATACCTGCGGGAACGTGGTCTACCTTAGCGAGCATCACTACTCCTGTGTTAAGAGCAAATGCTACTACATCATCTTTCTTTATTTCTTTACCAAATATATCTCGTATCATATAACCCTTTCGCGGTTAATTTACTAACTGAAGTTCTTACCAAAAACAGCTATATCTGCTCCCATACTATTTCCAGCCGCTGTCGTGACCGTAATAGACGTGACTTGAGCGGTTGAATTAAACCACTCTCCCTGAGATAACTCCATCATTATACCGGTAGCAGAACTACCTGTCGTGCTTCCCGGACGAGTAATGGCTATTTTAGATTTATTTGCCGCATTAGCAAAATACAAATCTATAGATCGGTTTCCTGTAATCGCGGTACTAGCGAGTCTGATTCTGTCTGTCGCAGTAAGATCAATGGGATTGGCCCATATTATACCGCCAGTAGGCATATTAACGGCTCTGGAAACATAATTATTTCCGGTATCTCCGTTAAATTGGATAGAGATGATATCTCCGGGATTATAGAATCTGACTCTGATTCTGGCTTCTACCCAATCTCTTGCCTGAAAAGTAACTGTACCTGTATTAGCAATAACTCCTGCTACTAAAAATTCTAATCCGTTGTAATTAACATCGGGTCTGTTATCAGTCAGACTAACGAACAACCCGGACAGGTTGGTGACCGCTGTACAGATCGGATAACAGCCGGCAGGAAATGAGGTTGATGTAGCGAGTACTCTTGTACCCAAATCTAAGTATATCACAGTAGTGGCATTTGTACTAACTACCGTATTGGTAAGCGGGATGATTACCTGTTTTCCCTGAAGGAATACAGTACCTGCCTGAGTAGTGACGGTTAACGTACCGTCTCCTACTGAAATCGAAGGTGCGAAGGAATTAGTTCCTGTTATCATTGTGTCCATTTCCCGGACATACCTGAAGTTTAGTGTCTGGCTCAGGAGGCAAATTCCCGCCTTCATTATACCAATTGTCGATGTCGTGATCGGTTTCGATCTTACTCTTTTTCAAATTACTCTTTACCGTAGGGCCGTGAGCGGGATAGCAGGAGGGGAGATTGGTTGTACACATACACGGTTCTGCTACTCCCTCTTTCTCACTTGAGTAGCCTGTACCGAAGCAAAGAGAACAGAATGGGTTAGGCTGATCTATCATACATCTCTTACTAATACGTATAACCCTGCTAGGTTCTAATTTTCTTCTACGGCAGTAGTCACAATCATTTCCGAAACATTTATGGGAAGCGTAGTCTCCGCAGTGGCAGAGAGGGTAGGTTTCTTTATTCATATCAACCATTATACCATAGTCTGACCGGTTTTAGGGTCTATTTTATTCACAAAAAAAGACCCCGAAGGGTCATGTCGTTAGACGAATAGTTATAGGTGTGTTATAATATCAATTATATGCCATACAAAGATAAAGCCGTACATAAAGCAAAAGTCAAAGAATACCGCCAAAATAACCTTAAACAATACGCCGAGAAGCAGGCGCAATACTACGACGATAATCCCGATAAATATTTAGTTATAGTAGCCAAAACAAGGGCCAAGAAAAACGGAATACCTTTTGATCTTAAGGCTGAAGACATAACAGTTCCAACGCACTGTCCTGTATTAGGAATACCGTTGTCTAGAGGCACTAAAGGATTTCATGAATCCTCCCCAAGTTTAGATCGCATCATACCTGAAAAAGGGTATGTTAAGGGAAACGTAATTGTTGTATCCTTTAAAGCTAATAGAATGAAACAAAACGCTACCGTAGAAGAATTAGGAAAACTATATTTCTTTTATAAAAATTTGGAGAAAGGAGAGGAAATAATATCCTCTCCTTCTTCCTAAAACTTCCTATCTTACGATGAAGAAGTTTCTGATTGTAACCGTCTCAAAGTCATGGTAGTTCCAGGACGAAGAGTATTGGTATATTTACACACTGTTATCACTTGTTTTAATACAAAACAATAGATAAGTCATTTCTGCTTATCTCTTACGATTAGTATAGTTTTCGTAAGTTCGGACTGTCGCATAACTCTTTCGAGTTCCTTCTCGCTCAGTCTCTACTGGTGATCTTATCTTCCAGTCTGTTCCCGTTTCAGGGTTCAGCTTAATCAGAGAAAGTTTAGACAACGCTAAGTATGCCAAAACGTTGTAAGAAACCCAGCCGCCAATTTGCAAATTATAAACGGGCAGGGTCAGAAACACTGCCTTGTGCAGGAGCTTCCTGAATTAACAACCGATAATTCTTATCACCTGATTCGGGATTCTTTCCCAGAAAAACTGAGAAAATTGCATCATCCGCGAATATATCAATATGTTACCGCTTTTGCGGAACGAATCATTTCTGTTCGTTTCTTACGATTTTTTTTTCTCGTAAGTTCGGACTATCGCATCACATTTCTGTGCTTCTATGTTTAGTCTCTACTACTGTATTTAAACTTGTAGTCTGTTCCCATCGCAGGGTTCAGCTTGATTAATAGAAGTTCTCAGGCTATGCAGCCTGACCCATAGTTACATAGGTTTGATAATAAGTATTACCAGCTATAGTTGTAGTAGGAGCGGTTGTGGTCTGCTTAAACTTGATACCTGCAAACTCAATAACCTGCTCGTTCTGTAGAGGAGCAAAAAGTTTCTGAGCATCGGCACCGCGCTTGATGATGTCGGACAATCCGTTGAACGAAGTATCGTTCAGAAGATCGTGAACCACGAACGGATGAATAATTCCACCGTAGTATCCGTCACTAGTAAGAGGCCGTGCGTTCACACCGGCAAGCTGTTGACTCGCGGTACGAAGGTTGTTAGCTGTAAGAAAGCTGCCGTTAGCCAACTGAATGTTGACGGAGCTATCTGTGGTTGTGGCTGAATCAGCCGTAATTTGTACAAGACTGTTAAGAGTTAACGCAAGCCGGTAATTCAACTCGGTTGCAAGATTCTGTAACAGACTCGGATCATCAATCGCTACATCCATTGCCAGATCAGAACTATTGATATAGTCTGAATACTGACCCATTGTTGCAACGATCTTAGTAGAACTTTCTGTGATCGGACTACCTACAGTTCCTTCTGCACTTTGCTGAGTGTTTCCACCAAACAATGCATATGTGAAGAACTGAATTTGGTTTCCTGAGCGTAAAGGAATTGGTTTTTGTTTTGATGTTGTTTAGGATTCTTATGTCACCATAAGATCACTCTTATTGTCACCAATAAGTCCAGACTCTCTCATCTTTCCATTTAACACTCTTACATCATTATATATTTCATTTCTTTTTATAGGGTTTCTTTTTCCCTGCATATCTATAAATGTAAGAAGTAATTTACTTTGTTCTTTTTTTATAATCATATAAGGAAGAGTAGACAATATAAAATTCTTTTGATCTTTCTGTTGTCTAAGTTCCCAGGCATACATCGGTAAAGTTCCGTTGTGAGGTTTCTTATCCCGACAAATGCCTCCGAATATATTCGGCATATAGTCTATTATGTTTTTCCAGCTATTCTCAATAGAGACGCAAGACCTATATCCAAATCCACTGCAATATCCTTGCTTGAATTTTACAATATAGGAACTACCTTCTCCGTCAAAGAAGCCGGCAAAGTAAGCATTATTATCCGGAAAGCTTGGCGTATTAGTCGTTACGGAGTCTCGATTTTTCAATTCAGAACACTTACTATATAGTTCTTCTCTTTTACTTGGATTAGGTTTTCCTTCTAATCCATAGTATTCCATAAGAACTTTTGACTCTTCGTGTTTAAGAATCAAGTAAGGTTGAATTTCAGAAAGAAATTTTCTAGCATGAGTATCACTACCAAACTTCCATTGATAGTAAACTTTATGAGAGTTGTTCTCCCATTCGTTTTGCTTGACGTTTCCGCCAAACTTTTCCACCCACCATTTATGTAAGGGTTCGAAAGTGTTAGTGAATCTTACGACGGGATTGTAATGCACGTACCCGTTTTTGTCTTCATATCGGTCTATGGATAGACAGCCTTCTGCATCCATTATACCAGCAGCGTATGCTTTTGTTTTCTCTTTCATCAAGTTTCCTCGGTATTGTCTTAGCTACACCAATAGGGTATCACATCCTAAAGGCATTGTCAAGAGGTTCACCGATATAGCCAAGTTTTACATGACCAAACAATTCAGTCATGCTCATGAAGGGGGTTTGCTTATACCTTCATAGATTTAAAAGGCCCAAACAGCCTTCAAGTTAGGAATACTCTGACGCTCATAGTAAATGGCGTTAAGGTTAGGTAGCTGGCCCGATGTGACGATACTTGCGGGAGAAAAAGACATTTTGTCTTCCCTCTATATTAGCGATTTAACGCCGAGCCGAACCGTATTTTTGATTAATTCTATATCTGTCTGTCGCTGCTTTTAATTCAAAAAGTTGTGCTTCAGACATATTTTCTAGCTCATCGACTGAGGGCGCACGGTCTTCCACAGGTTCGGGTGTCGGTACGGATACCGATCCGGGCCTGATGCCTAAGCCGCCTCTCGTTGCTCTGCTAGTGTTCGCAATTCGCGGATTAGCAGGTGGTGCCGGAGTGACCGGCGTAACTCTCTGTACGGGTGGTACCGGTACGGGAGCGGGAGCTGGTTCTTCCTCTTCTTCAGGTTCGAACTCAGCAAGGTTGGAATCTTTTAAATCTTCCCAGGCTTCGGTCAGATTCTCAACGGTATATAAATCCTTTGAGACTAACTCTGCCATAATACTGTTGTAACTGTCTAAATTGGTAGGTTGCCTACGTAGTTTATTAACTAACAACCATCCCACTATATTGTTAAGGTTATTCGGACATACGAAGTAGTCAGGAGTGATACCTAAGAATTCCTTGGAAATACCTTCTACGGTGAGTTCTTCGTTTGCCTCTGCGCCCTTTTGGGCGTCTATATTAACCTTTTCAATGAAGGCCATTAAGTCAGATGCCGACTTTCCAAACTTCTTTTGAAACCACGACTCTAATGCAAGATCGGGGTTATCAGCCAAAGCTGTCTTAATCTCGAAAATATCGTTAGCAGTCAGAGCCTTATTCTGAAAAACCGGAGTTCTCACAGGGGCGGGAGTTTGTGAGGTAACTACCTTACCCAACTTCAGTTCTTTATTCAGTTTATCAAGCTGTGTCGTTGCTTTCAATTTTCCGGCTAAAACGTTGGTCATCAGTTCAGACTTAGTTCTGCCTTTAAAAACTTCTGTTCGCGCACCCTTCAGGGTACCTTTCCAGCCATCCTTAGTCTGCTCTATAATTACCTGCCCGCCTTCTACATCATAGACTTCGGGTTGGTATGTCTCCACTACGGGAGGAACAATTACTTCAGGTACTGGCTGTGGTTCAGGAGCACCATCCGCCGCTAACACCTGATCGGGTGTCGGAGCGAACTCAGGATGGTCTTCTGCTATACGTATCAAATCTGCTATGTGTTGCGGGCCGGTACGGGTATCCAAAGGAACGCCCATACTATCATCCAGAAAAGGGTCTCTTTCTTCTATCATACATTCTCCATGCGGGTAATCCGACCCGTTGCGGTGAATTCGTCCATTTTCCGGACGTTAAAAATGTGTATCCGTATCACTAGGATAGTTTACTTTAACTCTTATACCGTCTGAATCTACTATAAGATCGGGAACAGTAAATATAACTCCATCACAATATCTAGGATTGAAAGCATTAAACTGACTGTTTATTTCTTTTTGTACGTCAATTCGTTCTTCTACTTCCGTCCCAGTCATATGCGGTAGAGAGGAACTATCGGCCACGGCCTGTGAACGAATACTTAAACTTTGTTTATCAAACCAATATTTGTAGTCCGAGTTATCAGGCCAAAATTGTTTTTGGCATTCTTGACAGATTCCAACCCAAATGCCATTGTTCAATCTGTGCCAGGCTATACAAGTACGTCTATATTCTATATCAGCGGTAGATTGTACTTTAGAAAGAGAACCCGCCAAGTGGGGGCAGGCTTCCTGTGTATCCCTGACTAATTGTTCTTGTCTAAGACGCGTTTCAGCAATCTGTTTCTTTAACAAATCTTTACTCATCTGTTGGCCCCGCCGGAGTACCCTTAGTTAGTCGGTACCCTTCTTTAATTACCTGCGGAACAGTTTCAGCGGCTTCTTTATCCAGTTGTATTTCTCTTCGTAACCAGTTATAAACTCTGGAACTGGAATAAGCGTCTATATGGGCATCTCTGATCTTGTCTATTTCCATAGGTGAGACTTTAATCATATCTATGTAGTGATTAATATCTCGCTCGGCAAAGCCTCGTAGTTTATCAAGAAGCATTGCACATCCGGAGTCTTCCTCTACATTCTGGAATTCTCTACCCATGTGCCAGCGTAATGCTTCGGTCTTTTCTTCGTCAGTAACGCCAAGAGACGGTTCGCCCCTGGCAAACGCCTGACGAACTCGTTCTTGTTCTACTATCTCAAATATATCGTTCAGGTAACTGGTATCAACCACGTTATCTCCTTGGTTTTAAAACCGTTATTGTGAGCCAAATCCCTGAGTATTAGGCATCCCGCTAAGAGTCTCAGGTGTTTCAGAAACTTCTAGTGCATGACGCAATACTTCTCTACCTGCTCTTGCTTCGTTCTCAGATTGTATCAACTCAAGTTTATGACCTTGTTTAACCTGGTCTTGTTGCTGACCTGCCTGAATCTTCATCTGCATTTGAGCAGCGGGAGTATTCATCTGAGCCTTCTGCTTTTCTTCAGGAGTCATATCAAGAATCCAGTCGGATTTTGTCTTCCAGCCGGAAACTTCTAACATACTTGTGAAGATAGCATTGAAGTCAACCTTCTTATTCTGAAGGGCGAGATGTTGCAGAGTCTGATCGTTAGTAAGCAACTGTACTATAATCGGAAGAGTGGAAGCCATTTGTTTTCTGGCCTGCATTTTACTTCCGGCTAATACAGAGAACTTCACACCTGCGTTAAGTAACTCAATTATATCCCCGCCTTGAGCAAAGTATTCATGCTCAAGTTCTTCATCCAGGATGTACTTGATAGTTTCTTTTGGCAGTAATGCTCTGTCCATTTCATGTACATGGTACAGAAACGGAATAAATACCTGACTGACAAATTTCTCTACGAAGTCCTGCGGTCTGGAATCTGCTCCTGCTCCAATCATATTGGAACCGGCAGCACTCCTAGCCATATTAGAGTGAGCAGCATTACCTGCTATACCCTGTGCTGTTACTTCATTAGCACCGCTAGTAAGTTCTACGCGAGCCTGAGACATAGCAATATGCTGTGCAGCTTCAGGTACGGGATCAAGTCTTTTAAGAGGATCAAACTTACCGCCCTCTTCTATGTTGACTATTTTACCCGGAGAGATACGAATACTTTGAGATTGCTGACCTTTGCCTAATGTACGAACATATGTACCAGCAAGGTTGATAGCTGCATTATCCAACCAGGTATCAGTAATACCTTTCTGAAGTCGCTGCTCAGCCCCGATTGTTTTCGCCAAACCTAAAGACCAGAACGCCTCCGGTGTATCCCACCATCCAACTGATAAAAAGGGAATTTTACCATAAGGATTGGGCTGATTACAGATAACTAGTTTCTTCTGCACTACCACAGTGACGTTATCGTTATCCCACCGTTCCAATACTTCTAACGGATGGTTCAAGATATCGGCAGTAGAATCTACGTATCTAGGGTCTGATCTGGAATCGTATAGCGGGTTTCTGGCCGCTGTTTCGTTTATAGCAGGTTGCGCTTCCTCTACAGGAGGCAGGAACCAGCTTAATACTTCTTGTTCAGAAGGTATGTTGTACCCAGGCGTCTGTCTGAGTTTATCTAAGTCCTTATATGTAAGGTACAGACGGTGTACAACATACTTCGCTTTCTGAATATCCGGAACATTTAATCCGGGATCAATTAAAACTTCCCTGAGATTAGTTATGTTCTCAAAATAAGGTCGGTCTATGTATTCTTCGTAAGTTACTTCTTCGATGTCTTCATCATTATGAAGATCGAAAGATTTATCCCCGCCTAGCGCACCTAACGGATTAGGTATCTTCAGTGACGGAGTTTTACGTTCGTATATAGTACGTTTTTTTGTATATGTTTCCCATCCCCATTTCCATATACCTGTACCGAAAAGGATGGCATTACGAACTCCAAGTTCTACCTGGGTTCTGAAATTGATATCTTCTAACTGGTAACCAATAAGTGCGCCGATAGCGCGGGCAGCTTCATCCTTTGTTTTAGGACGCTTCTGAATCATGAACGGAGGGCTTTCGTAAAACAATCCTTGCATGACTTTCGGAACTAATGAGTTAACTGCTATGGCTACCGTGAAGAAAGGTACATCGGCTCTAGGAGTAGTACTTCCCTCCCAGTATCTGGGAGTAAAAGGACTCTGGTATAGAATAGAAGCTTGAGGATGAAACAACAACCAGGCTTTCGTAGCCGAGAAGTTCTCTGCCCGAATAGTATCCATAACTACAAGACGTAACGCCGGATCATCTTCATACGTTCCGGTATTTACCGCGTGCTGAGCTTCTTCCTGGTTAATCGGAAGATTAGGATCATAAACGGTTTTAGGTATTAGCGACATCTATGATCCTTTATCTTAGTCTTTTGAAACTAGACCGGCCTTCATATTACGAGAAGGAGGGGCACCAACGGTCACGTTATTCTGGGGAACATACTGAACCACGCCTTTTTCCCCGCCGCAGATGTATCCGGTTTGAAGGTCAATCATTTCGGTGATACCTATCTCACCTGTATCACCTTCACCTTCACCTTGATTGATTCCTATAGAGAAAGCAGCGGCTACTTTTGAACCACGATCACCCGGAACAGGAGTCATCGGGCCGTCATCTTCGATATGACGCGGGCCTTCCTGATTGACATTGTATCGGGCTAGTTCGTTCTTTCCGCCAACGGTTCCGTAAGTCCCGCCTTGTCCGGAAAATGGACTAACCGACTTCACAGGGAAGTCTTTACCTTCAACACGATAAGGGTCTTTCTGATAATCAGACTGACCGACTAGTTTATTTTTAGCGGCAAGATCGTCAGAAGTCTGGCCGTGACCAGGAGTGACTTTACCTTTCTTTCCGCCATGCGGCCCCGCATTAACGTCCTCTTCAGGTTTATAACCTGACGCACCTTTATATACGGGAGTTTTTGGGTCTACGCTGGAACCTTTACCGGCAACGGCAGGTTTAAATGGTGTAATCATATTGTCCTTTATATTTATAAGGCTCCGAGTATCGCGTCGAGGCCGTGTTCGTTTCTATAATCTGGCTCAGGCTCTACTGAGACTTGCACTATTGGGTTTGGTAATTCTTCTGAAACTAATTCCATTTCAAATGTATCGGGATTGTGTCTTAAAACATATCCTTTGAACGGAGAAGCCATATTCTGAGAATACGAATCTCCGTATAGTTCACCAGTAGCGTCAAATACATTCTGCCAGTTACCATCTGACCGACTGTAGTTGTTTAACTGTTGTAGTTGGACTATCTGAGACATCCTCGGAGCATATCTTATTTGATAAGATATAACATCTGGAATATCCTCATGATGGTGCTTTCCGGTACATTTCTCAAATTCGTCGTACAATACATCTATATTGCCGCCAAGTAAATGAGAGACGAAATAAAGCATATCGTTGGTTAGCCAGGGATGCAGTGCCTTAATTCTTGTTTGCTTGGCATCTTTACCCTGATCTGGTTTAACCCAGTCTATTCTAGAACATACGTCATATATATCAGGAAGCTTGGTTTTGATAGCTTCTTGCTGGATAGCCATACTAAGGAATTCAGCACCAGCGGATTTTTCAACACCTATGATAAAGGGCTTATACTTAACAGCAAAGTCCACAACAGCTTTGGCTAACGCCGCAGGTTTGAACTTCGCCCGAATCATATCTATAACAATAGCCTGATTCTTGGGATTCCAGATCATACATGATCCGGTAGTCCAGTCTCTGCCTTTTTCCGTACTATATGCAAAATCCCAGAACTGACAAATAGGGCCACTTGTAGGAATGATAGGATCGTTAAACGGTATAGTGTGCTTCATCATTAAAGCACGATCAAAAACTATATTACTAGCTGACCTTGGGTTCTGGTTCTGCTGGCCTTCGAATATCTTTTCGTTTTTATTATATTCGTACAAACACCATTCGTATGTATGAAGCTCGGGGAATAGAAGAGTACATCCTTCTTTTCCTGCTTCTGCGTATGTAATAGGTCTGTTATCAGCTTCTAGTTTAGCGCGAACTTCGGGTTTGATTACTATACTCTTACCAATAAGAATACGTAATCCACTTTCTTCGTTATCTATTAATTCCCAGTTATCACCAACAGTTCTTGTGATCTTACCAATATTCTTTTGAATATCTTCGCCGTACATATCTTCATCGGCGTATCTAGTTCCGATTTTATCGGCATATCCGGTAGGAACGAGAGTTTTATGTTTCTGGCTATATCCGGTCGATATCTTTTTACACTGAGTGTCATTATTACTGTTCTGTTCAGAAACTGAATCATCCGCTTTAATAACTTCATAGTGACCACCTGTACCTGTAGCATCAATAGCATCGGCTCGCACCGTAGGTTCTTTTCTTTTAAGACCCTTCTTTACCCACAATGCACACGGACATATAAGTTCATCAGCCTGTCCCGATTGTTTATGGTAGAAGCAGAATTCAGGGAAATAAAGGTTCATCAAACTAGGTTCATCATCATTTATAATAAAATGACCCTTAGTTTCTCCAACGAATCCTTCTCCGAGTGGAAGAGTAGCAGTAAGATATAAAATACGTATATCAGGAAAGTTCAATATCCATTGAACAACATCATATCTATCCCAGGCTGATTTACCTGTACCTCTAGGGTATAATATAAGACGCTCTTTACGCCAGTCCTGCTGACCTATAGGTTTTGTCTTATCTTTCTTGACGAACATATCGCATACCCTGCGGTGTACGTGTTCACAAAAAAAGTTGTCCGTAATCGGTTTACCGACTCCGAAGACATCTGTATCCCATAGAAAATATTTACCAAGGAACCATAAATCCTGCTCGCATCTGCGACGAACTTCTTTTACTAGTGGGTACGTGAGCAGGTGTTCTAGTCCATACTCTCCCGCTTTTTTAACACTCTCGAAGATATCCGGACGAATTATATAGTCATATAAGTTTTCATCGGTTATATCAGTACCTTTACCTTCGTCCAGAAGTTCTTCGATATTTTGATCCATTAAGTAGTTCCGTCTGCCAGTTTCTTAACTGCTTTAGTCAGTCCTTCGGGAGAACTTGATTTAATTTTTAGTTTTATTTTTGTCTTGGATTTATCTGTTTTCTTAATCTTTTTTGCGTTAATTTTGGTACCTAAAATTCTTTTCGCCGCTGTACGCGCCATGCTACTCCTACGTAGTAAATAGTTTATAAATTATATTGGCTAGGGCTACCATAGCATCGGTAGCTCCGTAATTACCGACAATAAGAAAATCCGTCTTACCTGCCGTATCTAGGGGCAAAGAAGCGGTTTTAACTTTATCGACACTTACAGCACCGTCATCAGCAATACTTACAACAAACTGAGCTTTCATGTTATCCTTAAGGAAGAGATTGATATACAACAAATGCGTGCTGCCCGGCAGCGTTTGAATCCGTATTAATATTTATAAAATCATTCTGTTTCAAACCGCCGTAATAAGTAGTAATTAACATTGACGGACTGGTTACACTAGTGCCGCTTCTTATCTGGTTGTTAACGTTTGTTGATCCACCTGCGGGAACCAGATTCATTCCAATTGTTCTGCTTATCCCGGTATTATTAAAATAGTATATTGTTCCTTTAAGAGGACTTCCTGCGGCTACTCCTTCTACATTAGCCATTAGCTGAAGTCCGTTAGAAGGATTTATAAATAATGTGTTATCTCCGGAACTAAAAGTACCTAATCTAGCTACGTTTATATTAGCAGAACTGTCAAATTCTAAAATATATGACCATAAAGATAGTCCGGTATTGTTTGCATTAACAGCAAAACTTTCTCCGGCGTTCAGAAGCATAGGAACAAGCAGAGAGGTACTGCCTATTGTTCCGGGAGCGGGAGCATTAGACACAAAATCAAAAGTAGTGTATACTCCGTTTACTTTATACTGAGCAAAACATTGTACAGTAAACGCATTTCCCGTAGGATTGGTGAAAGTAGTTTCAACTACTAAAGCTTTTTTACCGGTCGGACACGTATACAAATCTGTTGTTCCTGACGGAAGATTTATAACATTGGCCGTGGATATTACTTTTAGATTAGTAACCGGAAGACCTATAGTTCCCATAGTTATAGTACTTACGGTTCCTCCGGGAAGAGTAAAGTCCGGTCTGTTATCCGTTATGGTATGTATACCGAGAGCATCCGTAACTATAGTGGCTATAGGAAGACATCCAGACGTAAACCCAGATGTATTGATTGAAAGGTTTCCTGAACTATTTATAAATATAAAATTAGACGCACTAGGAGTTAGACTAAGAACTGTTTGAGGAATTAAAGTTGGAGTAGTTCCGACTATAACTATTCCCGCATTTATAGTAATAACAAATCCGCCACCTACTATTATAGGGGCGAGCGGATTTTGCAAGTTTAAAATTTTAGCCTCCTAGTTTAACTAATTCTGATAGTTCTTTCATCATCTCACTTCGGTGAGTTATATTGGTTACTAAGTCTGAAATTTCTACCTGACTTACTTCTGAAAAATGTTTCTTATTTAATGTTTTAGTAAGATACGTAGCGCCGAAGGAAACAGGTTTTGCTTTTATAATCGATACTATTCGTATTGCCTCAGGATCGGAAAGAAGTTCTAATCTTCGTAAAGCAGTCTGCCTATCAACTAGCAAAGAAGCATCACATAATAATCCCTTTAGCTTTTCTACTAGCGATATCTGCGGTACGATATAATCATATACTACGTGAACGTTATAGAAATTGCCTAATACGTTTACCAAACCATCGAAGGTCTGACTCATAAACGGCAATCCATTTATAGTGACGGTATACATCTTGTCCATTTCCCGGACATCGAGTTTTCTACCGTCTATAACTATACTAGGATTTTCCTGCATTTTTAGCTTCCGATAACGAGATCGCAATGGCCTGAGAACGATCAGTTACTCGCGGGCCTTTCTTAGACCCGCTGCGAAGAGTACCCGCTTTAAATTCCTTCATTACCCGACCGATCTTTCGTTTGGTTCTTTTAGTACCGAGTACTCTTTTAGCAGCTAGTCTCACATACCGCCCATACCACCACCCATTGCAGCCCCTGGTGAAGGAGAAACAGGAGGGGCTGCGGGAGGCGGGGTAGACATATGGTCATCCATATGCTGATGAAGGGCGTCCATATCCGGTACGGCGTGTTCTTCATCTTGTGGCGCAGCATCTTCAGGAGAAGGTTTGAATGAATGTTTAGCTATGAATCCACCGTTAGCTGCGTGACGGATATTCATTTCGTGTACGGGTTTCTTCCCTGCTTTTTTCTTTTTCTTTTTGGGCTTGCTTCCGCCCATCGTTGTTTGTCCGCGTTTTTCTGCCATATCCTTAATTAACCGCTTCTATTAGTTGTTGTCTCTGTGTCGAAGAATTGCTTGTACTACCTGCTGAAAAAGCTACAGTAGTTTGTAAAGTTTGAGCTGCTGTAGAATCCAAAGTACCCACAGTAGCGGTATTAGTATCGCTGAATGTAGCATCGGCCACACCGGGAGTCGCTCCTAAATCAATTACCATGTTTCCATGACATTCAAAAGCTGCTGCCGCACCCGCCGTTTGTGTAGTAATATAAATGTTTGCGTTCCAGGAGTTGTTAGTAACAGTTCCGGGGTTTGCGCTGGATGTAGCTGAAAATAATGTTAGCGCGCCTAGTTTTACTTTTATTGTTATAGTTGCGGTAGACGCAATAGGAGTACTGTATACCCCCGCTATAAATATACGAAAAGTCTTTCCAACAGAGTTTAACAATCCGGCAGTTATACTACCAGACATTAAGTTTTGGTCGCCTGTGGTATTTGCATTAACAGTAACAGGAGTTACGTTTATACTTACACTGGATTCAGTAGCTGCTGTAGGATTGAATATAGACATTAGGTCATCTCTTTAGCAAGATACTGATGGTTAGTTGTTGCAGCAACTATATTAATTTGCTCTACACTACACGGCCCGCTGTCACTGTCGTATGATCCACCGGGAAGAAGTTCGATACTTCCTCCGGTAGTTGAGCTGGCTCCACCTGTAAAGTTTATAAATAAGTTTTCGGCAGTACCTATTCCCTGACTGGTGGCAGTAGCCGGATTCTGAATAATCATTCTACGACGACAACCGTTGGCGGGAATCGCAATTTGAGATGTTCCGCCAACGACTATCTTACGAGACCAATCGGTATAAATACCGGGAGTTAAATATACTTCATATGTGAGCATCTTACTCCTTAATTAAAGGGCTACTTCTTCCCACAGAAGACGACCAGCTACACTGTGAGTAACAGACGATACAGTATTCAGAAGAGCCAAAACACCACCAGGAGGAACAATTAAGTTTCCGTCGAAGTTCTGTACACCATTAACCGAAGGAGTCGGGGTAGCAGCGGCAACAGTAGTAGTCAGCAATCCGGATGCTGTGTTAAAATCAGCGGCATCAAAAACCACCAGGTTGTTAACTAACCCGGTCAGCAAACTAGCGGTAGACAAAGAGAATGCTTTGGCTTGCGAGCCTGTACTAGAAAGTGTTTTACGGTTAAAAGGAGCCAGACCAGCAGACAAGTTAGTATTGTTACCAGTAGAAGCCGCCCAGACAAACGCGCCGGGAGCGACAGAAGTAACGTTATTAATTTCATCAACCAGCATTGCCTGAAGAATACTAATATTAACGGGAGAGTTGGGAGGATTCCACACACCAACAATCGGCTGTGCAGAAGCGGTCAGAAGGATAGTTGCGGCGGATAGCGCAGTTAACTGGCATCCGATGGAGTACAAATTGCCGCGATAATTCTGTTCATAAAAACGTCCGTGAAGTTCAGAAACATCCATATCGCCCTGTTTACCAAGACGAACAGACTGAGTTGATCCATCGGAGAATTGCTGCGGGCCTACAGTTCCTACAAATAACATATTAATTCCTTTACGAAATATTTTGCGTAAATTCCTGTTCGTTAAAAACAGAAAGTACATCAAAGTCGTCGGGAACTGCCGACCTGTCTTGCGTTGCCATGTGCACAATCGCCAAGCGTATACCACGCAGTTCTACTAAAATTTGTTCTAAAATTTCTTCTGTTTGGGGAGGAAGCTGAACAAACGGATAAAGTCCATCAGGCATTATGGTCTCCTCCATATTGTTAAAGTTCCTGCCGATATAGTTACACTAAAATCTCTCCACTGAAGAGGAACCGTAAATTGCCAGTAGGGATCGGCACCCACAAAAGCAGCGGGAGTTGTACTGGCAAAAAGAACAGTGCCGTCTATAGGGTCAGTAACAGTGACGCTAGCCGATGCTCCGGGAGTTTTCCATAACATCTGATATATCTGAAGACCGAATTGAGCTTTAACAGGGCCTGGATTTTGCAGAGTAGCGGGTAAATTGGAAGTATTTAAAGTCTGATTGGCTTTCCAGGATACAAACGTTGTATCTATCCTGATGGGCTGACTATTATATGAGTTGGCCATTAATCCGTATCCTTTTTCTGTCTGACAAACCTACAACAGCCGTGTTCCATATCTATTTCAACACACTTCTCTCCATCATATTCTGTTCGGAGAGATACTAATTTAGGGTCTTTTAACACGGCGGGATGAATACAAAAAGGAAGTTCACTTTCATATCCACCTATTCTGTGCAGACAATCCTCGCAATGATAAGGCCCGTCAGTCGCGTATCCGGATACTTTAGTACCTTGTTCTTTTTGGGTTCCTTTTAAAACAAGAGGAGCCTTTTCAGACTCCTCTCCGAGGATGTTCTTTTTCATTTAAGTACCTTATAAACTAGTACTGCTCCAACGACAGTTCGATAAGAGTAGTAGAAGTAATACCAGCGGAACAGGTGATCGTAGCAAAGAAAGCCAACTGGCTGGCATTAGTAACTACGGCAGCAGCAACCAGCGGGTTAGTAGCAGAAAGAGCGGGAGTAACTACAGGAACGGCAGGAGTCGTAATCAGGTTATTATAACTACGTGTCTTAACAGCCATAACTTGCTGTAGACTGGAATCCCACATAACCATAGCTTCTAGCAATGCGACAGCGGGCTTAGAAGCCACAGCGATAGCACCCGAACCAATTAACAGAACATCAGAAGTAAACGTGGTAAGGTTGGTGTTGGTACCTACGTTCCAGTAAATATTGAAGGTAAAGTTACCGGCACCTGTACCGATAGCTTTAGCAATACCTTTAACAAGGAACGGATGTCCGTCAAGAAATCCGCCGGCAACATCGTTACCAGGGGCAACTAGTGCTCGAATAGTGGAAAGAGTGGGAGTAGCAGTAATTCCGCCGATACCGTTAACAGTAGCTACGGCAGTCTCTGTGGTAGAAATAGGGCCGGCGAGGTCTTGGATTTGTGCGAATGTATTTATATTAGCCATTTAAGGCTCCTTATTATTTTATTTATTGTACAGAGAGTCGTTCAGCTAGGCAGAATGTCTCGCTCTTGTCCATTTTCCGGACTTGTGAAGTTCACTAAAGGTAGTACCCGTCCACATTCTTTGCAAACAAGCCGACCTTCGGGATCGACTGAAAAGAGATGGAAGCACTCACCGTTCATCGTATTTGCTTGTTGTTCCATAATAGTTAATACTAAGGGGCTTAACGGCGCAATCACTATAGAGTACACGGCGACTTAAGTATCGCCCCTGTCGGCAGAACTGCTGAATCAGACTTATGTTGTCCCTGCCGAATTAAAATTGTGCAGAAAGAGATATAAGGGTCTCTTACCGCGATATTACCCCGCCCGTATCCGCTCAGGTGCCAGAGCGCATCCATCAACTAGGATGGAAGATTAAACTTTCTTAATCAATGATTTAGCGGAAGCTTCCAGGCTGGTTACCTTAGCAACTGCTTCGTTGTACTTAGCTTCTATTTTACTGTAGTACAGGTAAACAACCGTTCCACCCGCAACTACTCCGAGAATAAAGGGAATCAAAAAACTCATAACATCCTTATTTAATAAATTTTAATGCAAATGATCCTATAGCAACTAGTGTCACTATTACAGTATTTCTTTTAGCTTTTCTTACTTGTACTTCCAGAACTTTCTTCTCAGCTACGCACACTTTAGATTGGTCGGTTATCTGAAGATTTAACCCGTCAACCTGACTTTTTAAACTATTATTAACGTTCTGTAATCCGGTTAAAAGGGTGTTGGCGTTATCCGTCAACTTCTTCTGGTCTTCAATGTTACTTTTTAGTACAGGAACTTCTTCAAGAGAGTTAACCGTTGTTCTTGCTGTAGTTCCGGAAATCGTTACTCTATCTCCGGAAGTACTGAAATCATCGGGGTTAACTTTGATTAAATCGGCCCATCGTTTAGAAAGCTCAGGTAAGGTAGAAGTATTATTTACAGATTGCTGTTTCTGAAGTGTAGCATTCCTGCTAGCAAGAGCCTGAAGTAAAGAGGTATTCTGAGCCGTTACCTGAGAGAGCAATGTTTCATATTTCTGTTGCTGAGTAGTTACTAAAGCCTGTAGTTCCTGGTTCTTACTTTCCTGTATGGCTAACGCCTGGTGTGCAGTATCGGCTTGTAGTGTTGCTACATGTTCTTCGTGATCTATCCACTTACTTCCAATAAAGAAAAGAACAACTGCCGCCACAAGAACTATGGCAAGATGTTTATGTGCTGTTAGAAATTCACTTACTGCCATGTACCTAAACTCATTTGTGTTGAAAGTCTGGTAGCTCTCGCTCCAACCTGTGCCGCCCATCGGCTTTGAAGCATATTAACTGCCGCCGCAGGATAGTTACCTATACGTACAAGATCAATAGTATTTCGGAAAGAAAGTAGTTTACTTATTCCCATATTGAAGCACATGTTTATCAACACAGCTTCTCTTATTTCATCTAACTGGAGTACCCAGGATAAAGCATGTATCAAAGAATTTTTAGCTACACTTATATCCTGTACTAGCCACGTATCAGACTGTGCCTGAGATATAATCTGTCCTAATTCTAAACCTTCATTATGAGATTCACAATTATGACCAACACCTGCCGTTAATATACCGAGACTATCCTTGTATACGTAAAGCTTCTGCCCTTCGTCGCGTTTCAACTGATCAACAAGATTTGTTACCATATATCGTTAAACGCTCCTTTTTTAGCAAGTCTCAACATAGCCTTGTTAAACAAAGGGCCGTGATGATTTTTTTCTTCCTGATCTAAAAGATGCAGGTCTAGATGTACGCATTCATGGAGTAAAACTAGCTTCCACATCCACGGAGCATATTTAAGCTTTTTGGATAACACTATCTCGTTAGGCTTGAAAAGATCGGAAGGGTTGTGACAGTACCCTACTAGTTGTTCTCCGGCTACTGTTATGGTTTTACCTTTAGACCATCGTACAGTTACATCGTGTAGCCTACTATTGAAATACTTAGCATTATATTCATCGAACTGTTTTTGCAGGTCTATTTTCATATGGAGCTAACGGTAAGGAATCGAACCCTACGGCCCGTATATTACAAGTATACCGCTCTGCCTCTGAGCTACGAAAGCGTAAATTTTTGACAGACTTAATCGGCATCTGTCGTGAGCATCTCCGTGCAGCCGGAACATTTCTGTTCACTATTGGTGGAGCTTTAGAGATTTGAACTCTACTGAATTTTTCTTTGCAAAAGAAACGACCACCCCGAGCAGTCCCAAACCCCAATAACTATTCCTCTACTACAATATCTATCTCAATACCATGTGTATTGTGTAACTTGTGTTGTGCTTCTTTCAGCTTATGGAACAGGACTTTTACCTTATGTTCCAGAACTGCCACTCTATGTTCCAGAGTACCGGTATCACCGGTCTTGGCGGGTACATTAAATTCCAAATTCGTCGCTTCGTTACTCATATCATCCTTTAGATAAGATTGCCGTCAGGCTTTTACACCTGACGGCTTGTTATTAAGCAGTAACTAAGAAGCTAGCCGCCTTCGAAGTCATACCGTTAACAGTAACTATAAAATCAGCAGGGATTGCCGACGCCACAGGAATTGCAAACGTTATGGAAGTATCAGACCAGGCCGAAACCTGAGCCTTCGCTCCACCAACAGTTACCGAACTCACACCCTGGATTGCTCCAAAGTTAAGACCGGAAACAGTTACGTTAGAGCCAATCGGCCCTGACGCAGGAGAGAAGCTGTTAATCACAGGTGGATTGCCCGGATTACCATTCTGAGGGACAGCGGTACCAAGCACGAAGCTCAGACTTGTTGCTGCTCCGCCTGTACCAACGCCAGCAACCACGTCGATCAAAACCGTAGCAACTGCAACACTAGTATCAAGAGTACCGTCAGCCTTTAGAGCCGAAGCAGTCAGAAGCAGGTTAGCCTGAAGCTTACTTGCACCAAAAATGAAACCAGACGCCAGCATACCCGCTGCGGGAGTAGCATCAGGAACAATTGTTGCCGAAGCTAAATCAGCCGAAACAACGCTGATTGTGTCGCCAAGCGGCAACGCTGCCGGGGCGAGTTTAGAATCTAATCCACTAACTGAGTAGGAAACCTTTTGATCGGTACCTAATTGAAAATTTGCCATTTTTATATCTTTTATTACTTTATTTTACTTTACTACCTCTGTCATATCTGGTCTGTAGCCTTATAAATCCTATACTACCTTCTCAGAAAAGAAAAATCTAATGACAGGAATCCGGTTACACCGGTCTTGTACCTATTGGGTACAAACTTTTAAAAACTTATTAATAATGGTCTGGGTTAATTGAATCGAACAATTTCCACATGTTTCCAGAACACGGATGCGACCACTACACCAAACCCAGATACTTACAAACTAAAGTTTGCGGGTCGCGGGTTTGGGTTAAATACCACTATATTACCTTTAAGGGTGTTATCTTACTTTCAAAGTATTGTTCTACTATTAGAACATCAGCGTCTATCTGATCCTGAGTATATAGCTTATTATCAGATTTGTTTATAACATCCTGGTATAGTCTTGTCCAGGCTTCATATACTTTGTCTACACTAGACATATTGTCCTTATATTAACACTGAGAGTCAGGGCCATATACGACCCCTTTAAAGATTTTTAATCCGTTTTAGTATTGATTTTACTAATTCAAATTTTTCCTCCGACTTGAAAAAGTGTTTTGCTATTTCCTTGCTTGTCCAGCCTAAACGCCAGTAATGATATGCTATCTGATATTTCAACCTAGATTCAGTAAATATCTTATCCTGAAGCTTCTTATCATTATATACCCAGTCAGGAGCTTTGGTCTTAGTGGGTTTACGTAAACTCTTAGTCTGGAAGCCCGGTATGTGGATTGTTTTATGTTTTACACCTTCCTGGGTTATATCAGATGCCGAGGCATCGTACATCGGAATCTCCGATCTGTCCATTTTCCGGACATGAATCCTTCCAGGTACTTTGTAATAGAAACAGAGTATGCTCCAATCGTTCTGCTAATTCTTTTGACATTTTATCTAAAGCATCTACTGTTGCCGGATTAGACATACAGTAATCTTCTATTATGGCTAAGTATTCATCATTGGTACAGTAATCCTCCCACATTGTACCTGTTACACTTCTGTTCTTTGAGACTTTGGTAGATTCAATCCCCATAACTTCCTATCCTCCCATTTCAGAATATCGTACTGTTCTACTACTTCCCACTTACCTTCATCCTCTTCTATTGATATAATACTTCCCGGTTTAACTTTACTATTGTAATCAAGCCAGGTTAATATAAAGACGTTATTACCTTTTGTATTATCAGGATTTCTAACTAACCGAAGTTTTGTCTGTATTCGCTTCATACCAGATATCCCTTCTTGTACGGTCGTCCATTTTCCGGACATCGTTCACTTGTTCTTCTGCCATTACTCTTTCCTGAGTCCAGTTAGGGCCGTACCAGGTATCAAACATACCTAATACAAATACTATATCAGATATAGGTCGCCCACATATTATGGCGTTTCTAAAAGCATTTACAGCATTCACTATTAATTCAGCATCTTTAGGGTCTTTCACATATCCCTTAACTCCGACATGGTTGGCTGTAAGTATAAGATTATCTCCATAATATCTAGATTCCGGAGTTTCGGGAACATCTTTCTTTAAATCTCCGTTCTCTAATTTCCATAATGGTTCTTCTTTATACGCTATCCATTTACCAGACATCAATTGTTCTGCTTTTATCTCCATTATATCTCCGTACTCATTTGTATTCTGTGTATAAGGTATTCTCCAACCAATTTAGAGAAATGCCTGCCGATACAGAAGTTAGCTATAGAATTGGCAGCCTGTATATCTTTATCATCCATTCTGCCAAATTTCGAGCATTCGGATAAAGGCAGTACTACTATTGGTTTTTCTATTTCTTTATTCATAATACTATTATACACAGCCCACTAGTGCATGTCAAATCTAAGTTCCAGGGACGTTATAAGGTAGTAGAAGTGTACCGTCCCAGATGGTACCTTATTAAAGGAAACAGGACTGGCTTGTACTTTTTGTATATTGGTGTATATTGGCGTATACCTGTGCAGGCCGAGGGTATTACCAAGTCACCCAAGCCCGCTCCCCCTACTCAAAGGGGGTTGATCCCCCTGCCTAGTCTAGCTAAATCGTAAAGTAGTACTCCCTAGATATAAATATAATCATATCTAAGACTTAGCTCAGGATATAAACCCGAGAATTCTCGCATTTTAGGCCAATTGGCGTATACTTGAGAAAACAGCTATTTTGTGAATATACAGTTTGGCGTATACTTTTGCGAATGACGTAAAACAGGGGAAAATAGAATGGAGTGGTGGACTAGGTAACCCTATGGTAATCCCATAGATATATTTACGCTGATATCTACGCCAATTGTATATTTATACCTGTAATCGGACCGCGATTCCGCCTTTTCAACGCAATCCGCTGATTCCAAAGGCTTTACGCGATATCGCCGAAACGCTCAAAACCTGTCAAGCCCCTTTTTTCGCTTTGTTTTGAATGAGTTAGAGCCGGTCGCCGAAACACCGTGCTAGATTGCATTCACCGCAACGGAGCAGCGGCAAACATGAAAATCACTATCTACCCCGACAATAAACAAAATATCCACGTATCTGAAGTGCTAGCAATGCCCGTACATATTCCGGTATATTTTGAAGTGTTTAACGGGACATACGAGTATTACATTTACGTCTAGTCACTATCGGGCACACTCACCGAGTGTTTCCGAGTAGAAACTAGCGTCCAACACTGGCTGAATGCAAAGAGACGGTCTGAGACACGGGGAATACCCCTTAGCATATCTCAGGCTGTTAGATGCCGTGAAAAACTGGTATAAGTCTGGTTTACCTGTAGGGGAATACGCTTTGGGAAATAGTTAAAAGCCTTTGTTATCAGGCATTTAGCCTTCCCTTGATTCCGCCGGTATGTGTAAAGCCTTTACAGGGTGCATGTTAGTTAGCGGTCTCTGAGTCTAAACGGGATTACTCACGGTTACGACCGTCACCGTCACAGAGTCTGACATGTATCCTGTTAAGGTTTTACTGGTATCATACCGGGGATAAGCTACTACGGGATGGAAGAGCATGACAGGGTAATCTCAATACCCTATGTGATTGAATAGACTTCGCCTATGGTTAAAGCGGATTTATAACCCGCCCAGAATCGGCCTGTATTTGAGCAACGGATACAGGCGTTATCCGGTTAGCACTATGCGAGTTAGGTCAATCCATGAGAACAAGCAATCCGATTGTCGGTTGTGAACGGTCAACGGGAAACAAACCCGAAGGGCAAACCGAATGACATCTAGGATTTATCCTACACACTCGATACAGGATTACACACGGTGATTACCGTGTCATGCTCTTCCAATGGCAGTCTAACAGGGTAATTACCCTTTGGAGGATAGTTTGAGATATCTCGTAATCGCAGTATTGCTCATGTCCGCTATGTGCCTGGGAGAGTCAAAGCAGATTCTTCAGGTGAAGAGAATTAACCCGTCGAATGTGGTTCTCTCCTGTGCCAACGGAGCTGATCCAACGGGGAAAGAGATAAGCAAGCATGTATTGCTTATCAGTTGCGGGGAATAAATAGTAAACACGGTGAAGTGATTACCGTGTTAGGCTGCTAAGTTCTTTCAAGTCTTAGGGAAATAGGTTCGCTATGATGTCCATTTACTGGACATGATAGGGAATCTACGGATATCCCAACGGGAGTAAACCCTAAAAAAATCAGGACATACGCAAGTATGTGAAGTAAATTAACATGGCTAACCCGATTAACCCGACAACGGGCAAAGAATACACTATCGCGGAACTTATGGCGAAGGTCGCCGAACTTGAGGCCCAGGCCGCCGCGAAGAACACGCTTTTCATGGGTGTTTCCGAAGAGACCGGCGTTATCTGCTTGTACGGTCTTCAGAAATTCCCCGTTTCCCTTCACCGGGAGCAATGGGAACGTGTCATCTCTCCCGAAACCCAGGCACTGGTCAAAGGATTCATCTCGAATCCCGATGTGATCACACTGACGCCTGGCAAAGCAAGCGCCGAAGATGCCAAAAAGAACGCGGCTACTCTGCGCAAGGCAAGTCAGAAACAGCTCAACGGATTGCCGATTGTACGCCGGCAGTCCGCTGAAACCAAAGCGAAGTTTGCTAAGGCATCGGCGTAGTATTGTTAGGCCGGATACTAACCTATCCGGCTTATAGAGTACTATTCAAGATGTTATGAACAACACAATCATGTCCCGTCCATTAAGCGGAAACGCTTTGTTAGGCGCAATCAGGCGCATTCAAAACCATTTTACCGGCGTACATCGGTACAGGCCGGTATGTGGTGCGGTCGCAGTAACATTCGCCGATGGTATGACTTTTGCCCATCGGTCAGCCAGGGAACTTCGGCATATCAGGCCCGTAGCAGAACGTATCGACGCAGAGTACAAACGGCATAGCAAGGCGAAAGAGTAACATGACGGAGCATATACTTCGCTGTATGCTTCGATGATATTACTCTAAATGGAGAAAACATGGAATATACAATAAGGGAATCTCAGCCTATGACGGATGATACTGTTACTTGTCCGCATTGTGGTGCAATAACCTGTATTGCAGTACCCTGCCCACGTTGCGGGAAAATCAGTTAGTCCAGTAAATGGACATGGCCGATATCCTTCGGGGTATCGGCTTTCTTTTTGTCTGGAGTATTCGCTTTTTGTACGCCTGGCGGAAAACGCGCCAGGATGCCCTATAAACGCTCGACAGCATTTTGAGCATGTACCCTGCGTGGATCAATGCAAACGGGCCTGTATCGGCCACGGAGGCATCAAAAACCCGTATCCTGGTGACCGATTGAACCCCTGCCGTTCACGTTCCGCCGAATGACCGCTAGAATTTCCCCTGAATTTCCATCCTACCTATACTCTATAAGTCAAGGTATTTATTCAAAATACCATATAAAAATCCTCAAAATACTACAAATTGTATACAAAATATAGTTTTTTGTATATGTTTTATAATATATTCGATGCTATTATATAGCCCTGGCATAGTAATAGCCGTGCCCTGGCCGGCGAGCCGATGTCCGGAAAATGGACATAAACCGAATCGAATCAGCGGTTTAGCGGCGATGCCGCACCGTCCTGAGCAATTTCAGGGCCAAAATCTGTCAAGCCCCAAACGAAAAAAAATTTCTCGTTTGTTTTCAACGGTTTACAGCCGAAAATTTTTTGCGGCTCCGTTGTTTGCAGTCGGTCGTGCGACAATGGTGTTGCGCCAAAGCCCGTGTATAGCAGGGCAGGGAAGGAAAGATGGCACAACCAATACGGGTAAGAGTAACTAAGCCGCTAATGAAGTCTACCTGGAATCCTGGTAAGATGAACAGGAAAATAAAGGTAAATGCGGCTAAGAACAAACTTAATGAGTTTGGGAATAGGGAGGCTGTAAAATGAATACTAAAGTACTAGCCTTTGAAGAACGTAAATCAAGGTTTTTACTATACACTATGGAAAAACCTTATAAGTTTGTATGGGCGGAAAGTTTAGGATGTTGGATGGCGTTTAGGTTAGCAAACTTACCAGTTGTATGGTAGCCTGTACTTACAGGCAAGCTACAGGAATTAACTCCCTGTATCTTGCTGGTAAGTATAGATTAGTCAGCGCGGTACTTGAATCCTAAAGAGTATACCGGGTGTCTTACGAGACATAAAGCCTGGTATTCAGGGTGATAAATTCAGAGCACCCAACAAGTACAGTCCATACATTTATCCGGCCATAGGCCGTAGTATAGGGCAAAAGTAGCCGCTATCATACTTGCAAGTCACGGAAGTGGCGACCAATGATGGGTATAAACAATTTGTCTGGGGTACTTTCAGCGTAGCTTTTGCTTATTTCTCTACGTTCTTTCAGCCTTGAGACACCTGCAAACATAATCCCGATTAATTCGGAATTGCACTAGTGTGCATATTGCATGTTTATATCTATCATTGGTTGCCATTTCGCAGGCATTCTATGATGTATACAATCAATATCAGGGTTATCTTATCACCTCCTAATGTATAATCCCTGTATTTGAGTTAAACTCCTCCAATAGTGCGGATAGGACTTCACTATTGCAGTGATTGTATATATCATAGAGTGCCTATTTATGGCGTTCTATAGAGTAGATAATAGGGTCGTTAGCGGAGAAATTACCAGCAAGTGCGTAGGAAAACGGTAGTAAGCTTCGTAAGATATCCATTGATTGAATTCCTACCTTTGAGATATTCACTATTGTCTATTCTATAGAGCGTCATACGTGGCGAGGTAGTTTAATTCTGTAACAATGCTATACGGCAATTAGGGGAGCCGATAACCACTCCATTAACATCAGGTTATCATACTTACCTAATATCAGGTAGAAAACATTGTCAGCTAAATTAGAAAGGGTCTGTCCCTTCTAGTCCTGGCAACAAGATTCTGTCGGCTGTATAGATCAGGAATAGAATTGGCTATCTTTCCGGGCTGCTCCTGATTATAATTAATCGAGAGGCCGTTTAACCGAGTGTAGGTTTAATGCTATAGGCATATAGATTGCCGATAGTATACTCTATACTCAGTTAAGCGGCCTTTCTTTTGGTTATAACAGGGCAGCCTAGAGAAGGGAAGCCTTGAGAGGTAACGACTGCCGGGAGACCGAAAACGATACTTCTCCCCTTCCTATGAGCAATTATGTCCAGAAAATGGACAGATTGTTGATAGGAGAGGAAAATATGGCTAAAATTACAATTAGTGAAGGCCTGACCTGGCTTAAAACCCTGGAGAAACGTCATGCAGAACTTGTAAGATTGCGTGATAATAATTCAAAATCAGTATCGTCGAACTATAACGGTGCTGTTACTACTCAGGTACCTGAGTATAATGCCAAAGAACTTGATAAGCGTATCACATTGCTTGCCAGAGAACTAAGGCTTTGTGAAACAGCTATCAAGAAAGCTAACGCTGTTACAGTTTTGGAATATCACCAGGATGATAATGTTCTCGGTGAATTGGTTTAATTAAGTTTAAGTTTTTCTTAGGATGTGGATAATCTAGTCTGTCTTGTCATTGTGGACAGACGATAAACTATAAATTTGATGACAACTACTTGCGGAGTAGGTGGGACAATACTCAAAATTTATTAATTAGTTCCCTTTATTCTTAATTAGTAGTTGAATTATTAGTAATTAGTTATTTACCGATTATCGGCCTAAGAAACAGGAACAGGGATTAAGTTCCCTGTCTCCTGCTGAGATGTCCATTTACCGGACATTTGAGCAGGAGGGAGTATGAAGAAGATTATCACTATTTCATTTACTTATAACGATCCAAAGCACTTGGATAACAGCGTAATTGAAATGCTGCACATTCTCTATAGGGGAATAGTTACTACATTTAACTGGTTTATTGCTTCATCTTTTAAGGTTAGAGATGAAGAGTAGTTTCTCGACTCAGCCTATTATATAGTAGGCTGCGATGGGGGAATTATGAGAAAATTTGCAGTAGAGATCACTCTGTCCGATGAAGATGTACAAGCAATAGCAAATAGCTATGGGGAAAAGAATCTGTCCGATTCTATCCTTCGTCATGACGTACAATCTGTGTATGAGGATCACGTTGAATTAGTAAAAAGCAGGTAGTATGAAATACTCTCATATTCATGCTTCTGACCATCTTACCTAATTGAAAAGAAGTTTAACATAGTAATTTTTGAAGATTACAGACTTTATCAAAAACCCTGGAGGTAATATGAACGCACAAATTGAACAAGCCCTGAAAGATTGTAGAGAAGCCTGGGCACAACATCCCGAAGCAACTATCGCCTGGTGTTGTCACCATGAAGTACAGATTGAGCCGTTAGCCTTTCCTGTTGAAGAACGTATTGAGTATATTTTAAACAATAAACCTGAACAGGAAAGAGTTTTACGGTTTACTAATTTCCGACCTTTTATCGGTACGCTACCGAGAGGAATGCAGAAAGCTGATGCTGACTGGCAGAAAGCTTATGCTGACCGGCAGAAAGCTTATGCTGACCGGCAGAAAGCTTATGCTGACTGGCAGAAAGCTGATGCTGACTGGCAGAAAGCTGATGCTGACTGGCAGAAAGCTTATGCTGACTGTAAAGATGAAATCAACGTCCTTCATCAACAGCAAGTTCCAAACAATACCTGGAACGGAAAGAGTATCTTTTAGCTAGTTTTTCGACCTAACTTTAATTTATTAGAGTTAGGATGGAGGAATTACCTATGTCACCTAACTATAAACAACGTCGTGAACTGAAACACGCAGAGTATAACCGTTTGCGTAGCCTTAACGTCGGAACCAAAGATATGTCGGCAAGGTTGGGTAAGGGAAGATGCAGGCAAATGATTCAGAAGATTAAGTAGTTTTTCGACCAAATACATATTTATTGTGTATTTGGATGGAGGAATTATGAAAACAAGAACAAAAGTAAAGAACGCGCTATCAACTGTCTCCGATATGATGGTAGGAGATTTGGGAGGGGAAGAGAGTAAGTTTTGGCATATTATCTCAGCCCTTCGTGGGCCTGATTTGGATAGTCATGTAATATATAAACTGTCCGAAACAGAAACTATATATGCAGATCAATTGAAAGAAGCTGTTACCGCAGTAATTCGATATAATCTTGGTCTTTTCCAGGATAATTCCGGAGGATGTATCGTTCGTACAGATACTGAAGAGTTTGCGGAGATACGTAGGAAATTTAACAAGGGTGGGCACGATATCTGCCGGCATTTTCTTTCCCACTCTAGGTTGGCTTTTGAAGCTCTTGATCTTAAATGGGATGAAGTTAATCCCGATCTTCAGGGAGAAATTAGTTATAAGGTTTAGGAGAAAAGATGATTTTAATGATAACTATTGAAGAAATTTGTGAAAAGGGTTTGTGGGATGAATACTGTGAACTATCAGGCACTAATGTTTGGGCTAGAAATGAAGGCCAGATATTAAGTACTGATACAGTTAACGTCCCTGAAAGTATGATCTGTAAGTTTATGCCATACCGAGAATATGTAGAAAAAAGCCGAAGAGAGTGTGGTTGCGGCGGGTTTCATGCCGGTTTTGAAAGATGTGATTAGTATTGATCCAATACCTGAAAAGGTATTGGGCTGAGTACTAAAATCGTTAATCTTGGAGGATTTATGATTGTTGGAATGAATACAGGTAACACCGCGCTTCAGACTGTTTTGGCTGCTTTGCAAACTTCAACCTTTACCTTTCAGCTTACAGGTAGCAGGTATTTCCAAACTCATAGTGAGTATTCTGACTACGACTTCTTTGTGCAGGATGATCTTGGAAGTCATTACGGTACAAGCAGTGTTCGTGGTTTTCTGTACGAGAATGATTTTAGCCATGAGTTTGTATCGAATATGGATTACAGTGACGACAAGTCTGTTAATGATGTTTATAAACATTCTTGTGGTGTTCATATCCAGATAGTGAAAGATTTTAAGGTGAAAGAAGCTGCTCAGATTGAGTTGTTTGTTAATGGAGTAGGTCTTTATCTTCGGGATAAGAGTTTTGCCAAAGTATTGTGGAAAATGGCTATTACTTTTGCTGAGAGAAATAAGCCCGTAAAGCCCATTACGGCAAGTTATTTGTTCAATGATGATGCCTTGGCTATTATCAGAGAGGTGTATCCCGTTTTTCCGGGGTTTGGGAAAACGAACAGTTTGTCAGCCAATAAAATTTCAGCCATTGGGCTTCATAGAAGGCTTACTGGTATGGGATTAAGAGAAAGCAAAGATGAGGTTGAATCTCTTCTGAAATAGTCTTGACGTAGTGTCCATTTACTGGACATTACGATGAGGATTATTATGAAACTATGGTTAGATGATATTCGTGATCCTTTAGAATATGGTGCTATCGGTTTTATATGGGTAAAGACAGTAGAAGATGCTATCACTATGCTTAAAACAGGTGAAGTGTCTTTTGCTTCTTTAGATCATGATTTATCTATACTAGCTACATTAGGTAATTTTGAGAAAGAACAAACAGGATACGAATTAGTTTGCTGGATGGAAGAAAATAATGTTTGGCCCGTAGATGGGGTAAGAGTACATTCTATGAACCCTATCGGTCGTCAAAGAATGGAAAAGGTAATAAGAAGAGCTTATGAAACCTAAATATACCTGCAAAAGCCTTATACAATTCGTTAAGGATGGCGAAACCTTTAGCGGTAAAATTGTCGAAATTACATTGTTTCGTCGGGAAAACAGTATTGGATATGGTGTTCGCAGCCTTGACAATACTGAACTTCTGTACATTGGAGAGGAGCAGATTATATGAGCGGAACTATGAAAATGAAACACCCTAAACGGGGTGGGTGGAAAGGTGCTAAGAAGTCCCGGCGTAACTTTGATTCTGCTGTTGCTTTTAAAGAACATCAGAAGAAAGATAGAAAGAAGCAGGTATGGGTTGTATCTCCCGTAGGTATTAGGGAAGAATGGTTGGAACCTGGTAATTTTTGCAATGAAAAAGGTGTACGAAATCTTATGCCTTTGCGTACTAAGGTACCTGCATAGTTTTGATCCTGTGTCCATTTTCTGGACATAGGGCTGAGAACTAAGGAGGAATTGTGGAAATAACAGAAGTAGATAATTTGATATTCAACATGGCTTCAGGTCTTTTACCAGAAGATTTGACAGAACATGAAGTATCTCTTTTGCGTACTATGTACGGTGAAAATTGGTTTGAGAATATGGGCTATACCGAGCCTAAGTATAAAAAGTCAGTTTATTAGTTTTGACTTAGTGTCTAGGAAATGGACATTAAGATGAGAACTAATGAGAATTAGTTTATCGCGCCTTAGTCCAATTTGGTAGGAGACAGAGAACTTAAAATTCTCCCAGTGTCAGTTCGAATCTGACAGGCGCGACCAATTTTAGGAGAACATTGAAAACAACTATTGAATTCTTTCGAGTTTGGCGTTCAGAAACTATAGAGTATTTAGGCGGAAAATGCGCTAAATGTGGATCAACAGAGAAATTAGAGTTCGATCACATAAACCCTGAAGATAAATTGCTCGATTTAGCCCATAGTTGGGGTATGGCTAATAAAGCTTTACTTCAGGCTGAAATAGATAAATGTCAATTACTATGTCATGAGTGTCATAAAAAGAAAACAAATCAGGAAAACTCCCTTAGATTTAAAAAAGATCGTTCTTTATGTCACGGAACTACATCACAATATACGAGATATAAATGTAGGTGTGAGTTATGTCGTAAAGCATATTCCGACTGGAAAAAGATTTATTTAGCTAAAAAGGGTGTTACTACCGGAAACGATCAATATAGCTTACCCGTTCCTCATGGTTCCAAACGATCATATAGCAGAGGATGTAAATGTGATTTATGTAGAGCGGCTAATGCTTTATATAATGGTAGCTGTACAAAAGGTATTAAACTATCTTCTATAGAGAGGATAGTTTAAACTTTGATTTATACCGATTTTGTCAGTATAAATGAAAGTTTTGGAGGTAGCATGAGTTACGGTACACCACTATTGATGAACAGAAGTATTCCGTTTCTTCGATTCCATAAACCTGCTTCTAATCCTATAAAATATAAATCTCATAAAGATTCCGCCCATCAGGGTAAGTTTGATAAAACTTGTCAGGCGTGTAAGGAATTACGGTATAGGAGGAAGTAATGGAAATTTTAATTAGGATATTATCTGGATTAATATTTATAATAATTATAGCTTTAGCGATGCTTTCTAGTAGCTATATTATTATAAGTATAGCTATTTTTATTCAAGAATACAAATGGAAATCATTGATTGTACCTGTTATAGTATACATTGCGTATCTGTTGGGCGGTGTTGTGTGGAAATAGTATACAGAACTCCTGTTATAGTAAGTAATGATGATGAGGAAGAAATAGCTTATCATCGGAGAAAGAATATGAAAGTACTCAGATACGATGATATAGAGGTAGAAGACGGTGGAGCTTGATAATGACTTGGAAGAAATTAGAGTATCTGACGCAACTCCTTCTCTCGTATGTACTTTAGTATACATGATACAACGGTTGAGAAATGAGTTATCAGAACAAAGACATGATTTAGTTTGTGATATCTTAACTGATGGGTTGTGAATGTCGCAGTAAGGGTAGTTTACTATCTTTACTGAGGTATTTATTATGGGATGGTTAATTAGTATAGCGTTAGTATTAGCTTTTTGTTTGGGAGTTTTTATTGGCGCAGGTATGGCTTTACACGATGTTCGTATAGGTCGATATAATCCAATTACCCGTAAATTTAAATACTAGAGGTATTTATGTCAAGAACAAAACGACATGTTCCGCACTGGGCCACTCCTGAACAGCTTGCAAAGCTTGTAGAGTATGTTCGGCCTAAAATTATACCTGAACGTGCGGCTTTCTATCACGGTTATGATAAAATGGGTAGGAAATCTTCTATCTTAAATCCGGATGATAGAGAAGAAGTTTGGGGCGAGAAGAATAAGCGTTATCTCCGTACCAAGCTTTCTCGTAAGGTACGCAGATATGGGAAGAAGTTAATTCAAGAACAGTTAGAAGAAGATCAAGAGTATTGGGAAGAGTTAATTAAAGAGTTGGATAGTTATTTTGAGGAAAGTGGTTATATGTATTTACATATTTAAACCTCGCGCATAGATGTCCATTTTCCGGACATCCTTGCGGGGTGTTTAAACAGCACTCCTGGTCAAGCCATAGTCACCCAAGTATATCCCAACTATACTTGGCGGGGCTGACCCCAATTAGATAGTGCGTATTGATTGTTTCGTATATTTATTTTGCATAGTCTAAGGGTTGCAGAAAAGACAACCCTTGGCGGTATGCAAGGAGGTAATGTGGAAAATAGATATTCTGTAGGTAGCTGTGATCCGTGTTATTGGGTCGTGGTATCAGTTTGGGCCGGGAAACTCGGTAGTATTTGGCTCGTATAGTGTTAAAGATTGCCGATACGTAGCCGCCCATTTGAATAACGGCAGACCTTTGGAAGAAGTAAAGAAAGAGTTAGAAGCGATAAAGAAAGAAGAATCATTGAAATATTCCGCATAACCTGCGGTATTTAAAAATTATTAAAGGAGAATTATGTCACAGCCTACGTATGAAGAACTTCTGGCGAGAGTAAAAGAACTGGAACAGGCCGGCAAGAAGCCTGGTATCCGTAAACCTATTGAACTATTCGTAACTCCTGAAGGTCTTCTTCAGGTAAGGAATGTGCTGAAGAATGGTACGGCACATAATCTGGAACCCGAAGTGCCAGAAGTATTGTTTAACCATGCTCCCGCTATTTTGGAGTTTGTTAAGAAGCATTCAGATATCCTTACCTTTGGTACCGATACTGAAGAAGTACAGGTAAGTAAGAGTAAGAAACGTCAAACTCTAGTTAACGCGGGTAGTTTGATTGTTCGTAAACCAAGGGAAAAGAAAGAAGTTGCTGTCTAGCTTCGACTCGGTACACTTTTAGTGTACCGCGATGGAGGCTATATGATTACTTTGGCAACATTGGCCACAGCAACTAAACAGGAAGTGTTCGACCAGGTTAAAAACCATCTTCTTTCTCAAAAGAAAAAGGCAGTTAGTGAATATGGTAGCTGCTATTACAGAGTATTGAAAGACGGTAAAATACTCAAATGTGCCGGAGGGTGTCTTATCGCAGATGATGAGTATAACCCACATATGGAAGGACGTTTGTGGGGTACTCTTCCAGATATTACAGATTACCATGCAGAGTTTATTTCAGAACTTCAACAGATACATGATAAAAATGATCCTGATAAATGGGAAGGATTACTGAAAATTGCAGCTACGAAGCATGAATTAGCGTTTTAATTTCGATTCAGCCTATAGTTATATAGGTTGAAATGGGGGTTAAAATGGGCGTATCTAATTCAATAGTTGAATCTATAGATTCTAAAACTCATATAGGGTGTCCGGGTGTTTTAGTAATAAGTACAGAATATACAGAAAAGGGCGAAAAATTTGATGAAAGATGGTACCAAATTGAAGCAGATAAAATTACTACTTTTTTAATACGAATTTTTAGTATTAAAACTATACGTTGTATTGCAAAAAACCTTGAACATTATTTATAGTCTTTCGAGCAAATGTCCATTTTCCAGACATTTGTTGGGGAGATTAAAAATGTTAATAGGTAGAGGAAGACATGAAGAAGTGATGGGATATCAGTTTCAGGACCATGGCTTATTTACCAAAGCTTTAACTCATAAAAGTTTTAGCTTGTTAAATAACGAAAAGCTTGAATTTCGGGGTGATTCTATCCTCGATTTTGTACTAACAGACTGGTTGCTTACTAAGTTCCCTGATAAGTCCGAAGGTGATTTAGCTAAGCTATGGGATAGAATGGCATCGGCCCATAATCTTGCGAGAATTAGTAAAGAAATTGGTCTGGATAAGTGGATAATTAAGAAGCAGCATGTACCTATATCCGATCAGTTACTTGCCGATACACTAGAAGCTGTTATCGGAGCTATTTATCTTGACGGAGGATTAGAACCTGCTACTTTGTTTATCCATAGATGGGTTACTAACATCATACCCGAATCTGTAGACTATAAAACTCAGTTACAGGAAAAAACCCAGGCGTTTGGATATACCCCTGTATATGAAACAATACAAAATACAGCTTCTCAGGGAAATAGATTGGTATTTACGGCTAAACTAGAAATTCCCCAGAGAGTTGTTCGGCGATATGATGGCGAGCTACATGACGTTGTTATACGGTTTCTTGCAGAAGGTTATACCAAGAAAGAAGCAGAACAGAACGTAGCTAAAAAAGCTTTGGAGGTATTATGAGCGTGGAACTGAAAACTACTGTGGCAGGATTTACTATAACCGCCGATAGTTTTGAGCCGAAAGAAGACGGGTCTGCAAGAGTTTTTACCCTTGAAAAAGTTAATTGGAGAGATGAGTTAGAGATATGCAATAGACCCGCTACTTTGGCAAAGGCATTACGAGAAATAGCGGATTGGCTAGATACTTTTCCAGCTAGTAAACCTTCTACTATATTCTAATTCTTACCCAACCTGTAAAGGTTGGTGGAGGAATTATGTGGAGACTTTGGTGGTACCGTTTCAAGTATTTTATGAAACCAAGAGTTCAGTACATAGTAATTACTAAAACTGATAAACAAGATTGCTATGACGAGATTTTAGTTCGTAAATCTGTACAGCTTAGTATCTGTCCGGAAGAAGATGGTGATTGGTTTGAAGATCAGTATTTTCTTGCTAATGTAGAAGATATCAAACAAGATGCTCTGACCATTCGAGCTAAGTTGCCTACATTTGAATTAGGTGAGATTCTTATAGTTAATCGTAGCGGAAGAGAAATAGCAGGAAAAGGTCGTAAATCTGATAAATGGTACGTAGAATATGAAACATTCTGGACTCTCAGAGCTGCTATAAAAAGAGCTAAAAACATACAAGGATATTAATCTTACCGAAGTCTTCGGACTTCGTGGAGGAATTATGTCAAAAAGTACAAATAGATACGGGCCTGTTACGAAAGTTCTTCGTAGTGCATTAGAAGCCAATCCTAAACCTTCTCCTGTATTGGTAGCAGAATGGAAGTTTTTAGATAGAGTTAGTAATTTTTTGTTTGGTAGCAGGTATTTTAATCTTTCTAGTAAGATCAGGCTGTCTATCCATGAGATTATTAAAGGAGTTTATACTGATCCCGAACCAAGAATGAAATTAGTAAAAGCTAAAATTCTTTAATCTTACCTGAGTATCCGTACTCAGCGGAGGATATATGTTTATTGATGTTGACTGGAAAACAGAAGTATTAAAACGTTTGGATGTATTGGCGGATAAACTTGGAACTACAGGAACTTATCTTTGGCACGTATTGGTGAAGCAGGGAATAGTTATAGGAGCTATAGATTTATTTATAGCATCGGTATTTCTTATACTAGCTATTCTTGCTTTTAAGGTATCTTATAGAGGGTACTCTAATTTTGCTAATGATTGGGATGATACAGAATTTAAACACGGAAGTCGTTTTGCTGTAGGATTTATAGCTGGTATTGTTGCTAGCGGAGTATTTTTGGTACATCTTACCGACGGTCTCCAGGAATTGCTAAATCCTGAATTTTATGCCCTTAACACTATTCTTGAGAAATTTGGTAAATAATCCTACCCTATACTTTGGTATAGGTGGAGGATATAAATATGAGCTTTAATACCAGTTCACTCGGTTCTGCCAAGACTTTTCCAGGTGGTAGGAAAGACTTTAAAGACTTTCAGGAAATGAGACATTTGGTAATAGAAGAACAAAATATTGTCGATAGTCTGGATGAACCTGCTGATGAAGTAGCTGCCGGTATCGTTGTAAACAATCCAGCTATGTTGGCCGATGCTATACAAAATACTCAGGAATTGAATGAAAGTGGGGTATAATGATAAAACTAACTTTATTCTCAGGTCATCCTATTTGGGTAAATCCTGACCGAGTAGCATCTGTACAAGATGTTATTAAAAATGATTCTCGTACAGGAAATGCCCGTTTAATCATGACTTCAAGCGAAGTTATTGAAGTTAAATGCTATGCAGAAGTAGTAGTAAATATGCTTGAAGGATAATCCTGCCGATGTCCATTTACCGGACATCGTGGAGGACTATTATGTTTCTAGACTGGGAAGATGATTACTATGAATTTCCGTTAGGTGGTTTAGATTATGATTCCGAAGAAGAACTCTGCGGAGATGAAGATTGTCCGTGGTGCTATCCGAGAGACAGTCAATACATTCCTTTGTATTCGTACAGGGTGGAGGGATTATGTTTGGAATAGTAACCGCAGCAGCAGGAGATAAGAAACAGCTTATAGAAGGGCTAAAACAAGCTGTTCTTGATTTAGAATCAGAAAGCGGGGATAATTTTATAGGAACTGCGGCAGGATGTGACGTAGAAGCCGATATTTTTGGTTGTGGGTTTAAGTATATGTCGGAATTTCTAAAGATTAATAAATTGAGATAAGGAGAAGTATGACAGTTGAAGAATTGATTGATATTTTGCTTGATATGCCCCCTGATTTAGAAGTTATCTATCCTTTTGATGGTACTGTAATTGTAGTTTCTGACGTAGATGAAGGAACAGATCACGTAATGGTTTCATAACTTACGGAAGGTTTCGGCCTTCCCGGAGGAATTATGACTGAAAAACCTTTGAATTCACCAGGGCCATTGGGCCACCACTATGGGCCTCTACATCCTAGATTATATTCACCTAGTATTCCGGATAAGAATAACGCGTATACAGAGAGATTACAGCCTTTGGAAGAGGGAGAAAAGATTGAATTTCCCTGTAACGCTAATATAATTATCGGTGATATGTCTATGAATGTTTTAGATGTAATGTTGTATAATGGCGGGGTAACTATATTAAACAATGATAAGCAAAAATACGTTCAAACAGCTAGTATTTGCGTAGCTAAAGAAGCTGTTCCTTTGCTTATTGAGACTCTGCAACGGGCTTTGATTAGTTTTAAACAGTAAATCTTGCTCATGTCCATTTACCGGACATGACGGAGGACGTATGTCTAAGAGTAGAAACCATCGGTTAGTAGTTGGACAACTAGGATCAGGATGGGCTGCTATCGAATTAGCTGATTATGAAGATATGGAATGGGGTTCAGATGTAGCCCAAACGGGTATTGGAAGATACGCAACTAAAGAGGAAGCTATCGAAGAAGCAAAAGGTTGGTCGGAATCTGATGAACTTCCTTTAATATTAGAAGGTATGGGAGGTTAGTATGTGGCTACTTTGCTGGCTATTTCATTTTGGCCATAATGATAGATATCTCAGACCGTACTGTTCTATAGCTACCTGTATCAGGTGCGGCAGAGAAAAGAATAAGCCGATAAGTTGGGAGGAATAGTGGCTTACGTTAGGTTTGGAAAGAGAAGTAATGTGTATCTCTATGGCGATGTAAATGGTATGTTTTGCTGTTGTGGTTGTCAGTTACTTTGTGGTAGTTATCCACACCGGCGAGATAAATTGAAGTATCGTCAGGAAGATAGTGTTTGGCTTCCTGACAGATCAGCGGCTATTTTGCATCTTCGTCATCACCGTTTATATGGTCATGCTTTTCCTAAATATGCTGAAAAAAGACTTATAGAAGAGCTTAAAGAAAGTGGCGAAAAACTTACTGGTAAAAAGATACCTTTTGCCAAATATTATAAAGAAAAGAAGTCTAATTTAGCTAGATTTTTAAAACTCCTTAAAAGTAAGGAAAACCGCTAATGGAAGAGAAAGAAACAAGCCTATAAAGTGGGAGGAATAATGGAAAGTATGAAATCTATGTACAATGACTACCTTGCTACGGGACAGGAATACGACGAACTAGACGATAGAATTAGCGATTTTATAAGATCGGTTTACGAAGAATGTAAACATAATAATATCAGTTTTCGAGATATGTCCCATTTTATTGATATTATAAACAGAAATATAGAATCTGAATTCGTACTACTACGGGCAAGCGACATGTATAGAGAGGCACATCCGTCATGTCGGAAAAAGATATAAATCATACTATTCGTTACTATATTCAGGTATTTAAACGTAGTATAAGAGATGACGTATCTCCTCACTTCGGAGAATGGTGGAATTCGCTTTCTGATGCGATGAATGCTATAATGAGAGGGTTTCTCTCATTATTTGCTCTTATCTTCACGTTGTTAGCTGATATGTGTAATAGATGGAAGAGTAAGTGTTATAGAAAAGAAGCTGTTAGGTTAATACCAGGTAGTTGTGCCATACCACATGTAGAAGTTCCAAAGCTTGTATTGGTAGAAAAGAAAAAAGATATAAACAATAAATTCTCGTTTTAATCCTGCTTGAATGTCCGTTTTCTGGACATTCGATGGAGGGCTTATGAAGAAATTGTGGAACATATTCCTTCATGTATTTGCCTGGGGGTGTGTGCTAGGCCCGCTTATTTGGTGTATAATAGATAATCAAAAGCATCCTGCGGAATATAATCCTTGTCAGGTGGAGAATAAATAATGTTTATTATTAAATATAGTTATATGTTCGGAACTGCACTATATACAGAGTATTTTAAATCGAAATTCACAGCCAACGAAGCTTTTAATATTAAAGCAAAGTTACATCATCAAGGATATAGATTTGTAGATATTATACCTGCATAATCCTGCCTAGTCCCTTTTCCGGACTAGCGGAGGATTTATGTCAATATCTTTGGATGAAATTCACGTATCAGATAGTATACAACGTAAAACAAGCCTAGTTACTTTAGAACAAAACATAGATACGTCTATTAGAGAAGCAATACGTAGAATAGAAAGAACTTCTATAGTTTTAGTAGATTATAAGCTTAATGATGCAGAGTTAGAAGATTTGAGACGTAAGTATACTGGAATTCAAATACAACAAAGTAAAGCTCTTTCAGGTATCGGGTATAAATTAGCATTTCTATGGAACTTGCCCACGTATTAGTACGTGGCGGAGGATATATGAATATTAGTGCAGAACAATACCAGGTACTCAGGGATGCAGAAGAAGAGGATATGTATACAACATATGTAGAAGAATCTACTGTACACATTCTTACCTTTGGCAGTAAGCCTGTAGGGGTTTATTCTACTCCTGAATTAGCTTTGGATGCCCGAGACAGATTCATAGAAACTGTGGACAAGCATCACGATAAAACCTGGATTGATATTATGTTTGACGTAGTACCAATGCAATTGGACATGCCTGTAGATATCACTAGAATCAGGCCAAACTAATGAATATTATAAAAATTAAGAGAATATCCGATCTTAGACAAAAACATCCTGGTATAGAAAATATGTATCTATCTCTACAACGAGCCCCTATATGGGAAAATATACCGGGAATTCTTAAACTGGCGGAACAGTACATTCAAAATTTTAAAATGTGTCCCGATCTTAGTTCTTTATTGCGTAGAAAATGTTCTTTTACTGATAAAGAAAGGGGTTTAATATTAGAGATATGATTCATATAGGTTTTACGGGAAGTTCTTCTGTTATTACTCCTGTACAGGAAAAGATGTTAGAAAGAGAGATGACAGAATTTATCCTAGAAGATGTCTTTCTACACCACGGTGATTGCGTAATCGGAGATGCTATAGCGGATAAAATAGGGCGGAAATTGGGATTTGATATAATAATCCATCCGCCTGTTAATCCTAGAAAGCGGGCATTCTGTAAGGGCAGAAATACGACTATATTGCCTGAAAAAGATTATCTTGTACGTGATGTGGATATAGTCGTAGCTAGCTCTGTATTAATTGCCTGTCCTGAAACGAAATACGAAGTTATTCGATCAGGAACCTGGTATACGTATAGACAAGCTAAGAAAAGACACCTTCCTATTATCATAATAGAACCTGATGGTACGGTTTCTCATATAGATTTTAACGATATATTTCGGAAACTGCACGATATTACTGTTTAATCCTGCTCATGTCCGAAAAATGGACATGATGGAGGAAGTATGCATATTTTCCATAAATGGAAGTTCTGGAATAGTCAAACAGGGAAAACGTACTCATCGCTTAGTACAATACCTGTAGATCATTGGACTCAGGTAATGTATAAGTGTTTTTGTGGTAAAAGAAAAGTAGTGCGATACGATGGAATCTGGGAAGATAAGGATTTTCAATGAGCATAGAAACTGAAGGTGCTGCACGATATTATAGACGTAAGATAGATCAAGCCTGGGAAATGGCAGGACTTGCAAGGCAAGATGGGGATAAAAAAGATGAAGAAAGATGGATAAAAGAAGCACTTGAGTTTCAAAGGCTTCTTGGAGAAGGCTAATGGCCTACGGAAAACGACTATTAACCGCTCAGTTAAAAGAGCTTATGAAGAGTGATAAAGCTTCTATAGCTCAGAAGATAGCGATAGCAAAACTAATCGCTGAAATCAATAACTATAACAAATCTAAACAGTCGAGTATTAAAGGTCTCGGCAGAAAATGAGGAAGTATGAGTTTTAATGTGAAGTTGTTTGATAAAGTAGTAAAGCACGTAGTAGAAGTTCCTGACCGACTTGCTATGGGCGTTCCTGTAGAAAAAATTAATGAAGATGGTTGTGTAGTCGATTATACAATAGGTAAAACTGTAGAAGTTCGTCCTCCTTGTGGAACAGCAGGATGTTTTGGAGGATGGACTGTTCTTCTTGGAGAACCGGGAAGAATGAGAGATAAAGTTAATAAGTGGTCTGCTAAAGGATGGATGTCCGTTTCGAAGGTTGCGGCTAACTTGCTCGGAATTGAAGAAGGGATTTTAGACGATAAACTCTTTCATGTATATAAATGGCCTGAGAAATATGGTAAAGCCTGGAAGAAAGCTCGTAAACCTTCTGACCGTGTAGCTATCTTTGCAGAACGTGCTGCCCAATTCAGGGCGTGGGCGTTAGAAGAAGGCTTGTAGTAGTAAAACCTTGCCGATGTCCGGAAAATGGACATCGTGGAGGGTCTATGGCTTGCGATTTATATGAACATATACCTTATACGTATTTAAGAGTAGAGTTAGCTGAAATAGATGCGATGAAAGTACAGCACGCCAGAGTATACGGTATCTGTAGAAAATGTCAAAGCAAATATTTGATTGGAAAAATACATGTTCCTAAACTTCCTGCGTAGTCCGGAAAATGGACTACTGGAGGAATGTCATGAAACATTTCTATTTGCGCGATAAACATAGAAGGCCCGTTGGCTGTGTAGTCAGTCAGCGATTCGAAAATAACAAATTAGACGTGGTTATGTTTGCCGTATCCGCACATAATCCCTTAGACCGTTTCAGCAGGAAAGAAGCGTTTGTAGAAGCAGTACGAAATTTTGAAAAGAACGGTGTTATTCTTCCTACCAGGAAGGGTATTAAGATCGACATCATGAAAACTATTGTAGAGCATCCGGTATTATTCCCACAGCGTACAAGAGATGCGGCTAAACTATGGTTGAAAGAGCATTCTAATTCCGCTAAAAATGGCTCTTATGTTGAGTGGCTCGATAAGAACGGAATAACGTAGTATGCCTGAACCTATACTTAAAGATCATGGAGACGGGCACTATGCAATTATAGCGGATAATTGTATAATTCGTCTTCCTGCTGACGGGTCTATTCAAATAGACCCTATGATAGATGGCGCAGTAGATATCAGTCTATACGATTGTTGTGTATCTATTACTCAGCGTAATTCTGAACTAGAACAATGGCCGTATATGAGAATCATAACAGAAGAGGAAAAAGATGCCTAAACCATCCTTAAAAGAGCCGTTCAGGTCTTTGGAATGTGCTATAATTGAAACTCTTATAGCAGGTCATAAAGAGTGGCGTCCCGATCTTTCTTACCCTGAAAGTCATTCAGATATGCAGGCAGCGGTAAGAGGATTACTTCGTATGTTTGACGTAAAACGCAGACCGATTGCGTTAGAATCAAAAGACCTGATAGATATGGAGGATTAGTGAAAAAAGTATTGTATTGTGCAATGGAATATGGTGAATTTGAAGATTTAGTAAAGAAAGAATATGGCCAAGACTACGAGTTTGTGCCTGATATTGAATGTGGAAATGATTCCGATCATTCTTATAGTATAGAAAAAGAAGAATTAGATAGTTGGGATGCTAAGTCGATAGAAGAGTTTAAGTCAACCGGAAAATATAGTTTTATGGCTAGACGATTACTTCAGGATTTGGTCAATAATGATAAACTTCCTGAAGGTGATTTTCTTATAACTGTGTCGTGGTAGCTTCGGGGGTATCTCAGGATACCTACGGGGGCTCAACTCTCGTTGGAAGAAATTCCGTAAAACATTTTAAATTGGAGAACATAATTATGTCGAGTATCACTACTGTAAAGACCACTAAGACCGTCTCGAAGCCTTCTTTCACCTTTTCCGGATTTTCTGTCGGCCAGGCTTTCTTGCGTCCCGATACCGGAAACGTGTATCTGAAGACCGATTCGAATACTGCGGTTAAGATTGGTCAGGTTGGAAATAATGAGTTTAAGCAGCGTACCCGTTCGGGTAGCTATTTCGACAACCAGGCTGTTGTTCCTGTCGATGCTACTCTGACGATTGCGGTCTAATCCTACCGAAGGGGAAACCCTTCGCGGAGGACGCATGAATGACAAGTTTTTAGGTTCATATGATACTATAACTAATCCAGCAAAGTTGGATTTAGATTCGATAGAGCAATCATTAAAATTAATAATGAATGCTCCGAATGCTGATTCACTACAAAACTGGACTCAGTCTAAACTTATAAAAATACCCGATGATCCCTGGATCAGCTCTAATAGTGTAAAAAAACAAGAATCTGATGTGCCTAGTACTATTCTTGATTTAGTGCCTGGATCAGTCCCGGAAGATTGGCATCATCATATCAATCTTTGTGATAGAGTTGGCGGACTTAATTTTTTAGGGGGTGGAATTCCTGTACAAGGTGGGTGGATTTATAAAAATACCGTTGTACATGAATCCGCCATAATTGGGTCTGATTGCGCTGTATACGATAACGCTGTAATAGGTGTAAATGTTCAGATATTTAATAATTGTAAAATATACGGCAATGCTAAGATTTTAAAAGGTATAATTTACAATAAAGTAAAAATATATGGCGATGTAGTGATCGATAACAGCAGTATGATGAGTGTTAACGCACCGTATATACACCATAACGTAGAAATTTTCGGGAATGTAAGTATTTTTGGAGATTGTTACGTCAGAGACGACAGTAAAGTTTATGAAAATGTCGTTATCAGACAAGATGTCAAAATTATTTCTTCAAAAGTATGTGGAAACGTCACTCTTTGTGATAATTCATACGTAAGCCGAAGCGATGTCTCAGGTACGGTAGTATTATTTAAAAATGCTTGTATAGTAGACTGTACTTTTATGGGTAAAGATTTTATATGTACAGAAGGTGTTATATATAGCCAGGAACAGGATGAAAAATACAGGTTAAAACCAATTTTATATAGAACTCAAAAGGCTAAAGGTCTTAAAGTTTTAATGAATTTTAATTTGTTAGATTCTTCTACTAGTTCTATTTTTGATATAAATACAGTTGAGCCTTGCGTACTATGTAAGAAGTTTGTACGTCCGTGTCCGGTTACTCCCCGACACGGTTTTGTCGATTCAAGGGTTGTTAAAACGATAGAAGAAGCGACAAAACTAATCGAAGAAACTAAACTTGCCGATCCAGAAGCGGAAATTATAGCTATGATTGCTTATGATCCGCCTTATTCCGGTGTATGGACACAGGGTAAAATTACTATCGGGCCTGGTAATGACGGGGCTACTTCAGGAAAAGATACCATAACTATCCCTATTTCAGGAAGTATTACATATCCTGAAAAAATGGCTGTTATGTGTAAATATGCCGGGGTTACAGAATCTCCTTATGTGGAAATTTTATGGCTATCAACCTCTACTTATCACGGGGGTAATTATAATAACATATTTGCTCCAATATATGTTCAGTTAAGAGATGGCCCTAAACTTCCAGTTACTGTTGATTTTATACCTGAAGAATTTACAGTATCTTCTGTTGTTTTAGCAGAAGGAAGTCTTCTTGAATGGGAAGAAAAAGTAAAGACGTTTACACCCGGAACAGTTGTATACCATCCCGGAGGCAGTCTTTCCAGCCATTATTCCGTACACTGTGTTTTGAATAACATCCCCGTTCTTATTAGTAAGCAGCCTAAAATCGAGGATAAGATAAGGCCATGTCAGAATCAAAATTTTATTATGGATTCTGAAAAAATCAGGCAAGGGTTTGTATACTCCCTTACTTACGATATATCATATATGTCAGCTACGTATATGATGCTCGTAGGGTGCCATTCTATATACGATTGGCGGGGAAAAGAAGATTTCCTGCTTGGATTTAGTTTAGGATGTGCGTTTCGGCTGACAGTAATAGCCGGAGTAGCGGAATATCGTCACTACCACCATATTAAATCCATAGACGGTGAAAGAAGTACCGTTTATGATAATTTATGGGAATATACCGCGAAGTTTAGTACCCGCCATATGTTTTTGGAAGCATTAAAAGCCTTTAAAAAAGGTCCAAAACCAGGTTCTGGAGGCATCGGCGGGCCTAAATGGTATGATTATGGTATTCATGCTGTTGAAATCATGAACTATTTAATTCAGAATGATATTTCTAAATCATTTGAAGTACTGAATACTCTGATTAATGCTGTTCATAACGGTGGATGGGGGTTTAATAAATTTGCCAATCAGTCTGATCTGGATGATGCAGCGGCCTCCCCTTCTATAGTTATGATGAAAGTAGCTCCGATTTTATATGAAATTAAGAAGCATGTCCGGAAAATGGACACGGTTGAATTTCAAAATCTGAGCAAATTCTTCGTAAATCGTAGAAAATGGGAACTTGATATGAGTAAGAGTATAACTCAGGTCAATACTGATATCTGCGGATGCGAGGAACATGAGTGTCTTGTATGCTATCCTGAAGGCTGTAAGTGTAAGAGTAAAACATGTCACGATTGTGGTATTTGTGGTAAGTGCTGTACTTGTAATAAATGTTTTTGCTTAAAATGTAAGCCTGAAGGTTGTAAATGTAAAAATAAATCGTGTCATGATTGTGACAACTGTGCGAAATGCTGCGGGTGTCAGAAACACGATTGTATTAAATGCTATAAATATGGTTGTGGTTGTAAAAGTAAAAAATGCCATGATTGTAAGCTTCCCGATTGTATATACTGTACTAAAAAGAGTAAGATAACAGAAGTTCAGGCCAGAATACTTGGTAAGTTTATTCTTATTCATTATAAACGACAGGGTGCATCTGGATATGAAACCATAAAGAAAGAAATACCGATCAATAATCTGGATAAAATAAAGTTGTGGATTAGTGAAAATAGTACTTCTTCTTCGTGGACAGATAGTACTACGGTTATGTATGCTCCCGGTGTATGGAAATATACTACTTGGATGCTCGGGCCGTTTGCTGTCGAGTTACCTTTTCCTTTGGGTAGTTGCGGGTGTGATGGCCATACCTGTGTTATATGTTACCCTAAAGGCAATTGTCCGTGTAAAAATAAGTATTGCCACGATTGTTATAATCACTGTTGTCTGTATTGTTTTCCTGACGGTTGTGCATGTAACTGTAAAGATTGCCATAAAATACCGTGTATATGCGACGTTATTGACGATGATTACTGCGGATGTCACGATCATGACTGTTCTAAGTGTTTTCCGGACGGATGTGACTGTTCCTGTGATAGTTGTCATGATGACGGATGTGATAATTGTATAACTCCGGACGAGCCGGAAGAAGAGGTAAGTTACTAATGACTTGTCCTAAAAATAGCGGACTAAACCATGAGTGGCAGAGCAAAACTGCCACTCAGATATCTTGTATTCATTGTGACATGAACTGGAATGACTATGCTCCTGACACCGTAGAAAAAGAGCTAATACAAACAAACGATGGCCGACAGATTTATAAACCAAACGGTCATACAGTTTCGTGTATGTGTACCGATTGTAACCCAGATGTAAAACAACACAATGTAGACTGTATTTGCTCGGACTGTGTAGATGATAATCTTGGATGGGTTGTAGTTTGCTCTACTTGTAAGGATAATGATATAGAATACCCTATAAAAGAGGGTGAAACAGAAGACCATACAGTAGCCTGGTGTAACAAATGTAATGCAAATTTTGATCCGTTTTGGGATATAGGAAACGATACTCCGCCTGTTTCTACTCCCGGAAACAAACCGTTTCTGTTATCGTCAGGCGATCCTAACGTAAATAAACCTGTTAGTTATATTTCATATGCTTCTACGGTGTGTAGTCATCCTCCTACTCATGTTATTAATGGTACGACATGGAATATATATGCAGGTAGACAGAACGACGTAGATAAAGCGGCAGATAATTTCGATATAGTTCTTAATCTTACCGGTTGGCCGTTACAAAGTGAAAAAGAACACGTTATTCCGTTCCAGGAACTCAGTAAATGGAAAAAGAAGTATAAAACTGACTATAAATATAAAGAAATTTGTTTAAACTGGCCAGATATGGGAGTTGTTAATCTTCCTAAGGAATTCTGGCTAGATTTAATCAAACTTTTTGATAAAAAGAAGTCTAAAGTATTGATGTTTTGTATAGGTGGTCATGGAAGAACTGGTACAGCGATGGCGGTTCTTATGGTACTTGGTCTTGGCTATACTCCTGAAAAGGCAGTAGCCTGGGTAAGAGATAACTATTGTAAGCAGGCTATTGAAACCTGGAAACAGATTAACTATGTTTATAGTATGGTGGGAGAAACCGCACCACCTTCTAAAGAACGTAAAGACTTCGTATCTAATACATCTGCGACATCTATGTTTAAAAAAGATTGTAGCGCAGATGACAAATGTATTTGTATTACTTGTATGCCTGATGCTGAGTATAAAATTCATAAAGAATCTAACTTTACTATCTGGCCACAGTCTTATTTAGACAGAAAAGCAGAACTTATGAAGAGAAAAAAAGAAACGGAAACTATACAGGAAAAAATAGATAAAGATTTTGATAAAACATGGTTAAGGGATGGAGAAACAGAAGAAGATTATTTAGCGATGTGGTCAGGATTATAGCTTACCCGAATCTTTGGATTCGGCGGAGGTTGTATGAAAATTACACCAGACTTAGCAGAAGTAGTTGCTCCAAAACATAGCAGAACATCATGTTCAGATACTGACCCTTGTAACGGAAGCTATTCTATTACAGAAGAAACCCTCAAAGGAGTGTTAATATCTAGAGAATTTATACAAGCTCCTAGATGTTTACGATGTTTTTTCTTATCTAATATAGATGTTTGGGACTGTAGATTAAGTCTATCGTGTACCTTATCCTTAGTACAACCTAGTTTTAAAATACAACAGGTAATTGAATAGTTAGTATTGCTCATGTCCATTTTCCGGACATGATGGAATATAGGAGACTAAAATGAGTTGGAAGTCACAAGATCGTACTCGGCTATATATCTACCCTAACTGTGAATGTTTGTTTTATCCTGGACGTACTCATTGCTATAATTGTGTACAGGATAACTATGAAGTAGATGAAGCAAGACAGAGAAATGAGTCAGAACCTAAGAAACCTATCTGGTGGTGGAGATGGGCAAAAACAAGGCTTAATCAGCAAGACTTAAACTTTCTATCGGGGTTTATTCCTACAGTAGGGTGGAAGCCTTTTAAGGGAAAGAGAAAATAATGACTAAATCTAAAGAAGCCATCCTAATGTTAGCTTTATTTTGTCCGGAAAATGGACTAAATATGACACCAACAGAGATAGCATTATTTGTCATAAACAGGTTAATTGACACAGAAGAAAAGGTATTGGATTTAGAGGAGGAACTTAGTAATGTCGGATGCTTCTAACGAAGTTAGTACGGGCAATATAATTGAATTATGGCTATGTATTACGAGTGGCGGCTGTTTTGGGGCCGCTGTACATAATTTTTGGGCTGGAGCGTGTTTTTCTATGGTAACTTTATTAATTTGGTCGCAATCAGAAGATTGGAGAACGGCATACAGGAGTAAAAAGTAATGGCGGATAACGGTACTATAAATCCTATATTCAAATACCTGCAAGGCCGAACTACCACGTTATTGTGGTTTTTCTCTGTTACAGGTACTGTGTTACAATATATACATAGACTAGACCCCGTTTATATAGGGTTAGCAGGGTTGATTCTTACTGCCGCTATGGGGCACAGTATTAAAGAAGATTATAAAGAGTTTAAACTGTCTCCTAACGGCAACGGAAATGGCCATAAAGATGATGACAAGAACGCAGATAAAGACGATAATTCTGCTTAAACGTCCAGAAAATGGACGTTTTACGGAGGATTTATGAGAGTATACAGGCATGAAATAAAGATTTTACCTTGGGATAATATAACAGAACTAGAATCTCAAATGAACACAATGTCTAATGAAGATGACGGATGTAAGTGGAGAGCGGAGAATCATAAATTGAGCGGTACAGATAGCGGCGGATGGACTATGTATCGAAGAAGTTGGGAAGAAAATCCTCCGTTACTAGAAGCAAAAGTTAGAGCTTCGGCGGTATTTAATGCACTAAATAGTGCTTCTTTTCGTACTTTATGTGGTGATAATGAAGAACTTACTCATAAAATAAGTAAATATATCACAGATATTATTAAAGAAGCCGTACAGAAGGAAAACTAATGGAAATAGAAAAGGTGTATTTAAATATAAAATTAACTTTAGAAGAAGCGGTTATACTTAAAAGTTTAATAGATAGTGTTTCAGGTACGGGAAGTACAAGAAACACAGTTAATCACATTTCAGATACATTAGAAATAGCAGGAATACCTGTAAATTTTACACTTTCTGAAACTATATTTAGGGGTGAATTAATCGCTATTGATCCGAAGATGGGGAATAATGACCGAACAACACGTAAAATTTATTAGAACTAATGAAAATTGGTATGGTACTTTCGACCCTTTTGACGAGTCAGAGAACATAGAATACTGTAATCCAAGACCTTTCCCGTGTTTTAAGTTAACTGTATCTAAGTTTCCCGGTAAAGATACATGGTATATATCTGCTACAGGTACAGATGACGGAGTATATCAAAAAGAATATAACACTCGACTTGAAGCTTTAACCGATTTTGAATATATAGAAGATTTTACTACTAGAGATTATTTCTCAGAAATGGGGTTTGAATACTGGTAATGAACTCATTTATATGTCCTCAATGTCATAACACTATAACTGAAACCGATTTCCACAAAATGAGCTGTAGTTATGCTGATTTGTCCAAGCGACAGATAGATGTAGAAGAGGGAAACAGAATTCGCAGACGTTTTGGTAGTTACGAAGAATAGGAGAATTATGGACAATATTATTAATTTAGTTATTGGCGATTGGTCAGATGATGGTCATGGAAAGACCCATACTGTAACGGTAAAATCCAACCTTCTTAAAGAAAACATTGATAGGGCGTATTTGGAAGGTGTTAAAAAAATAGGTGTAGATATATCTGAATATTGTGAAGATTACGAAGATACTTTAGTTCCGATGGAAGCTTTAAAGAAACTAGAAACAGCCGGATTTGATTTATACACGTTAGACGGATATGGTGAAGATGAAGAATTTGGCATTTGGTATGAAGATTTTGCTAAAATCTGGATGTTTATAGCTAAAACAGGAAATCCTGATTTGATCCTCGTACCCGCTGATCCTAATAGTATAAATATAGGCGGATACGGCCTATTTACTTAAGTAACCTATACCTTTGGGTATAGTGGTACTTGCCGGCACGCATAGGTTGCCTGGGTGTCTTATAAACATCATAAACAGTAGATGACTGTTCTGAGACGTTTCGAATACGTCTGCCGGTACCAAATTTCAAAGGTTAAGTTAACAGAATAAACCTCGTTCTTCTAAAGCGAGAATAGCGGTTTGAGTCCGCTACCTTTGTCCAAGCTAACTCTTAATGTGCGTTCCGTGTTAAGAGTCGTATCGCCCTAACGGAACTATGGTAGAGTCAGACCGGAAAGACTCAGGGGCGGCCTTTGGGAAGTTAGCTCAACTAGCAGAGCAGCTACAGCAAGACCTCTCCTATAGTTCATTACTATAGTGAAGTCCCTAGTGAAGAAGGTTACAGGTGCGAGTCCTCGTACTTCCCATCAATGTGTAAGAAGCCAACGTAGTGAGGCGCAAGATTGTGGCTCTTGTCTATAGCGGACGCAAGTTCCGCCTTACACTCCAAATTCATGTCCATTTTCCGGACATAGGAGTAATATGCATATAAAACGATTCTTTTGCTTTGAATGCAGACCTTATAGATGGTTCCGTCGCAGAAGAGATTTAAAAAATCATATGATAGATGGTGCTCACCGAAGAGGTCAATATATGATGTTTCTTACTGAAAGAGCAATAATGAGAAAACATACTTCTGCGGCTAAATGGCTTAGAGTAGAGAACAAACGATCCGATCATTGGTTTGAGAATAGCGAAGTTTTAGAATTTAGGTGGTGGGGTAGAAGGAAAAAGAAATGATAAACATCTCGATTGACTTTGAAAGCGCGTCATCTGTTGATCTATCCGTATGCGGCTTAGATAGGTATGTTACAGATAAATCAACTAAAATTTTGATGATGGCGTATGCTTTTGAGGATGAATCTGTACAGATATGGGAACCGCACAAAGAGAAATTTCCTGACCGAGTATTGAAAGCTTTCTATGATTCTGAAGTAACTATATTTGGGTGGAATGTAAGCTTTGAACGGCAGATACTTGCATATTGTTTAGGTCATGAACTTCCGTATGTTAAATTCAAAGATTCTATGGTCATGGCCCGGTATATGGCTTTACCAGGGTCGTTAGATGAATGCGGAAGTGTGTTAGGAATTGATACTAGCCTTCGGAAGATGCAGAATTCTGATAGATTGAAAGATATGTTTTGCCTACCAGCTAAAGAAGGTGGAGAAGAAACGCTTTTCGGTATATCTGAAGATGTGTTTCGTACACATGAAACTAATCCTGTTGAATGGCAGGATTTTGTCTCATACTGCAAACAAGACGTAGTTGCAGAACGTGCTATTAAGAACAGATTAAAGAACTTCCCTCTCCCTGAACATGAATGGGAGGCCTGGTACTTAGATCAGGAGATAAATGAGCGGGGAATAGCCGTAGATATGGAATTAGTTGAAGGTGGTAGCTATATTGCGGGTATAGATAAGCAAAGACAATTAGATAAAATACAATCTATTACTAAACTTGATAATCCTAACAGCCGAGATAAAATTCTTCAATGGTTAAGAGACCGTGGCTACCCTTTTCATGAATTAGGAAAAGCTTTCGTAGCTAGAGCTTTGGCTGAGAAAAATGAAATGACTGACGAAGCTAAAGATATTCTTTTATTAAGACAAAAATCAGCTAAAACTTCATCACAAAAACTTATCAATATAGCTAATCAAGTTAGTAATGACGGACGTTTACGCTTTCAATATAGTTTTATGGGTGCGAGCCGAACCGGAAGATTTTCATCAGGAAGTGGAGAATGATACTTTACGCAGCAACTTATTACGAAACTGATGGGTATACCTATGGTGTAGAAACAGTTCTAGCAATTTGTGATAGCAAAAGTAAAGCAGATGAAGTGTGTTTAAAAGATAACGAAGTTTATCCCGCAAGAGATTTAACCTATTATGAGGTTAAAGAATTCGAGATTAACCAACTGTGGGAATAAATGTTCAAAATTTAGTTCGACCAGGAAGTGAAGTATCTAAAAACTTAGAAGAAGCTATCTCTCTTGTGAAGGCAAAAGACCTTGAAGGTATTCAGAAAAGATTTAAAACTGAGCCGTTAGATTTAGTGGGAAGTCTTATCCGATCAGTTTTTGTCGCACCTAAAGGTAAAAAGCTAGTTATATGCGACTTATCGGCGGTTGAGAATAGAGTTTTAGCTTATATTTGCGACGCACCTTCTATCTTAAAAGTATTTCAAGATAAACTTGATCCGTATGTATATTTTGCTGTTGATCTTTATAACGAACCATACGAAGTTTTGTTAAAAGATAAACAGAAAAGACAAAATGCTAAACCAGCAGTTTTGGGCGCAGGATACGGATTGTCTGGTGGAGAACAGATTACTTCCGATAATGGCGATATCGTTTTCACCGGACTCATGCAATATGGGCGTTCACTAGGAGTGGAGATATCTAGGGAACTAGCTCACAAATCTGTAGAAGTATTTAGAGAGAAACATCATGAAGTGGTTAGTTGCTGGTATGCTTTAGAAAAAGCAGCTACTAAGTGCATTCTTACTAGACAGCCACAAATAGTCAATATAGTTAAATTTAGTATGGTAGAAGATGTTATGTGCATAACTCTTCCTAGTGGCAGAGATTTACACTACGTTTCTCCTAGAATAATAGACGATGTTTGGCCTAATGGTAGAAAGAAAAAATCCATAGAGATTTTCGGTATGGATTTAGTTACTCATGTTTGGAACAGAACTAGAACTTATGGTGCCAAAATTTTGGAAAATATTGACCAAGCTATATCGAGAGATTTGTTAGTAGAATCCATGTTTAATGCCCGAAAAATGGGATTTGATATAGTTATGCATTCGCACGATGAGTTGGTAACAGAGGTAGAAAAAGATTCAAAACTAGGGATTGACCAACTACGTTCTTGTATGATACAATCTCCTATATGGAGTAACTCTAATTTAATTTTAGACGCCGCTGGATTTGAATCAAAAATTTACAGAAAAGAGTGATATGAAACTTAAAAGTTTAATCGGAAAAACCATAGATAAACTAGAACTTAACACACAATCAGACGAATTTACCATCCATTTCACAGACGGATTGTATATTAAATTCGGAGTAGAAGGAGATTGTTGCTCCCATAGCTGGATTGAACACTTAACAGCCCCTAATGACGTACATGGTGCGGTAATAACGGATGTATTTGAAGGCGGTAGTGCGGCCTGGGATAACCATGAATGTGTAGATGGAAAAGATAAATACGGATATGTTACACACGTATGTGGTCATGACTGTCTACAGGTATATAATACTCAGTTTGATACGGATAGAGGGTCGATTATATTAGAATATAGAAACGATTCTAATGGCTACTATGGTGGTAATTTAACACTTATTGACACTAATTTGCCTAAAAATGACGAAGATGACTGGAGTTGGAATTATATCTCTTACTAATTCTGCCTATGTCCATTTACCGGACATAGAGGAGGAGAAAATGAGAAAAAGCTTAGTATTGTTATTTTGTTTAATACTTGTTATATGTGGTTGTAATTCAGTAGGATACAAGCAATTCTATGTAAGGTCACACGGTAATGGGTACAGTGTATCTTGTCATCATTCTGGTGGAGACGTAGATATAACTAAATCATTTGTTAGCCCTAAAGAAGCTCAGGATTTGGCTGAAAAATTAAATAAAGAAGTCGGAGATAACTGGGCCGCAAAGGACACGAATTAATATGAGAAAAGAAGTTCCGATAACAGATACTATAGTAGAAGCTACTTGCGATCTATGCGGCGATATACAAGAGTTTGTGGGTGACGTAGAAAAATGTCCGGGGTGTAAAAGAGATTTTTGCCGAAAAAATACTTGCTATAAATCCCTGTATCCATTAGACTATGTGTTCTCCTATCCTAACGCACTATGCTCCATATGCTATCCAAAAATAGATATGTTTATAGACAAAGCCAGGCAACTTCAAAAAGAATTAGACGACAAAATTTCTGCATTAAAAACTAATATAAAACAGGTGCTTAATTATGTCAAGTGAACCTAATGAACATATAAATAAATACGAGAAAGTAGAATTTGATTGCGGTACTACAGCTACTTTAACTCATATGTCTCCGCAGATGGCCCAACCTGTAGACCATGATTTCCTTGTAGGTGTAACTATAAATGCAGAACACAGCGGAGGACTTCGTATTCATAACGGCGTTTATACGGGTGAAGTACAAATGCTTTTTTATTTACGTAATATACCCGCTATTATACATATGCTACAGAGAATTTATAAATCGGGTATGGGTACACATTAATGAGTAAACTCAGCAGATGTACCAGATGTGACAGAACTTCAGATGACGTTGAAACTATTCTAGACCCCGACGAGACATTTGAATCTTCTTTATGCTATTTTTGCAGAGTAGATTGGCAGAATTTGTTCGAAGAGTTTATAAACAATGAAATTTAGTTTGCTCGGAACCAAAGCCTCGTTATCTGGGAGAGGACTCACCCTTTGGTTTCGTGGAGGCGAAAATGAGTAAAGAACTAGAGTTACTACAAGAACTTGAAAAGCATCTACGAAATACTATACTAGAGGGCGAATTTGTACTTTTAAACACCGAAATTTTTATGTATGATCCACCCAATTATGAAGAGTTTCGCGTAGAATCTTGTTATATCGGCGGATTAGAAAGTATCTTAGAGGAATTAGATGAAATACGACAGCAAAAAGAACCGCTGGAAAACTGACCGAAAAGTATTTGTAGCGAGTGACCATCATATAGGTCACAAGAATATCATAGAATATGACGGCAGACCGTTCAAAGATGTCCAGGAAATGGACGAAATTCTGGTATTAAACCACAATAGTGTAGTATCTCCCAATGATGTAGTTATATTTGCCGGAGATTTTGCGTTAGGTAGTCTGGAACATGCTAGTAAGATAAGAGATAGATTGAACGGTGATATTTACATTACCTGGGGAAACCATGACGGTCACGCTCGTAACCTTCCCTGGAAGTCTTCAAGTGAGAGAATGGTAATAAAAGTACAAGGGTATCCTTGTATGGTTATATCTCACTATGCTCAGAGAACATGGTTAAAACAAAGTAAAGGGTATTGGCATCTGTATGGCCATTCTCACGGTAGTTTACCAGAAGATGGCTCGTTGTCTTTCGATATAGGGGTGAATAGTCACAACTACTATCCCTGGAGTATGGAAGAAATAGCAAAGAAAATGAATACAAAACAGATAAAAATAGTCGATCATCACAAAGGAGATAAAGAATGAAAGTCACAAATAAATACGTATTTAATGAATTAGAATCAATTATTTCTAATCTTAAAAGTGGGTATACGACCACATCAGATGCTCGCGTATCTTTAGCAACTCTTAGAGCGCAAGCTAAAGAAATTGGACTAGATTTGACAGTTCCTTCTGATACAGAACTTATATTGTTGTTCAACGTAGATGACGAAGATTACAATTCTAGTGAACCTTGGGGCAGCAGCTAAATGCTTATTATAGGGTCTACTGCACTTAAGGAGGGTCTCAAGAAATACGGCCTGGAATTAGGCAGAGACCCTAAAGATTTTGATCTTATTTGTAGCTACAATGAAATGGAAGAATTTTGTCAGGAATATCAATCAATACCTGAAAAACTAGCCGATTATAAATGGCACGTAGTTCTTCCGCAGGGTTCTCATGTAGAATTTGAATTATTAGAGCGTAGTATATCCGGGCAGATGTATATAGAGTATATAAAGAAATTTAAAAATAACACTGTTCAGTCTACTATACAAAATAGATACTATGCTCCGTTAGAAGTAATGCTGTCTATTAAGCGTAGCCATAGACACTATCCTCGACAATTTGACAAGCATATACGAGATTATTCTCTTATTAAAACAGTAATGCCTATAGATATATTAGATGGTATTACTAAAATAAGAGAACAGGAAACAGCAGAAAGATACGGCAATTTAAAAACTCCATCACTGAATAAATCGGCTAAAGATTTCTTTACTGACAACGTGTCTAATCGTGTATTTATACACGATTAAATACATAAGATTATGGCGTATAACGATAATATTCCGATGTACGAACTATACAGTTTGGGTGACGGCACGGTAAAATGCAGCAAAGACAAGTTCTTTGAGCTAGGGCATAATCAAAGAGTTATGGGTGTATTGGAAGAAGCGTATGTAATAGCATTAGAACGGGTACTTATACCCATGATGTACCAAGGCGGGCCGCTATCTACTCCTGAGAAAGCATTTAAAGGGGCATTAATGAGAATCTGCACTACACTGACTTCAGGTTGGTTTAGAGATTTTGCTACAGAAAATTATGTAAATATATACAATACCTGTCGAAAAGACTATGCAGAATTATTCTTTGACGCAGTAGATTCGGGAAAGATTAAAAGAATATGAATCAAACTGTAACAAAAAGCTATATCTTTTACGAGATAGAATCTATTCTCTCTTATCTCAAAGCCGGATATTATACTACATATTGGAAAGCTTACGATAAACTTAAAGAACTACAAATACAAGCTAAAGAAATTGGTATAGATTTAACTATTCCGTCCATAAAAGAACTGGAATTAGCGCAGGATATAGATTATTTAGATAAGGAATCGGTATTATGAAAGCTTTTTCAGGTATAAAAGCATTTCTATCCAATATGTACGTGGATAATGAAGGATTCTGCGTAGAATATAGATATCAAGCAGAAAAAGCTTGTAATGATGGGGATAGAGAATGGATATTATCCGCTAAAACTCCTTATGAAGCTAAGAAGAGGGGTAGAAAAGTACAAAAATGGGATAAATTTGACGAGAATAAAGAAGCTATTATGTTGAAATGGACTCGTCGAAAGTATCAAAATCCCGAACTTAGACAAATGTTATTAGATACAGGCAACGAAACTTTGACCGAGTTTAATTATTGGCATGATACGTTTTTTGGGATATGTGACGGTACGTGTAGAAATCCTCACAAAGACCCCATAGGTGAAAATAGATTAGGTAAAATACTTATGCAGGTACGGGAGGAAATTAGAAATGCGTGAAATAACAGTAGAACATCACATGGATAGAAGTATAGTTAGTTATGAAGGATCGGATAAAGAAATGAGAGGGGCGTCCTTTTGGGGCGCAGGTATGGTTGGTAGAGCTAATGACTATAAAGATTTTGTTGAAGATATGCTAGAATCAATAGAAGAAGATAAATTAGAGTTACTATCTGACGGTGATTATGACTAGTTTATTTATCACTACTCAACACATATTTAGTGGTATATGTATATGCGGGCATAGCTGGTCAGCACATCATGGTATGGTTATAGCAAATAGAGAAGCTTCTTTAGCTATGAAATCGGGTACCTGGTATTGTGAATGCCTGTATTTTGGCAGAAATGAGTACGAAGAACCCTGTCCTTTCTGTCCCAGAGGATTTATAGATAAAGATGATCCGCTAAGAAACGAGAAAATAAATGAATGAATCCGATGTATACATATCCGCAGAAACATTAAAAATCCTAAAACAAAATTTATACCCCTGGGTCATGGCGGCTGCTTTAAGCGACTTACCAATGCACATGGCTGTAGAAAGATATAGTCCGCACCGCACCGAACGTATTAATAGTGCTTTTGGCACGATGTGCCGGGATTTTAAACGTACTATTGATTCGCTTTTCGACAATAATTCCATATAATACCCGTCAAAGCTCCTAAATCACATCCACTATTAACAGAACTATACAGTGCAAGTTCACGAAGTGTGCTTGCCAGTGTGTCGTTCCCATACTTTAGTAATTGAAATCTCATAGAACTGGATATCATAGTTCTGAGAGCGTTAGAATCAGAAGCTTTTGCTTTCAACAAGGCTTGAGACGCTAATGTCCATTTTCCGGACATGCAAGACGCTACGATAGATTTCAATTCAGGGTCTGAATCTACATTCTGAACACATTCATCGGCAGGTAGTCCATTAGCATATAGCTCAGTACTACGAATGATATCTCTGGGCGCGGTCATACCTACAGATTGAATAGCATCCAGAATTTTATCTGAAGTCTCAAAACTATCCATCTTTATTAGAACTTTATCTACCAGAATTTGTATATCGTCTGAGTCTAAACCCTTTAGGTTGAACGACATACAACGATTACGTAACGCAGGTATCAGTTTTTGAGGATCGGTAGTAGTCACTATGAAAATAGTAGGGCTGTTCTTCTTCTCCATAGGTTCTAGCAATACATTCTGAGCGGCGTCAGTAAGTTGTTGAGCTTCGTTGAGAATGATTACCCGATAATTACCTACTAAGGGTAGATAGTCTGTACGAGACACAAGTTCTCTGATGTCGTCTATGCCCCTGGTATCGGCGGCATTAATACTCAATATTTCAGGTTCATCATCAAAATCTTTCCCCTGTACGAGTTTAGCTACGATGCCCGCTAATGTCGTTTTGCCCGTCCCAGAGGCACCGGAGAACATAAACGCGGTGGGAATGTTGCCGGACTCAATCTGGGCCTGTAAAGCCGCTACAACGTCTTTATTGCCGATTACCTGCGAGAAATTCTGGGGGCGGAGTTCGATAGTGAGATTTTGCATGAATTTCATTATAGCACGGTCTGACGGTTTTGCAGCCGTTTGAGCGTGGTATAATGAACCAATGTCCATTTTCCGGACACGAGAGGCGATATGAAAATATACGTTATGTATGTAGAATATGATTATGAAGGGTATAGCGACCCATCTTTAACCACCGACAGAGATAAAGCTGTAAAATTTATTAACTTTAACATGGGTGATGGTATGACTGTAGATGTATATGATACTATTCCCGATGAAGATATAAAACTTATTAAAAGTTACTTCCGTCGGGAAGAAGACAAATTAATAGAAGAAATGTTATGATATTAGTTTCTGACGAATGGTTAGAACGTATGGCTAAGTTAGAAGAAAATTCTGATGTATCGGCAGGTATACCGTGTGACTGTCCCTGCCACGATGATACGTGTACGGCATATAAAATTCTTAAAGATAGCATACCATTAGGTAAATGTAGTTGTTGTGAATAGCCGGATCGTTCAATGGTAGGACGTAATCCTTTGGAGATTACTATAAGCGTTCGAATCGCTTTCCGGTTACCAATGCAGGTTAGGCCGATACGGTTTAGCGGCGTGAGTCTGTAAAACTCATTTCCTTCGGGGAGTACAAGTCCGAATCTTGTAACCTGCACCAGTTTTTACTTGGGGTTGGTGGAAAGGCAGACACACTAGTTTTAGGAACTAGCGGGAGAAATCCTATTAGGAGTTCAAATCTCCTACCCCAAACCAATTTTTAATGGAGAAGTAAATGATCTTTAATGAAGATACTCTTACTAAATATAACAAAGCCATCAATGAATATAGAAATAGAATAAGGAGAAATGATATGGGCGGGTGTATAGATTTAGAGGATATACCGTTTGGGTATATATCCGATGAGAAACTTCCCTGCGGGTGTCGTAAACCGTGGGCAGTACCTAACATACAATGTGTACTAAATAAACCGTTAATGATGGTGATTCCTCCGGATGGAGCTCATCTTTCATGCCCTGCTCATGCCGAAGGGCATCATGTATTTGGTAGTCAGGTGACTTATTAAATGAGTAAAGCCCGTAGACGTACACACATTCGATTTACAAAACAAGAAACCATAGTACACAGATTTGATCTATACCCACAGGTTAACAAGTATTCTAGTAGTGTTGGCCCAGTCTTATCAGGCCTCCAGCATTCAGCAAAACATGAAAAAGAAGAAGAATATAAAGCTTTTAGAAAGTGTAATGAGATAGTATACTCCTTCTATAAAGAATCTTTGATGTCTCAGAAACCTCCACAAGAGTCAGCCTTTGACGAACAACTTCGTCATAATGACAGTGTACATGCTTTGAAAGAAATGTATAAACGTTTTACAAGGGAGTCATTAGGTGTCTGAAAAACCATTAAGTCATCAGGTAAAAGTAGTAAGAGTTCCTGCGCCGAGAATCCATTCAAATGCAGATAGCTTGGAAATCCTGGACACGCTTGGATTCCAAACTGTAGTAAGAAAGGGAGAGTACAAAGAAGGCGATCTAGCATTTTTTGTTTGCCCCGATTCTATAATTCCGCCGGATAAATATCAGTTCTCTTTTCTTTGGGATGGAAAAACTGCTCCAGGAGAAGATATTCCTGTAAAATATCGAAGAATAAGGGCCGTAAGATTGCGTTCTGTTTGGTCTGAAGGCTTACTAATGCCGGTTAAGTCTTTTCCAGAATTGAAAGATTGTAAAGTAAATGACAATGTATCAGATATATTAAATATCCAACACTACCAACCGCCCGATCCCGAAGATATGAAAGGTCAGAACGAACGTGGGCCTAAACGTCATCTTCCTAAGACATTTAAAGGCTGGTGCTTCTATATATACTGGAATATAATTGGTAGACTAGGGTTTTCTACTCCTTTACAAGGTAGTAATGAGAAAGGGCCGAAGAACGGAAAACCGTATTACGATATTGACAATGGAAAGCACTTCCCGGATGTATTTCAAGAAGGGGAACAGGTAGTAATTACAGAGAAGCTCCACGGTTGTCAGGGAAAATATGTATACCAGGATGGTAAAATGTACGCAGGTTCTCGTAACTATTGGAAGAGTAAGAATAGTACCTGTGTATGGAGAAAGACTTTAGCACAAAATAGCTGGATAGAAGATTGGTGTAAAAAGAACGAAGGACTTACGCTTTATGGAGAAATTGTGCCTGTACAGGGTCAAAACTTCATGTACGGTTGTAAGCCCGGAGAATTAAAGTTCTTTGTGTTTGATATACTGAAATTTAATCATACGTGGGTTAGTAAGAAAGATACCGAACCTAATGATTTCTTCGGCTTACTGAATCATTGGGTTCCGATATTATACATAGGTGAATATGTTAAAGAAGAAGTGAAGAAACTAGTAGAGGGTAAAAGTACTCTCGATAAAAACACCGTTCGAGAAGGTATTGTTATTACGAGTTACGAAGAAGAACATGTACGGGGTTTGGGAAGAAAGATTTTGAAGCTAATTTCGAACGACTATTTATCTAAAAATTAATCTTGCCGATGTCCGGAAAATGGACATCGTGGAGGATTATGAAAACCAATGGAACTTGAATATTTAGTATTGACAAAAGACGAAGCCTGTGATATTCTGAACGGTGATAGCGAATACAAATCCATTTTGGAAGAATTTATAGGCAATGGCAGATGGTCTCTACATTATAGACTGGTATTCGAAAAAGATGGTATGTTTTACGAGACTAGTTATAGCCGTGGTGCAACAGAAAGTCAGGACGAACAGCCGTTTGAATACCAAGATGAAGTAAAATGTAAGAGAGTTTACCCGTACCAGAAAACAACAACTGATTACAAATAAGGAGAACATTTGTCAGAATTACCCGTTATACAAGTAGATAAAGGAATTGCAGAACCTACGTTTACACCTAACATAGATATCACCATGTCGTCTGGTATAGGAAAGCTTTCAGCAGCTATTGCTAAAGCAAGACCGAACTTTGACGCTATTAAAAAGAATCAGACTAACCCCTTTTATCATAAGAAATATAGCGATATTTCTGAGTTGATAGGTGCTACCGCTTTGCCGTTAGCTGAACAAGAAGTAACTATCTTTCAGTTTCCCGGTAAAGTAATAGGAAAAGATGTCTTCGTAACTACTATTGTCGCTCATTCATCCGGAGAGTTCATCCAGTCTATTGCGTCGGGGCCAGGAGAACAAAAGAACAAAGACGGCAATAAGTTTGATATGCAGACGGTGGGCATTGCTATTACGTATCTTCGCCGGTATTCTCTTGGGGCTATGTTGAATGTAGCTGCGGACGACGACGATGCCAATGGTCTGGCAACTAATAGAGCAGAACCCGCTAAGTCTGTCATTCTGCCTACTATACAACAGGCTCGTATAGACGGCCCTAAAGGCGGGGCTTTAACAGCAACCGGGGTATCTTCTACTGAAGCACCTAAAGCTATTCCCGAGAAAGAAGAGAACCCGCTTCCTACTCCTGAACAGCGTACTCAGTTGTTTGATAGAATTAAGGCTTTGAAATTAGACGGAAGAGTAGTCAAAGGCCATATCCTCAGAGCTACAGGTAAAGCTTTCACCGAAGTTCCGTTTAAGGAATTTGAAGAATTAGTCCAGAAAATGGAAAAGACCGCAGAACAAGGCCAGGAAGCAATCCAGGAACTTGTAAGTAAGAAAGATGAAAAAGATTAGGTAGTATACTGCCTAGCAAGCTGGTGGCCTGTAAATATACAAATAGCGGGGGAATAGACCTTGTTCTAAGCACCACCAGCTTTTTAATTTTGTCCGGAAAATGGACATGAAAGGAACATATGGGAACTTTATTGTCTCCGGCATGTACAGAAGAACTACATTTAGCTTGCTCAGGAGAATGTGACGAAGATGAGTATACCAATTCATTGACAGGTTTAGCGGAAGCTTGCGAATGTAAATGCCATTGGCCGAGGAGAGAAGACTAAATGACTACCGAAATCTGCCATTTTTACTACACTCATATGTCGTGTTTTATGATTGGATTTGTTGGTGGTTTGATTATTTTTAACGGAGTAGATTTTGTAAAGTATTTACTTTGGAAAAGGAAACATGCCAGGATTTAAAGCAAAAACTATAAAAAGTATAATTCGACGTAAAATAGATCAATGGCTGGAAACGATAGAAGATATTCCGCTACGAGAACAAGTATCTAAAAATGTCATAGTTACAGGCGGCAGTATTACTTCTATGCTACTAGGTGAAGAAGTAAATGACTATGATTTGTATCTGCGAACACATGATTCAGCTTTAAACTTAGCTAAATATTATGTAGAGAAGTTTAAACTCAGAAAACAAAACGGTATTGACTGTCCTATGTTTATAGAAGACAAAGACGGTCGTATTAAGATAGTTGTTAAATCGGCGGGTATCGCTAATTCAGAAGGAACAACCAAGCCTTATGAATACTTTGAGGGTTCGCCGGATGAACATGCTGCTGCATATGTCGGGGAAGTATTAACCGATCCGGAAAAGATAGAAGATGTTTATCAGGAAACAGAAGAAAAAGCACTGAAAACTACGGATGAATTTAAATATAAACCTGTGTTTTTGACATCTAACGCTATTACTCTTAGTGATAAAATACAGATTATAGTCAGATTTTATGGTGAACCGGATCAGATACATGAGAACTACGATTTTGTACACTGCACTTGTTACTGGACTAGCTGGAATAATCAGTTAGTACTACGTCCAGAAGCATTAGAAGCTATGTTGTGTAAAGAATTGAAATACGTGGGCAGCAAATATCCGCTTTGTTCGATAGTTCGGTTACGTAAGTTTATACAACGTGGCTGGAAAATTAACGCGGGGCAGATACTTAAGATGTGTATGCAGCTAAGTCAACTGGATTTAACTAATCTTTCTGTACTAGAAGATCAGTTAACAGGCGTTGATACCGCTTTCTTTTTGCAATTGATAGATAAATTGAAAGAGAAAGACCCTGAGAAAGTAAATGCAGCGTATTTAATTGAAATTGTTGATAGGATATTCTGATGAATATTTTTTGTAAAGTAGGCATACATTTCTGGGATAAAATATTTATAGACTATATACCTTATAACGACTGTAGGCAGTGTATTATGTGCAGTAATATAGAAGTATTTGTACCTATTATAGGGTGGATGTCAGAATCAGAATCAGAACAATACGAACCGGAATAAAAGGAGAATAATGAGTAAGAGTATTAATGTAGTAATTTTATCAGGTAATTTGGGCAAAGATGTTGAAGTGCGTTATACCCAAAGCGGAAAGGCTGTAGGAACATTTAGTCTTGCAGTTAACTCTTCTGCTAAAGATTCGTCAGGTAACTGGGCGGATAAGACCGATTGGTTTAATATACTAGCCTGGGATAAATTAGCAGAACTTGCACAACAATATCTAACTAAGGGTAGTAAGGTATCTGTACAAGGTCGATTGAGCAATTCCTCCTGGGAGGATAAGCAGACGGGAGAAAAGAAATATCGTACAGAAATCGTAGCCTCGGATATTATCTTTCTCGATAGTAAAGGAGATTCTAAAAGTACAGCAAGTAATAGTTCTACCGCAGAAGAAGACCAAGAGTTGCCATTCTAGTGTAATAGTAATACCGTTTATAAGTAGTACAGATTTACCAAATATAATACACAAGGAGAATTATGAGTTCTAAAAAGAAGAATGTTTTGAATATCGAAAAGGAAGTTTTGCCTGTCGAACCTATAACCATTAAGAATACTATCGTCTTTACTTTTGAACCTGATGATGAAGATGGTGTTAATCTTATGGGTACCGGATGCGGAGATACTTGGTATCTGTTGAACTTTAAAACAGATGGAACTGTGCGTAAATACTCTAGTATTCCGGGAGAACTTGGATTTAATTTAGATGGATTTGGTAACTTAATTATAGAAGAGGAAGAATAATGGCGACTAAGAAAAGTGAAATCGTTCTGAATGTCGAAACAATCACAACTAATAAACTTACTTTCAAACTAGAGAAAGAGTATAATGAAGTAATGCTTAGAGTAACAAACAGTGACGGAGATGAATTTACACTGATTGAGTTTGGTTCTGACGGCACTGCTACTACATGGGGTGGCTTGCCCGCTACATTAGGTCTTAAGATAGATAAGGAAGGAAATTTGCTTCTTAATAAATAATGGTAAAACAATTAATTGTATTTTTGTTGATTGGTACTTCTTTTGTTGGCGGTGTATCGAGGCATGTAAAACCTCGGCACCGCTGGCATTATACTTCCATAATAGCCGGTAGTCATGAAAGCATGGATATACAGAATAGAGAAATAGATAAGCTTCAACTACCGAGAATATCCGATGATAATCAGTTACACAGTTTGGAATCGCAGGGCGAATTAGTTCGTATCTCCAGTAAGGTTGAAGTAGCTACCAACCTTCGGGATGATCGGAAGTATCTCCGGCCCTGGGCAGAGTTGTTCCTGGAAGACATGGCGTATGAATTTTCTAGTAAGTGGAATATTCGGTTAAGAGTAAACTCCGCAGTCAGAACTATGGAACAGCAACATGAACTTCGTAAACATAATAAATATGCCGCACCTGAATCAAGAAGCTCTCACTTAGCGGGTATTACTTTTGATCTTAGTAAGAAATATAACAAGAACCAGAGAAAATGGATAGTTAATTATCTGTATAATATGCGGCAAAAAGGTTATATTACTGTCGCCGAAGAACCAAATTGTTACCATATAGTAGTCTTCGAAAGGTACAATGAAATACTTAGTTCTAAGCTATAAATTAGAGGCTGGTAATATAAATAAACACACTAAAGAATTTAAAACGTATGAAAAAGCTAAACCTTATTTTGAGTCAGAATGCGCTGACGAAAGTAATACCCATGTCCAGTTAATGGACGTGATTGAGGAGAAAAATAAATGAGTAAAACTCCTGTTTTAGATAAATTTAGGCTGCACCCATTTGGCGGATATTGTACATGCTTCTCCAGCCCGTACTCCGAGTGTCGTATATGCAAAGCTTCTGCGGAATCTGTAAAACGTTGGAAGGAGTTATCGCCGAAAAACCGAGCCAAAGCTATAGAAGAAATGGATGAAGCTTACCCACGAACCTCAAACCAAGATGGGAGATAGTATGATCCGAAAATTTAATGTTATTTGTCAGGTAGATATACCCGTAGAAATAGATGATTCAGATATAACTGAAGATGAAAGTATAGAAGATATTGCCGTAAATGAGGCAATAAATGAATTGTATATGTTTAATGATGTGGTAGCTAATAGTGTAGGGGAGATATAATGGGATACATAACTAGCTATTCGTTAAAGATTTGCAGGAAAGATCAATCAAATATCGGCCACAATTTAGCTGAAGAAGTTATTGAACTACTTAGAAAACAAGATAGTCCTAGATACGCGCTAACCGAATGCGGGGATATTAAGAACTCTTGTACATGGTACGACCACGAAGAAGATTTAATTAAATTTTCTAAGTACCATCCCGATTTATTATTTACTCTTAGCGGAGAAGGTGAGGAAGCGGGAGATATCTGGAAGAAATATTTTATAAACGGTAAAGTACAAGTAGAAAAAGCACAGATAACTATAAAAGAATTTAATCCTAAATATTTTAAGGACGTATAATGGATATAAAGAAAACTCTGGATAATATTATATCTGATAAAAGAATATCTCTATTATGCGCCATAGAACAGGGTTTTTATATAGGTGATAACCATCCCTGGAACGATACTTTATTAGATATGGAGAAGAATGGTCTTATTGAAAAAGTATGGGAATACGAAATAACCAAAGAAGGCTACCAGGTTATGAGAAATGCTGGACTAAGTGTATTAGAATTAGAGGATGCTGAATGAAACCTGGCTTATATACAAATATACTCGAAGAACAATACCATGCCGATGAAGCGGTATCTAGCCACGGTCTAAAGGCTCTATCCCGTAGTCCGCTACACTACTGGGCTTATTATAAGAATCCTGAAAGACCGCCTCAGAAGGAAACTCCCGCTCTCAAGATAGGTTCGGCTATCCATAAAGCCATCTTAGAACCCGATAAATTCGAAAAAGAGTACGTACAAGAGCCGCAACTTACTGATTACAAAGGAGTTCTGGATAAATTAGAGGATTATAAGGAAAGAGCTAAGACACTAGGTTTGCCTGTTTCAGGAACGAAGGGAGTGTTAAAGTCTAAAATCCTACAGGCAGAAACGCTCCAGGATGCCCCAGGAAGCGTTTTCTGGGATGACATAGTGGGTACCATCACCCAGGGTCGTATCAGCCTCTCTAAAGCCGAATACAGAGCATGTAGGGGTATCTCTTATCGCGTTCATAAGCATCCTGCGGCTAGTAAGATATTTTCATACGGTACTCCCGAAACGTCCATTTTCTGGACAGACCCTGATACAGGTGTCAGTTGTCGTGGTAGAATAGACTGGATGCAACCCGATACTGAATATGTTGATTACCGTACTATAGTAGATATTAAATCTACTCAGAACGCTAGTCCTGAATCTTTCCAAAGAGATGTATTTAAGTACGGGTACCATATACAGGCTGCTATGTATTGGGATGGTATGACAGCTTTAGGATATTATCCCCAAAGCTTTGTATTCTCTGCATGGGAAAAGAAACCGCCTTTTGCTACCGCTCTTTACTATATGACAGAAGAGTTATTAGAAGCTGGTAGGAAAGAATATAAGAAGTTACTCAAAATATATGCCGAATGTCTAAAGACTGATACCTGGCCTGGGTATAGTAATAGTATAGAGCCTTTACTATTACCTGACTGGTATGGTAAAACTGAGATATCAGAGGAAGTAGAGAGCGATGACTGGTTATCTGAACTGTAAGCATAAATGGTTTGATCTGGCAGAACCGATACAAGGTAAGTACGCAAGGGTTTGTCTATCTTGTAACTGGTATCAGTATAGAGATGATTTAAGTATTATATGGAAGGATTTTAGTGGAAGAGATTAAAAACACAAAGAAAGATATAGATCAGATAATTCTTGGAAAGAGGATTATAGGATTTCATAAGATATTTGCCGACATAACAGGGAATATTAATTCAGCTTTATTCCTATCTCAGGCATACTTCTGGAGCGATAAAGGTAAGAAAAAGAAGGGGTGGTTCTATAAAACCCAAAAAGACTGGAACGATGAAACAGGGTTAACTCGATATCAGCAGGAATACTGCCGTAAAGTCCTTCGAGAAAAGGGAATTCTTCTTGAGAAGAAAGAAGGGAATCCGTATCAGTTATTCTTCAAAATAGATTTTGATCGAGTCAGGCAGTTGATTTTAGAGGTAGAAGAAACCGAGGACGAAGAGGAAACCGATGAAAACTCCGATACGACAGGCCTAGGTTGCAGCCCAACCCCTAGCCTAGACAGTCGAGAAACTAGCAAGGCCTTTGCAGACGAACCCCTGCCTGAGGGTGCAGGCGAACCCCTTACTCTATATACAGAGAGTACCAGAGAAAAAGCAGAGAACACTCTCATAAAGCCCAAGACGAGTTCAAAATCTATTTTGCCTGTATGTCCGGAAAATGGACATGAGCCTATTCTCAACAACGGGGTTTCTACTCAAGACAAGCAAAAAGCGTTTAGTACATTTACTCCCGCTGTATCGCAGAAGGAACTCATACCGGCAAAGCTCTTCCCTCGTATCTGTAGAGAGAAAGGTCTTACTATAGAATCAGATAAGTTCTGGAAAGATGATATAAAGAAACTTACCTTAGCTTATGGGGGTACTAGTGTAGTAGATGCATTCCAAAGATGGGTAGATATACAAGTAGGAGATATAAAGTATCCTGTAGGTAAGTTCTGTAAAGTAGCTTCTTCTTATATCCAAAACTTAACAGAAGCTAAGAAAGAACATCCTGATCTTCAGGCTTTATGTATTTCCCTATACAAGCTAGGTGATAATCCTTTTACAGGAAAGTATAAATCTTTTCTTAATACTTTATTAGACAGTTATAAGTTTCAGGAAATAGAAAAAGCTTATAAAGACTTTATCAACGGTAAAGATGATTATGATATGAAGTTTGCAGCTAAGAACTTTACAGAAGGTGCTGCTGAAACTATTATACTTACTAACAGGGAAGAATCAGAACGCAAACGTTTACAACTATACCAAATGAATGAGGCTGCTAGGATGGAAAGAGAAGCTATAGAATCTGAACCTATACCTGAAACAGTAAAGGAGGAGTTATGATTAAGTTTATAAAAAATCTTGATCCTTTTGTACAGGGGGTGTTAACCGGGTCTATAACTTTGATACTTAGCACAGTAATTAGTATAATAATTTGTCAATGGTTACTAAAATGAAAGTACTTATAGGCTGTGAGTTCTCAGGTATAGTAAGAGAAGCTTTTAAAGAAAGAGGTCACGATGCATGGAGTTGTGACTTAGTACCTACTGAGATACCTGGTAATCATATACAGGATGATATACTAAATCATTTAGATAAAGGATGGGATTTAGCTATCTTCCATCCTCCCTGTACAGATATAGCGTGTAGTGGGGCCAGATGGTTTGAACAAAAGAGAAAAGACGGTAGACAACAAGCAGGTATAGATTTCTTTATGAAACTTACAGAGGCTCCTATACCTAAAATAGCTATAGAGAATCCTATCGGGGTGATGTCGTCCATTTACCGGACACCCGATCAGATTATACAACCGTGGATGTTCGGAGAACCTTTCCAGAAGTCTACCTGTTTGTGGTTAAAGAATCTGCCACTATTGATTCCTACTAACATAGTAGATAAAGGTGAATTTATTACTTATAAGAGTGGTAAGAAGATGCCTAAATGGTATGCAGATGCATGGAAATTATCTAAAGAAGAAAGGGCAAAACTTCGTAATCGTACTTTTAAAGGAATAGCGGTTGAGGGTTTTGCTAATCAATGGGGTTGATATGTTTTTTAAAATAGAAGAAAGTTATTTTGGCGGATTTAACTTATACGTACTCAGTAGTGGAAGAATAATTCATTCTACTCATCCAAAACCTTTACTTAGATATATAGAGGGATATCTGAAAGGATTGTATAGATGAATATATATAAGCAAATAATATATTTTCTTTTTAAAGTATACGCAACAGTAGCGGTAGTTTTATTTACTGGAGGCTTTTATCTCGCTTGTGAATCCTATCATAACGATACTATATTCATTCAGATATGGGTGAAACGATCTGAAGTAAATGAGCTTAAGAACTGTAAACTTGGTACTCATGTACGAGTAGAAAGACCTAACGATGAATATTATATCCTACCTTGTAGTGCTATAAAGGAATTGCGATGAGACATTGTTTTATTTATAGACTTATTAAATATCCGTTTTATATTATAGCTTACGTAGTATTTGGAATATTATATTATTTGGAAGAAATATGGAAGGCAACCGATGAATGCTAGATTAAAACTCGCATACAGTTTAGCCGAATACGCTCACGAAGGGCAGAAACGTAAGGGCGGTCAGCCTTATATATATCACCCCTGGGCAGTAGCAGAAGCAGTTAAACACTTAGGAGAAGACTATCAAATAGTGGGAGTTCTTCATGATGTAATAGAAGATACTTTTATTATATTAGATACAATAGATAACTCGTTTGGAGAAGTAGTTTCGGATGCAATTTATTCTGTTACAAGAATAGAACGAGAAGCAAACTGTACCGGAAGTATACCGCACTGGAGCGAACCATACGAGAAATTTATTCTACGGGCTAAGAAAAATACTATCGGTAAACAGGTAAAGATAGCCGATATTAAACATAATCTATCTACGTTAGATGGTATTCAATCTGAATCTGAGAAAGAATATCTTAGAAACAAATGGGTTAAAGCTCTATCTATACTGGAGGATAGTGACTAAAAAAGAATTAATATCTTTATTCGAGAAACATAATCCCGCTAACTATGAAGAAACTGTCGATTTAGGTATACGATTGAAGTGCATAGGCGTTGGAGTATACCGGGAAGTGTACTCCGTACCTAGACTAAATATAGCAATTAAATTTCCAAGAATGTCTGATGAATACGATGAAAGCTGGTATGGGTGTAATGTTAGCCATGCTATCTTAGAAATGGAAGCTATAGAGCTTATTAACTCTATAGATAGAAAATTAGCTAAGCATGTTCCTGAAGTGTATTATTTTGACGAAGGAACAGGAGTGCTTATAACTAAAAAGTACAAACAAACTCACGCATACAAGCACTATAAGTTCGTAGATAAGATATCAGAAATACTTGGAATAGATTTAGGTAACAACGATTTTATAGGAAGTAATATAGGAATAGATAAAGACGGTACTAAAATACTGTTAGATTTGGGGTTAAGATAAATGCTAGTAACTTTTTTATCTGATACGCACGGGCTTCATAATCAGGTACAGATAGAGCCTTGTGATATACTTATACATGCCGGTGATTTTACTAATCTAGGTGAGAAAGACGTTCATAATAGCTTTGTAGAATGGTTTGAGGAACAGCCTGCTAAACATCGCATTTTAATAGGCGGCAACCATGATTTACATTTGAGCAATTTTCCTAATAATATACATACGTTTAACGATCATGGTATAACCTATCTTGAAGATGAAATGACTGTTGTAGATGGGATAAAGATATACGGAAGTCCGTGGACTCCTAGATTCGGAGACTGGGCCTTTATGATGTCGAGAGAAACTATCGGGTATATGTGGGATAAAATTCCCGATGACGTTGATATCCTAGTAACTCACGGCCCTGCTTATGGTATACTAGATCAACCGTGGGGCGGATATGAACACGTAGGGTGTAAATCCTTACTAGATAAAATTATGCAAGTACGACCTAAGATACATTTGTCGGGTCATATCCACGGGAGCTACGGAGAAAAACTGTTCAATGGTATTCAATTTTATAACGTAAGTGTTTGTGGAGAAGATTATAAAGTACAAAATAAACCAGTTACTATAGAGGTATAATGAAAGAAATAGTTTTTAAATGCGATTGTTGTAAACAAAAAGCAGATGTACAGCCGCTGTGCATTCCTATAAGAAGCTATACAGATGCAGCAGGTAGTCGGGATACCGAGGATGTGAACTTCGAATTGTGTGTTTCATGTATGGGTCGGTTTATTCTATCTCTGCTCAAAGAATTAAAATCTCAATCTGCCGAGGCAACTCTACAATGGTTAGAGGCATCTAAAACAGAATATAGAAAGGGCTGATGAACGATCAAGAATTAGTTCAGTTAAAGTCCGACCCAGGTGTACTAGGAATATATTCTCGTAGGGGTAAGTTTAAGAAGGTAGGAAAAGATTTAGTTGCAAAATGCATGTTTCATAACGACTCTACCCCTTCTCTCAAAGTTACTTTATTCGACGGAGCTTACATATATCGCTGTTTTGGCTGCGATCAAAAAGGGGATATATTCCAGTTTGTCCAGAAAATGGACAACGTGGATTTCCAGGGTGCCGTAGAGATAGTTAGAAAGGAATTAGGTAAAGAGTTTAAACAAGCATTCTCTTCGACTAAGCGGGCACAGCAGATATTCAAACCTATATCTGACGACAAGCCGACTATTACTTATACTTTAGAAGAATACTCCAAATTAGAAAAAGCTCTTGAAGAATCAGAAGAAGGTAAAGCATGGCTGGTATCAAGAGGAATTACTTACGAAACGGCGAAGTTAGCTCACGTAGGTTTCCGTCAGGATGTAGGTAAATCGGCTGGTGAAAAGAATACAGATATAGCGAATAAAGGCTGGATAGCTTTCCCTTCTATACAGAATGGTGTAGTCTCTGCTATTAAGTATAGAAGTATAATCAGAAAAGAATACACTAAACAGTCGGGTATGGCTAAGGGTGAAAACACTCCTTTATTCCCTGACGACATAGTAGACCCTTTTGAACCTATACTATTGACAGAAGGGGAAGGAGATGCATTAGTACTTTTACAGGCTGGATTTCAGACTAAATCCGTACAAAGTTCCAGTAATCCTCTTACTAGTTATAATAAAGAAATATTGTTGGAATCAGAATATATAATTCTCGCTGGAGATAATGATACTGTAGGCGAAGAATATATGAATAAGGCGTGGTCGGAAATACAGGAAAGAACATTTAAACTTAAGTGGCCTGATAATCTGAAAGACGCTAATGATGTATTTCTTATCAAATGCAAGGGCAATATAGAAGAGTTTAAAACGTTAGTAAAAGAGTTAATCGGGGTGGCGAGAACAACTCCTATACCCGGCGTCTGTGATTTGAAAGAAAGTCTATTAACTGGACAAAAAACTAATTTAGAAGATAATCCTTTCCGGTTTAGATTTCCGTGGAAAAGTATGGATAGTATGGCAAATATACTTCCGGGAGCAGTAGTATATTTAAGTGCAACTTCCACTGGTCAGGGTAAAACTAGTTTGATAATGAATGCCACTATAGATAATGCTATACATGGTGAAGTAGTGTTGAACTACAGTGCCGAATTAGACCCTTCAGAATACGGTCAGATAGTCGTAGCACATCTATGTAAAAAAGATAGAAACAGTCTTATACCTAAAGATTATGACAGAGCTTATAACGTTCTTAAAGATACCAGATACTATATAGGTCACGATCCTGATTTAAGAACTGCTAATGAAGTTTTAGATATGATAGAAGCCGGAATCAGGCGGCTATCTCCGGGATGTGTTATACTAGATCATATTCATTTCATAACGCTAAATGAAAAAGATACAATCAAAGCTCAGGAAAATGCCATGCAGCGTATTAAAAACATGGCTAGGAAGTATAGAGTTAAATGGATTAATCTAGGTCAGCCTAGAAAAGCAAAGCAGGAGATGAAAGGAAAGGCAACTCATCTTTCAGATGCCAAGGGAAGTGAAATGATTATAAGTGCATCTGATGCAGCGTTTAACATACACAGGGAATTAGCTGAAGTAGATAATCCCTCTAAACCACCGAAAGAACCTTTCGAACCGCTGTGTAAAATCTATTTACAGAAGGGAAGATCACAAGGTAAAGGCAATGCATATACGGAATTAATGTTTAACGGAAGCACTTGCAGTTTCTATGAAGTAGATAATTTTACAGAAGAAAGGATTATATGATTAGCGGTGATTTAGGACAATGTTTATACAATGCTTTACTAAAATATTCTAAAAATACTGATAATTCTTACATCTCAGATAAAAGAGAAAAATTTGATACGGTAGGTATAAACGGAGTATTTAATCTTTATGAAGTGGCAGATATTTTAAAGGATATGCTTATATGATATCATTGGCAGAAGCACTTTATACAGTTTTTATGCGTCAGGATAGCGATTACGGAAATTTTGTAGATAGTAATTGTTCTGACAGAACAAATGTTACTATAGATGGAAATTTCGATTTTAATGAAATAGCAGATGAACTTAAAGATATCTTACTGGAGGAATAATGGAAATAGATAACCAAAGCTATAATCTGTCTCTGATTAAAGAGATAGAACAACTAGGATGCAGATGTAGTACATTCTTCGGGTGTGATATACATTCTCTATGTAAAAGATTGAGAGATTCTTTATATAGTATTCCCGTAAAAATACCGTATACTCCTAAAAATTATTGTAATTTACATAGTGACTGCGCGGAAGCAAACCGTCTGGCTGCGGAAAATAACGAATACGTCTCCCATTGTAATGATGATTGTTGCGAGGATTGCTTTGGAAATTAATATTGGGGCGGCAGACTTAAAGCGGCTAGTTAAAAAACTATCTTCAGTTAGTGCTAAAACTATACAAATAGATGGTAATAATAAAACTATCTACGCGATGGATGAAGATATGGGTATATGTATATCTTCTCCGTTGCTAAAATCAGAGTTAATGGTATCAATAGATTTTAATATATTTAAGTCTACTGTTAACAAACTAACTAAAGATGTCGTCCTTTCTCAGTCAGGGAAAGAGCCTCTAAAAATTACTTCGGCTAAGTTTAAGGCGTCTATTCCGATATCATCTGAATGGCCTGTATTCCCTGTATATGAGCCGAAGGGTTTTAATCTCAATTCCGAGAAACTGAACAATGTGTTAAATTTTGTTAATTCTGTTACTACAGAGAAGAACAATTTTGACCATACAGGATTTATACTCATAGAAGGCGAGGGTCATAAACTATCCGCCGTAGCCACGGATAATCATAGAATAGCTTTTAGTGATTATCCTCTAGAGGGGTATATAGTTCCTAAAACTATCATCCCGGCGATAGCAGTGAAAGCTATTAAAGAGTTTACCGATACAATTAATATCTTCGAAAGTACTTCCTGTATATTCTTTAAGTCTGACAATATGACGGTATATGCAAGGAAGAGTACTATTAAATTTCCTAACATAGTGGGGGCGGTTCCTAAGCAGTACATCTTGGAAGCTAAACTAGATGTTAATGCTTTGAAGGAAAGCCTAGATAGAGTATCTCCTGTGATAGACCCTGAAGTAACTCCAAGGGTCGTACTTGATTTTGGAGACAGCTTGAAACTATCCACAGGTACTGATATAATAGGAAATGCCGAGGATAGTCTGGATATAGAATACACAGTGCCAAATAAATTGATTTTAGCCGCCAATAGCAAATATATCAGCGAATTCTTGACAGCGGTATCGGGGTGTGTTACAATTAAATTGTCAGGTAAAGATAAGTCGTTTATGATGGAATGTGGTAATCGCCGATTATTGACAGCAGGATTGAAGGTATAATTGAACGCTTTACAAAAGAAACAACCGGAATTATTGCTACCGCCGAGTAAGATTGAAAAAGAAGAAGCTCATACTACCCATGCCAAGATACTAGCTTTGATGGATGAAACTCACGCAAAGGAAGCAGAACTACAGTCTTCCTATATTAAAATAGGAACTTTACTTTTTAAAATGCAGGCAAAATGTCTGTGGAAAGCAATGAATTATAATACCTGGTCTGATTATTTTACAGCAGTTCAGGAAAAATTTGATTCTGGGCGATCACAACTTTACGCTTATATTGGTATAGCTAAAACTTTAAATCCATATGTAAAAGAAAGTGATCTTTTGCAAATGGGTGTCAGTAAGGCCGGAGAATTAAGTAAAGCCGTGCAGTTAACAGGCAAGGCACCTAGCGATGAAATATTGCAAAGCGCGGTTAATCCAGCTATTAAAACTAAACAGTTTAAACAAGAATTATTTGATGAACAGCACATAACAGATCACACCGAAAAAGGCTTTTGGATGGACTTTGGCGGATGTTATATGTCGGCGGGTGAGAAAGAAGAATGGATTAAAGCTATAGATATAGCTAAAGGTATTGATCCGGTAGTATCTAATAAACTACCTGAGCATGTACAACGAAAAGAAGCTATGTTGAGATTGGCTAGAGAATTTATAGGAACGTGGGAGTTTAATGATCAATAAACGAACGCAAGCTCAGACCTTGGCGCTTGTAGGGGAAAAGAGAAAGAAGAAACTTAAGTGAAAATACTATTAGGAATATTTCTTGGTATCGCCATATGTGCTGTATTATTACGATGGGCGGCTAACCGAGCGATTATGTCAGGACTCGGCTGGTGAAATTCAGGGGCAGGGTTTTTGTAGAATTAGATGAAAGTAATAATATAATACGTATATTTAAAAACCAGGGTTTGGCGTGTGCTTCAGAAGCATATGACAGAGGTAAGGTATTTGAATATCCTAGAAAAGAAGCAGTAGAACAGATACGTAGACAGGTGTTTGAGAGAGCTAAAAGACGTTGTGAGAAATGTGGGGAAATTTGTACATGGAATTTTCATATGGACGAACGTATAGCTAAAGGTAATGGAGGCGAAGTTTCTCTTGCAAACTGTTGGTGCCTTTGTGCTCCGTGCCACGTTGGAGACAACGGCTACTCGGAACATAGCAACCGATTCTGGGGTGGAGGGAAAGATTTGAAATTCGATGACTGAGAATATAGTGAAATATACTAAACAGATTGAAGCGATATTAAAACGATACGGGTCTGAAGTACGTAAAGATAGCATAGACGACCTTATGCAGGATATACAGGTATCTATACTATCCTGTAAAGATAAATTAAATAAAAAAGCAGTTACGGAAATAACCAGGAAGTGTATTATAAATTTCCTTCAGAAGGCCGTTCCCCGGTGTGAGGATATATCTGACCCTGATACCAGGGAGGAATCTGAGGAACGTGATGTCCATTTTCCGGACATAGACAGAATTCTAGATGCTGAGAAGGCTGTCGGGTTTGTGTACAAATTACCTGAACCATACAGGGATGTAATATTAAACAGCTTTGGAATAGAAGACGAACTTAACGATAAACAGATAGCCGACAAGTATAAAAAATCCCAGCGATGGGTTAGTTTAGTAAGAGTAGAAGCTATTAAAAAACTTAGAAATATGATGGGAGAATGATGGAGTTACCTAATATAGTTTACGCCAGAGTAGACAACGACGATGATGGAGAGTTTGTAGTTTCCTCCGATGTGGAAACGGATATGCTGGATTTTAATTACGGTGTTTATGAAATAGTTGATATAATCAATAAGAATAAAATTAACACAACTGGAGAGGTTTAATGCTATTTGCCGTAAATGTATGTGATAATATTAAGTGTAACCGTGGTGTTGACGGGCAAAGAACCGCTATCCAAATAGATACTTTGAGGGCTAATTCAGACCCAAATTATAAAATGGAACTAGACGACAGGTTCTTTAGATTTTTGAACGTTAGACCCAATTATGAAGAACCGAAACCAGGACAGCAAGAATCTCAATCAAGAGAATATCAGTTTTGTTCTTCTGGTTGTCTAAGAGATTTTTATAGCGAACAGAGATATATTGCTCCTCTTAGCCCCCGCGAACAATATATGATATCAGAAAACAACCGTAAAGTCGAAGAAGCTAGGAAAGCTACGGTAGATGGTTTTGGTAAACCTGTAGATGAACCTAAAACTGCTAAAGTATTGAATTTTCCCAAGCCTATTACACCGGCAGGTATGGTAGAATCGGAGATGCCTAATTGATTGGAAAAGAATTTCTATATAGTCTAGCTTGTCATTTAGCATATCTCGAAGGTAGAGAAGATGGCGTGAATTCTATGCTGGCAATTTTATTTTGCCTCAAAAATAGAATGAATATCGGACATGAAGGCGGCGATCTTGGTAGAATTCTACAGGCCGAATTTACCAAACGTATGCTATTGAAACAACCAAATATAGAAGTACCTGATGTACGTGATCCTTCTTTCTCTCAGGTACTGGGATTTGTAGAAGGAATATTTGAAGGTACTATACAGGATAAACTAACTAACGGAGCTATTTACTATGGGCCTAAGCCGTGGGGTAGTAAAGATCAGGCTGCGGTAGTGGGTAAACTTATTTTATGGAATGGGTAATATGAAAATTAAAATTACCATAGAATTAGATGATAAAGAAAAAACTCCTGACGATTTAACCGATGCATTAAGACGTGTCGAGGAAGAAGCTCGAATAGAAAGAGAAAAATACCGACAATCTTATGAACTAATAAATAAATATAGTAAAGGCATCTAAATGAATAGAAGAAATCTATTTAAATCACTACTTGCTTTACCTATAGTGTTTTTAGGAAGTAAGTTAGTTTTAGCATCGGAAGATAGACTTATTTTATACGATCTTCATACCGCTAAAAAAGCTTTTAGTCCTGAAAATACAAAACCTATTGTATACTGGACTGGAACTAATATTCCAACTACTTCTCCTCTAAGTGTAACCTTTGGGTGCGGACATCCGGGATATATTACTAAAGGAGATAAACACTATGTTCTTATACATCATGGAATATATTCTAGCACTAAAACAATAGTAACGTGGATGCCGGGAGATAAAATAAAATATTTTGATTGTCCTGAATGCTTTCATATTAACTTTAATAAACAGTTGGAGGATGGTTATTCTTTACAAAAATAAAACCTTCTCCTGCCCCGCAAACACGGCTCGTATCTCAAAAGAACTATTTGAGTACAGGCTTGGAATGATTACTAAAGAACAATACCACAGACTAGTAGGCCGATGGCCGGATGAAACTAGTACGGAAAATGGACATGAATAAACTACGAAGAATATGGTGCTGTTTAGCCGGCCATTATTGGGTTACGATAATTGGTTTAAACGATAAACCCGATTCTGAACTATACTGGGAATGTAAGTGTGGTAAGCGAGAAAGGTGGGTTTGTTAATGCTACCTGAAGTATTTGCCGGCGGTGCTGTTGTACTGTGGTTTTTATGGAGTTTGAAAACCAAATCAGAATTGAATCAAACCAAAGCATTATACGCTAATATTATAGAGAAGGCTATGCAGGCTGAACGAGATAAAGGTGTAACTGAAGCCGAACTAAACTATCTAAAGTCGAGTATAAATGCTATTTTACAACGGCCAGTAGCCGCCATGTTGAGTGACGCTCAGATAGCCACTATGAATCAGAATATAGCTCATATAGTATTAGCGGGATTAAAACCAAAGGAGAAATTAGATTGAGCGAACCTATCTCGCCTGGTATATGGTTACTATCTACATATAGTAATGGGTATTTTAGTGATCTTGAAGCTTTAAATGATATAGAAAAATTAGGATACGAACCCAGATTTATAGAACGACGGGATGGTAATCTAGTTATATATTCTAGAAAGAAACCATATGAATTTATCTCCTGAACAAATAACTGATCTGGCTACTAAGACCGCATATGCTGCTTTATCAGGTACTCCGTCAGGCGGTGGCAGCGGGCCTAGACTATCTAAGGCAACTATAAAAAGAGTAGAAACAGCTATACGATATTTCCTACATAAAGAAAATGAAAAGATAGTTGATTATCCGTGGGAGTATGTAACATGACAAAAAAGAAAAGCGATAGTAAAATAATAAAAAAGAAAAAATGTTCCTCTTGTAAAAAATTAAAATCTATACAAGATTTTTCTCCGTGTAAAACAGGTTTATACGGAGTTTATAATTATTGTAAAGAATGTCACAATGAGTTAGAAAAAAGTAAAAAACCTAACAGAAAAGAAATTGATGAAAAGAAAGCAAGAAGGATAGGTCTTAAAAAACAAGGATTAAAGACTTGTGTTTATTGTGGTAAAATACTTCCTTTAGAAGATTTCTATGGCGATCCTAGACACTCCGATGGTAAACAAAGTGGGTGTAAAACGTGTTTTAATCTTAAAGGAGATGAAAACTATTTAAACAGAGAATATGGTATAGGAATAAAAGAAATTACGGCTATGCTTGAATCCCAAGATGGGAGATGTGCTATATGTAGGCGGGCACCAAAAAAGAATAAATTTAATGTGGATCATGACCATAAAACACACATGATAAGAGCTTTATTGTGCGTCAACTGTAATACAAATTTATTGCCGTATGTAGAACGTTTTCCGGAGTGGATTAAAGCTGCGTTTGCGTATATTGAAAATCCACCAGCACCTTCTGTGATAGGAACTATATTCGTTCCGGAAACAAATCAAACGAGGAAAAAAGAAAAACTTTTAAAAGGAGGGAAGAGTGTTATCGAATGAAGAATTTGAACTTGTAGATGGTTGTATAGATAACGAAGGATTTGATTATACTTTCGTACACTATTCAGAATTCGATCAAATAGAAGATAAAGAGTTTCATCAACTGAGACTAAATTATTTAGCTGCCAGAGATGCCTTGGCAGAGTATATTGGAATAGAAGACTAATTTATATTGAAGGATTATAGTGGCTAAAAATATTAAACGAGAATGTCCTCGCTGTAAAGTTACAAGTTCTTTTCGCGCTGACCAGAAAACCTGTGGGTCAGAATACTGTAAAAGTTTACTTAACCCTGTCAAAACTACCTCAGATCAGGAAAAATTCCTTAAATCCGAAGTAGCATCCCTGACACAACAAATTAATAACTTAAAGAAGTTTAACGGATATCAACAGGTATTGAATGAATCTATTCGTGAAGCAATTGAAGTAGTGGAACCTTTACCTGCTATCCAATACCAGGAAGGTAAGTCAGCGGAAGCAGAGATATCGGCGGTATTTAAGATATCTGACTGGCATATAGGCGCTGTTACGAATGCATGGGAAACAGAAGGATTTGGTCAATTCAACTGGAAACTAGCTCAGGAACGTGTCAGTCATATGGCACAGAAGTTTCTTGACTGGATTGAAATGAGCCGTAAGTCCTTTAGAATCAATAAGTTGTACATACTTTCCGAAGGTGATATGGTGTCAGGCGGTATTCATTATGAACTAGATGTTACCAATGAATTTCCGGTACCCGTACAGGCAGTCAAAGCTGGGTCTTTACTCGCTCAGTTTGTGGCTACGTTAGCTCCGCATTTTAAAGAAGTACATTTTTCTCAGATCAATATAGATAACCATTCTAGATTGACTAAAAAACTACAGTTCGCAGAAGGCGGGGAAAATTCCTGGGGATACGTTGTACATTCTATTGCCAATGCAAAACTAGAAAAACACGGTAACATTAATCTATTACCTGCCGGTGGTATACGACAGATTGTAGATGTAAACGGTATCAAAGTATTATCAGAACACGGTCATGAAATAAAAGCCTTCTTAGGTATTCCTTTCTATGGTATGGAAAGACTGAAAGGTAAAGAGGCTGGTAAACGAATGCAGGCTATGCTAGAGCAAGAACGAAATAATATGATTGGAAGTATGAAGAAGGATATCGGCTTTGATTATATGAGTATCGGTCATTGGCACGTACCTAGTATAATTTCTAATTCTATTTTAGTTAACGGCTGTCTGCCTGGTACTACCGAATACGATCATGCTTACGGAAGATCAGCTAAACCGTCTCAGGTATCATTCTTGATGCACCCGAAATACGGTCTTTTCAACTGGACTGCGTGGGTTGCGAAGCAGTGATTAGTCCGGAAAATGGACATGGTATACCTACAGTAGTGGGTATACTATTTGTTCTATCTGTTTTCTATATAGTAATAGATGATGTTATAAGAATAGGTAAAAGAATAAAGGAGAAGAGTGGAGAAGAAAATCGGCACTAATCCTAAAGACCTTTTAGGTACTGATAAAGTTCCGTTATCTCGTATTCCTGCGGTAGCCATACTACACGAAGGTATGGCTATGGGAAATGGTGGAGATAAATACGGCCCGTATAACTGGAGAGAAAATGCTGTACAGGCAGATATTTATATAGATGCTGCTTTACGGCATATATTTTCATGGTTTGACTCTAGAGAAGAGTTCGCTCAGGATAGCAAAGTGCATCATTTAGGTCATGCTAGAGCTTGCTTGGGTATCTTGCTTGACGCCCAGGCTAGCGGTAATCTTATAGATAATCGTCCGGTAAATGGACATACTGCTGAAGTTCTTGAAAAACTTAACGAAGTTCGTAAACAAGAACGAGCAAAACAAAAGGAAACTAAATGAGAATAAGCGTAGATTTAGACGGAGTAGTGGCGAATTTTACTGCTAGAGTCATAGAATCTGCTAATAAATTATGGCCTGGAAAACTATCTTTGGATTTTGAACCTAACGATTGGAATTATACAGGATTCTTAACTAAAGAAGAATTCACGGATATATGGCATGATATACGGGGAAGTCAAAACTTTTGGGTTGACTCTCCTCCGTATATAAGTAATTTAATGCAACTAGATTCATTTCTAAAATGTAATATTACGGATGTATTTTTTGTTACTTCCAGAGCGGAAACCGCCGGGGATTCTGTACAAAAACAGACATATAACTGGTTTCTTAAACACGGTGTAGATATAGCAAATCAATGTGATATGAATTACTCTGCTATTATACCTGTTAAATTAGCAGAAAAGAAGATAAATGTTATGGAAGCGTTAGGCATACAAGCCTCGGTAGACGATTACGGCCCCACCGTAGAAGCTTGTAATAAACTTCCAAACCATAAAGCCTATCTTTTAGATCGTCCGTGGAATCAGGAATATAATCAGCCCAGAGTTTATTCTTTAGCCGAGTTCTTTAAGATTGTCCATGCTTCCTGATTTTATAAACGGATGTTTCGAATTATTTGGATCGGTAGCAGTGTGGCGAAACGCCTATGCACTATACCAGGATAAATGCTATAGAGGTATACGAGTCCTGCCTTTTGTATTCTTTGTATCGTGGAGTATATGGAATCTATATTATTATCCGCATCTGAATCAATGGATGTCGTTTATAGGTGGGGTGTCTATCCTACTCGCTAACGCAGTCAATTTATCGTTAATGTTATATTACGGAAAAGGAGAATAGTGAAAGAATATGTTTTAGGCTTTGCCTTCGATGCCGAAGATGAAAAGGTTGTTCTCATTCTGAAGCAAAAACCTGACTGGCAGAAAGGCAGGTTTAATGGTATAGGTGGAAAGATAGAACCTGGAGAAACTCCTCACGAAGCTATGGCCAGAGAGTTTACGGAAGAGACGGGAAAGAAAAGCAGTCCTGCGGAATGGATGAAGTTTGGAGTGATGAAAGAAGATATAGACTCCGATAAGTCTTCTGATGATTCAGCATTAATATATGTATTCACTACTATACTGTTTGATACTAAGGAATGTAAAACTGTTACAGAAGAGGAAGTAAAAAGGTTTCATGCAGACTATCTTCCAACTAATAAAATAGATAATTTACTATGGTTGATACCCGCAGCTATGTATCATATACTCAATACAAATTTTAAGATAGAGGCGACATACTCATGAACTTTAATGAATACCAGGAAAATACAGCAAAAACAGCAATATATACGGGCCAGGATTCCGTTGGAGGATTAGTATATACGACCCTTGGACTTAATGGAGAGGCAGGGGAGCTAGCCAATAAGGTTAAAAAAGTTCTAAGAGATAGTGATGGAATAGTATCAGAAGAAATTCGTCTAAAACTATTAGATGAGATTTCAGATTGTTTATGGTATCTCTCTCAACTAGTAACAGAACTAGGCGGTAAACTGGAAGACGTAGCTGTTGCTAATATAGCAAAGCTTACAAGCAGATTAGAAAGAGGCGTTATAAAAGGAAGCGGAGATAATCGTTAATGGATGAAATGTCCGTATTTGCAAGTACGATTTTAAATCAAAAATATGCCCAGGAGAAACAAGACGGTACAAAAGAAACCTGGCCGGAGATAGCAGCGAGAGTAGGGAAGACAGTTTTAAAATCTGTTAAAGCGTCTAAATCCCAGATAGATCGAACTATTAAACTAATAGAAGATCGAAAGTTCATTCCCGGAGGTAGATACCTATACGCCACAGGAAGACCGTACCATCAGGTTAATAACTGTATTCTTCTAAGAGCTGCTGATAGCCGTGAAGGGTGGGCAGAACTTCTACAAAATGCCTCAATGGCTCTTATGACCGGAGCAGGTATAGGAATAGATTACTCAGATATACGAGGAGAAGGAAAACCTATACGTAAGACAGGTGGTTTGGCTACTGGGCCTCTTGCATTAGCAGAGGCTGTTAACTGCGTCGGAAGGGCTATAAAACAAGGCGGATCGCGCCGCAGTGCGATATGGGCCGGATTATCCTGGTCTCACCCTGATATACATAAATTTATTACGTTTAAGAACTGGTCTCCTGAAGTACGGGATATGAAATCAAAAGATTTTAATTTTCCCGCTACTATGGATGGTACAAATATATCAGTACAACTTAACGACGACTTTTTTAAAGCATATCATGACGAGAAAAATCCTCTTCATGCTCACGCACAATCTGTATACTGGGCTACCGTTAAACAGATGCTTAAAACATCTGAGCCGGGTTTTTCTGTAGATACTGGAAAAAATAGTAAAGAAACTCTTCGGAATGCTCCTGTTTCTGGAAATACGTTCGTTTTAACATCTACGGGATATAAAAGAATTCTCGATATAGAACATATTCCTGTGGTTGTGTGGACTGGAAAACAGTGGGCACAAACTACGTTTACCAAAACTAGGCAAAATGACGAAGTATTAAAAATAACATTAACAGGTCGGAGAGAACTGATATCATCGAAAGACCACGAATTTTTTCTGTGGCACGGCGGGAAAAAGAAAGCGGGGGATTTAAAAAAAGGAGACGGGCTGCTTAGAAAGTGCGGAATTATACTTGGAGGAAAGCAAGTAGAAGAAGCATATTTACTAGCATTCGTATACGGGGATGGAACTTTTCACCAACGATATCCGAGAGCGGAAGCTGCTATGTGCGGGGAAAAAGAGAAACTTTTATCGTATCTTTCTACGCTACCATGTGAAATAGGAAAGGATAAACGAGGAATACTTAGAGCTTACTATAAAAATAATGATATATTTAGACAAAGAGATAAAACTGTTTTTCCCGAAGATGTGTATTCCTGGAACTTGTCCTCTAGGGCTAACTTTTTATCTGGTTTATTAGACGCAGACGGAGACGATTCTTGCGGACATGCTAGATTATCATCTACACGATTAGACTTCTTAAAAGGAGTTTCTAGACTTTGTGATACTTTAAATTTAACCTCATATATAAATAAAGGTTCAAACGGCGGATATAGCGGAACTCCATCATGGAATTTAATAATAAAAGGAAAAGTCTGCGGGTTGTTGAATACTCATAGACTAACACTATCAGACAGTACTGATTCAGGATATGAAGTTGTTTCTGTCGAATCTGCGGGATTAGAAGATGTTTTCTGTTGCGATGTCAAAGTGTCTGAACATTCTTTTCAAGCGGAAGGTATAATAATTTCCAACTGTACCGAGTTGACTAGTGTAGATACAGACGATGTTTGCAATCTCGGAAGTATTAACCTAGCTCGTATAGGTTCTTTAGAAGAAATGGAAGAAGTAGTAGAACTTGCTACTGCTTTTCTTTTAGCTGGTACAGTATACAGTGATGTACCTTACGCTAAAATAGATCAGGTAAGAACTAAAAATCGCAGACTTGGCTTAGGTCTTATGGGTCTTCATGAATGGCTTCTTGTTCATGGAAAAAAATATAATCCTGATTCCGAGTTAGGCGAGTATCTGGGAATCTATACTCTTAGTAGTAAGTATGCAGAAGAATATGCCCATAAATGGGATTTATCCGTTCCTATAAAAACAAGAGCTATCGCTCCTGTTGGAAGTATAGGAATTTTGGGAGAAACTTCTACGGGTATTGAACCCTTATTCTGTGTAGCGTACAAACGCAGATATATGAAAGGAAATACCTGGCACTATCAATACGTTGTTGATCCTACAGCTAAACGTCTTATTGATAAAGGTGTTGATCCGGAAGCAATAGAAGATGCGTATAGTCTTGCAGAAGATGTAGAACGACGAGTAGCTTTTCAGGCATGGGTACAGAAATTTGTAGATCACTCTATTAGTTCAACTATCAACCTTCCTGCATGGGGGTCGGAGTTAAACAACGACGGAACAGTACAGAAATTTGGTAATATGTTAATTAAATATTTACCGGAACTTAGAGGAATAACGTGCTACCCCGACGGTGGCCGGGCAGGACAGCCATTAACTCCTGTGTCCTTTAAGACTGCTATGAAACATACAGGAGAGATATTTATAGAAGCTGCCGATATTTGTGAAATTAGTGGGAAAGGTGGTAGCTGTGGCGCATGATCGTAGAAATAAATATAAAAACCGATGATGGTATTCTCATGTATTCTCAATCAGGTAAAGCAGAGATACCGATGGAATGGAAATGTCCCTACGGTTCACCTATCCTGATAGAAAGACCTAACAACCAAGGATGCTATTTACTACACGGCTTCACGTATCAGCCGCGAACGACAATTAATTTGCAATGGAGAAAACCACTATGAGTAATACTAACTACGGCGCAAGCAATACTTTATATCAACCTAGCAACTTACCCAATACCGTTCCGCCTACACAATCGGGACAACTTGATTTACCTTTCCCGTCTAATAGTCCGGAAAATGGACTTCACCCTGACGGATACTACGATGGGCCTAATGTCGGACAAGCTACTGGCTTCAATATACAAGAATCCGATAATTACGGATGTACTATAGAACCTGAAGAACTAGACCATACATGTCTTTATCATTCTATTCTTGATAAATTAGATATGGATGAAAGTATGGCATTAGATGAAGTAGATCGTTTGTCAAATCTCAGGGAATCGTTAAGCGATCCTACTGTACAAAAAGTACTGGAATTACTGGAGTATATAAATGGGTGAAGATATACGACTAGGGCCGAGACAACAAACCTCTTCTACAGAAGAAATATGTACAGAAGCAAATAGATTATTAAAAGGGTTAAATATGAATAAAGTACGAGGTAAGTTTAAGGTGCAGGAAACTACTAAGTATGCCTGGCCAGGAACTAAGATCGTTTTAAAAGCGGAATATGATACTACTATTCCCGAAGATTTGAGATACGCAACGGCAACTCCTAGTGGAACCGTAGAGATGTATGTAAACAATCCTCCCGCTGAGAATTTCTTTATACCTGGAAAATTCTACTATATTGATTTTACTGAAATAAGTAATGGGTAAATCAGAATGTACTCTTTCTACCACACAAAGACAAAATATAATAACCGTTTTACCTATGTTAGTAGAATGCCTTACTAGTCCTGTATTTCTGGATACTTTGGCCGAAGACGGATTAAAAGTAGACTGGAAAGCATTTTCCGACATGCTTGAAGATATTACGAATAAACCATTATTTGTTAAGTAGTCGGGTACCAACCAACAAAAACCCCTGATAATCATATAGACTATCAGGGGTTTAGTTTTAATAGAGTTTAGAATATCCCTAATTTTTTAAATACTCCTTTTTTTACATCTTCAAGTATGCTAGCCGCATTCTTTACCGCAGATTCTAGCTGCATAGACGGTTTATAACTTTGAGAAGATCGTAGATCATCTATGTACGGCTGTAAAGAATGTATATATGATTTTTTATCCTCATCTCCAAATGATTTACTGTTATCTATAGAGTTTACTAAATGTATATAATTTCCCACTATAGCCCCTTGTTGCTCTGTAGTAAAATCTTTGAATTTTACTCCGTTATTGTGGAGCGCGATCATGTTTTTTGCATTTGGTAACTTATATGGGCTATCCCCAAATTTGTTCTCAAATTGCTCGGAACTAACTCCTCCTTGAGATTGATAAACGTGAGTTATTTCATGACCTATAATTGCCTCTTCTGATATAGGAGAGGTAGATAAAAATTTCTTATCTGATGTAAGAGCTACATCATTTTTGCGTTCCTTGTTCTGTATCGCATACACTCCTTTTCCTTCTGCCAGATAATCCATTACCTGTTGAGGAACCTCATGAATTTTAATCTGACCTAAATCTAGAAGCTTTTCAAATATAGGAGAAACTTTAGCTAACTCACTAGAGTTAAGATTTCTTCCTTTAAATAAATCAAAAGCTTTACCGACACTGTCGATAGTTTGTCCCGCAATTACCGGAGCGGGCGGTTCCTCGTCTGACGCTGCATTTTTAGGCTGTGATGTAAATAAACTAGGTTTATTTTTATCTGACGTAGCTCCTGACGAAGTGACGTTTGTACCGCTACTTCCTCCCCACGGAGAATCTTGCGGAAACATACCCCGCAGCCATTGATAAGTTTTATCAGAGGAACGTTCCTGTTGAGACATATCTTTAATAGCTTTTTTAAGATATGCTTGTTTCTTCTTTAATAATAATGGGGTTAAAAGGGCCTTCTCGTGATTGGTACTCGATTCCCATATTTTAATCATATCGGGCATAGGCGCACGACTAGCGTGCATATATAGTCTAGCCATATCTTGATCCATACCCGCCGTTTCTTTTACATTCTTTTCTATTGTTTTAGCTTCAGAAACATGAAGCTGTCCTTCTTCAACTAATTGGTGAATGGTTGTTATAGGGGCTTCACCGGCCCGTATTTTATCTTCGAGATTTAAAACAGCAGAGTGCCGTCTCATCTTTTCCTGATCTACCGGCCCGCTCTCGGAGTGATCTGAGGCAATTTTAGCCGCAAGCTTCTGTGCCTCTGTCCGGTATTGAAAGACCGTAGCACCAAGAGCTTTAGTAGCGGCGTCTACTGCTGATATACCAGAGTCTTCTCCTGTCATTTTCTTAACAGTAGATTGAACTCCAATAGGTGAGATATTTCTCAAAGCATTAACCCATAGCCCATGTTCAGGTAACTTTCTACCAAACTCATCTCTACCTGTATAGGTTTGTATACCGGTACGAACTATAGGTGAAACTCTGCCGCGAAGAAATCCTTCCGGATCGCTCGCAGCATGAAGAAGATCGCCCGGCATCGAACGAATACTATATACTTTCTCTCGTCCATCATCTCCTTTAACAGCCACACCAAACGGTGCTTCGTTATGGGTATTACCATTATTGACTAACGCATTCAATACTCTGGAAACTGTCCATAATCCTACAGCCATTTTAGCGGTATCTCTACGAGTAATTTTGCCTTGTTCTCCAAACAGACTACCCATGAATCTCATTTCAGATTCAAGCCAGTCGGGAGCTAACGCCATAATTCTTGCCGCGTCCATAGTACCCGCAGCACGGCCTATGCGTTTATACGGTATACCACCAAAGCGATTAGCGGTATCCGCCGCAGCTACGTTAGCAGCTTTATCAGCATTCCAGTCGGGGTAGGCTTTAGCATATCGTTCATTCAGTTTTTCAAAAGCACGAAGTTTCAGACTAGGTATATATCTGTCAAACAATAGCTTCTGCTGCCAATCCTGTATTTGAGCAAGTCCGGGTATTTTAGAAATGAGTTTACTATGTCCAGCCAATCCTTCCTGGAACGCCTGAGCACCCTTGTACTCTCGACCTTCCCATACGCCTTTCTCAGCGGCTAACCTGTGTATCGGGTTATTAGCATCAAATTCTACGTGTCCAAACGGACTAATACCCGTCATTAACGCACGCATACCTTCCTGTACTAAGTGGAAGGGAGAACCGAACAACAGAATGCCCTTAGCTTCCTGACCTAGTTTAAGAAGAGTTTTCATACCAGGAATTTTAGATACAATACTTTCCTGTGTACCAAATCTGCGATTTAGGTACTCGTATGCTTCAGGATGTGCTTTCAGATCAGATTCAACATAGATGGGGTTGCCTTCCGAGTCTTGTACTCTGCTTGCCCATCCCTTAAACGAAGGATTAGCTACATCACGATAATCGTGAGTAGTCCATGCATACAATTGTTCGCTGGTCTTTTTATCAACACCGAATTTAACTACTCGACCTTCTTTCATTAGTTTGTCGAGTTCGGTTATTTCAGGTTGCAAAAGTTTACCAGGTTTTATTTTTTCTTCCCCCAATTTTTCTTTTACAAAATTATCGTATGCGGTATTAGTTTGCCTATAATCCCCATATTTCAATTTTTCTTCGTGACTGAGATTGTGCCACTCATCTTGAAAAGAATAAAATGTTTCAGAAGGTATGTTAACCACCGATCCTTCAAAAGGAATTTTAATTTTCTCGTCTGCTTCAAATTTAGCTTCTTTAGTTATATTATTCTGAAGACCTTCTATTACTTTTTTAGTAATACGAAGACTCTGAGCACGACCTGGCTGTACTGCCGTACCTATACGATTACCCTTTTCATCTATCATAGCGTGTCCGCTGCCCGATAGCGCAACCATAGGTCTGCCGTCAGATGCACGAACTCCGGACTCTCTTAATCTCTCAAGAGTGTCTTTGGCAATAGCTACACGTCCAAACTCATTTCCGTTATGGGCGGCTAACGCAATAGGGTCGTAATCGGCTAACTCATGTCCATTTAACAGACCTTCTAACGTAGTATCAAACATACGTTTACGAGCCATGCTCGTATAGGTAGAAAATCCACTACCTTGAGCAGTACTTCTAAATCTTCTTACAGTATCGTTCTCAGGGTTTTTGAATATACGGGTTATATAGTTACCGGCACCTTCACTAAGCACACCTGCGGTTTTAGCCTTTTCCAGGGTCTTACTGAAGTGATCGGCTATTTCTTTACTAAACTCGGTATGGCGATCAGTTAGTTTGTCGGGGTCTAACTGATTCAGAAGCCTGTCGATATATTCGGCGGGCTTTTCTTTTAATTTAGCTTTATCTATTGCCTCACGTATGTGTATTCTACTATCATCTTTTTCCAAAGGAAGATTAACGTCTCTAACATCTAAGCCCGACTGAGCGGAAGCTCCCGATATTCTTTCTCCGGTTAAATTTTTAATCTCTGGATTTTGATCTGAAAACTGACGAAGTAAAGAACGCACATTCGACGTACCTATTTTATTTTTTAACTGTTCTATAGCCTCGCCGCCATAAAGTTTGTTTAAAACAGAATCACCGTCTATGGGTTCTCCAACCCATTCTATATTAGCGTTATCACCTTTTATAGTAGTGTGAAGCTCCCCTATAGTTTTTCCGTTTTCAGATATAGTTCTTACTTCCGCAGAAGGATTGTAAATAGATTTTTTTCCTATGGGTTTAGATAGTATAATACCTTTTCTACTATCTTTCCCTGCTGATTCGGAAACGGCGTTATACCAATCAGATAAATTGTTTTTATTTGATCCGGCTTCATATAGAAACCTGCTACGTTGCATGTCGTCGAATTCTAAATCTCCGTAGCGTTTCCGTATATCCTTTTCCCATTGTTTCTGGGCTTCGGAATTAATGATGTTTTCACGATCATGGGTTTCGAACTCTTTAATAAGTTTGAGATTTTCTTCAGAAGGTTTTACACGCAACCCCATCTTTGCTGCGGCATCGGGCATTAGTTCACCCGCATGGGTAACTGCCTGATGTGCTCCTAATCCCGCAAACAACCCCATACCTGCGGCTTCAACTGCTAATTTCTTAGCAGTTTCGTAGTCGCCTTCTTTGATAGCATCGAATACTCTGGGGGAAGTAATAGCAGCGGCGTAGGCATTCTGAACGGTAAATCCGGCATCTATCGCCGATTGAGTCCATGTTCCAACGTTCTCTGCCATTCCTACATCCATACCGGCCTGACGTAACGCGGAAGCTCCTGCACGACGAATAACTCCCTGAGCTACGAGGCTTTCAGGAGTAAGACCTGATGCTTTAATTACATCTAACCCTTCTGATATCTTCTGTATATCAAAACCCGAAGAGGCTAGCCCTTTCCAAACCATATCAGAATCATGGCCAGCTTTAATAAGCTTTGAAGCCATACCAGAACCACTAACTACTGCTTCTATATCTTTAGTAGCCCATCCTGCGGCTTTAAGCGCAGCTACGCCCCCGGCGTCTAGTAATGAACTAGACCCGAAGGTACCGATAGTAAGAGCTAATTGTAGCGGTGATGTTAACCCAGACATTAGATCGAAGAAACCTTCACCTAATCCACCCCAACTATGAACATCCCAACCAAACCAGTTCTTAGCCGTAGTCTGGTCGAACAAAGGTTCATTAACAGCATTCCATGCTTTTTTATACCAGGGGTCGTCCTGGTTAGCAGGTTCGCCGTTACTTTGAACAATATTTTGTTTCTCCGGTTGATTTATCGTTTCTTGTTCAAACGCAGAGAATATACTACCTGATTGTTTTTGTCCATTTACTGGACGTTGTAAATCAGGAGAAGGAAAAGAAGTTTGAGATTGCTTCGGTTGTGAACTAAAGGCGGAAAAAATAGAACCGCCTGAATCCGTCGACGGACTCAAAGATTGAGTTGTCGAAGGACTAGACGGTTCGGGAGTCGAAGATGTGTCAGGTGTGCTAAAAGCGTCAAATATGCTTTTCTGATCGGCCATATTTCCTATTCATTTGTAGATGTTTCGCCGCTTGGCTCTGCTATAGGTGTTGGTTTATTCTGTACTTTAATACCAGCAGATTTAAGTTGAGACGCCCCTGTATCGGAACTAATACCAGCCTTTTTAGAGAACTCCTCTACGGCAGACCACGGCATTACTGCCCCAAACTGTTTCGTAACAGATAGTTTTTCTGTAGGTGAAAGTCTGTCATCTATCCATATAACGCTTCCGGAGGCTTCCGGCCCTTGTACGGGCTGTCCTTTTGTGTCTAGTAAAGCAGCTTTAACATATTCTTTACCTCTATCGGATATCGGAGGAATCCCATTAGCCGATCCTGCGGGAGATACTGATGGAAGTTTAGATTGTAATCCAAGTATCTTATTAAGAGTACTATGATACATTTCTAGATTTTTATACTGTTCTTTACCCTGTTCGGTATTTCCGTAATTCGGATCATTGCGAAGTTGGTCGCCGAATTCTTTCCTGCCTTCATCAGCAGCTTTAATAAGAGTATCCGTAATAGGTTTCAACTTTTTAATCTGATCCGGAGTCATTTTACTGATGTCGCCGCCCGAACCTGTGAAGAGTTTCCAGGCTTCATCGGCCTGTTTCTTCTCTCTGGCATCGGTATAAATCTTACCTGTTTCAGCTTGAAGATGTGCAGCTTGGGCATTAGTAAACTTAATTTTGGCTGCTTCCTCATCCTCGCCCATTTGCTTCTTTTTCTTCTCAGACTTATCATTACTGATACTTTGTTCTTTTTCAGTAAATGTCATATACTGTTGAACATCTATTTCTTTATCTTTCTTTAGATGCTCAAAGATATCATTACCGTAAAGTTTATCTAGTCCGGCAGCTTTCCATGCTTTAATGTTATCATCAGAGATTTTAACTTTAGTTCCTGGTTTAATGTCTACCGCAGACATAGTAGCTACATGCTGTGGATTACCATCAGCACCTTTAACAATTGTAGAACCTGTAGGTTGCCAAAACAAATGAGTGGCGTCCGGATTTTCTTTCAGAAGTTTTGGTATATCAGTCTCAGGTATATTATCAAATACCTTTGGAACGCCGGCTTTAAGAAAGGGGTCTAGACGAGCTTTTCCCTGTTCTCCCATCTTATCGTGATGTTCAAAATCTTCAAACTGAGCGTTCTGCATTTCCCTTAAAGTCTGGGCATTATGCATAGCTATCTGGGCCTTCATCAAATCCATCTGAGTATTGGCGTGCTTTTCGGCGGTATCTGCCGACCTAGCCTGAAGGTTTTGTTCAAAATCCTTCCTAGCATTACCTTGTTTTTGAGCATCTTCTTTTTGTTTCTCTTCTATCTCAGCTTTACCGCCCTGTACAGCACCACCTAGAAAGTTACCTTTACCCTTTTCCTGACCTGCGGCACCACCTAATACTACACCAGCTATGATATTACGCCATATCTGACCTGGTTTAGAAGGCTGATCCTGGGCCACGGTCTGACCTGTCTTAGGGTCTACCTGATAAGAACGTTCGTTTCCAAACAAACTCTGAACGATCTTTCCCAGTCCATAGTGGTGTCCGATGTCCGCAGCCGCTTCCGGGGGTGGGCCAGGTTGTGCCGGAGGGGGTGTATTCGCTCCAGGTTGACCTGAGAAGCCACTCTGAGCCTGTTGTGGGGTCAAACCACCACCGTAGGGTATCGGAACGTCCTGAGACGATCCTGGTGCGTTTTGGGGTGTTTGCTCGTCCATCTTTTGTCCTTTTGATTCGTCGGCTATAATTCTACCGCTTTTATCTATTAGTCTGTCTCCGTCCCAATGAGGGGCATCTGACGTAGCGTATTTTGATTCTTTAGAGAACGTTTTATGATAGGGTGTTTTATATGTGTCAGGAAAATGTAAATTTTCAGAGGATCGTTTAGCGTTTGGATCACCTTGTTTATTAGCTTTCCAAAAACCTCTCATATCATAATCAGCAGTCGGAGTATCCTGCCAGGGTATGTTATTAGATTTTACCCACCCTTGGAACTCTTTCTCTTCCTCTGATGGAAGAGTAGTTACATAAGGCCCCGGTTTGGCATACTGAGACGCAGTATCATCAACCATATAATCCTATAGGAGAAATTTATGAAAAGTGATGTTAAATGTGAGTGTGGTAAAGTCCACGGAACCGCCTCGTTAAGTATTACCAAAAGAGGTAAAACTATACTTGTATATGAAGTACAAGGAGCATTCTTTACAAACAATCGAGAAGGTATACTATATTGTATACAGTGCGATAAAGCCGCTTGTACGTCAGGAGACTGGAAATGAAAACTAATGATGTCCATTTACTAGACAACGGTACGGAAGTAAATACTTCAACCATTATACAATACGAGTCAGACGGAACTCACTTTGGCCGATTTCTACGGGCTAGTAAAAACCATGCCTGGGTGCTATCGGCAGGTAGGGAAGTTAAAATTCCGCTTGGGAGTCTTGAACTGTTTCTTCCAGAAAAAACGAAAGAGGGGTCTTAGAACTCACGCTATCATCTTTAATAGCTCTGCGAATAAAGCTAACACAGTTATCTATGGCCGCTTTCTCGCTGAATCCGTACACCCGTAACAAGTGTTCCAAAGGGTCAGTAGACTTTAATCCTGCTCTGGACAGACCTTTACATTTAAGTGTCAGGTCAAAAAGTCCGGCCTTCATCCCCGCTAAAAGAGAGCCAAACATTCTTATGCCGTTGGTATCGACAGAGTGTCGTCCCGGTTTAGCGAATGATCGCAACTTAAGAGGATTACGGAGCTGGTAAGATTCGCTGTCAGGTACGTGAATTTGGTTTACACGCCCGATGGCATCGCATATACTTTCGAGTCTGTTTACCGCCATATATTAATCCTTTTCATTTTCATTTAGGTATAGCTCCCGTCACCGCCACCAAATCCGGCCCAGTCAAGATTGTTTGTCTGGTTATAATTAGCTCCGGTAGAATTGGGATTCATTCCACTAAAATTATTTCCACCAAGCCATCCGCCTACTTTACTTCCAATACCCACCCCTATTGGGCCAAGAGCACTACCAAGAATACCGCCAGCTATTCCGCCTATAGTTCCCCAGGGTGAAGCAGCTTTCTTTTGATTATACAACTGAGTAGCCATGTTAAATTGACTATTAGCAGCACCTTCGGCAGCATTAGCATATCCTAAAGGGTTGTACATCTGAGCTACGCTCATATCACCACTGGTAGCCGCTAAGAAATTTTGTCTGCCGGTTTCATATCCGGCACTAGTTATACCTAGTTGTTTTCCGCTTTCGGACTCGGCTGCGGCACCAGCTATATTAGCCTTAATACTTTCTTCAGCTCCGGAAGGAAGAAGGTTATTTCCTCCACCCCTTGCGGCAAGATTTTCTCCAACAGCCTTAGCCGCCTGAGAATAATTCTGAGCTGTACCTTCTGAAGCTTGTGTACGTAATGCAGTATCTTCAGCTTTATTGAATCCGTACTGATTTATACCTGCGTCTATAATAGGCTTAAATGCGGCATTTACAGCCTGAAGTATGGCTGATTGTGCGCCAAACGCCGCATTAAAATTAGCCGTTAAAGTTGCGGTAAGATTGGCCATAGCTGTTTGAGCAGCCGACTGATCGGGCGTAGGCCCGCCTTTACAAAATGTAATCGGGCCGATATACAGTTTAGTATTCTTAGCTATAATATTAAAGTCTGAATCCCAAACAACTTTTGTAGCGATTCTCAAATCTTACTCCTGTGGTTCCAGATCAGACAACTTCATCTTATATACTTTATACGGCAGAAGTTCGAAGACGCTGGATTCAGCTATATTATTAACTGATTCATCTGTTCCTAAAAAATATATCTCAGATACTCCCTGAATAGTCCCCTGAGATACTAAAAACTGTATAAATTCTTTGAAGGCTACCGCTGTTTCAGCGTCAGATGCCTCGGGATTTTTAGCTATAGTTTCCAGCATATACGGTCGTTGAACAGGCATATACGAAATAACATGCTTCTTGTTATAACTAGCTAAAGTAAAAACTCCGGGCTGATAGGCCATTTCCGGATCAAATCCGGGAACAGGTATAGACCATTCTAAAAACTTACTACCTTCTGTATTCCGGGCTGGCCGGACAAATACGTGGCTACTCATAATCCTCTTAACTTTTAATTTATCGGCTGCCCGAAGGCTTTTTGTAATGCTTGTAACGCTAAGTTTCTTATATAAGTATTAACATCAACACTTCCTCTGCTTCGTACCATAGAAGTAAAAGGAAAGAATCGGCTTGAATCGGTATCAGATGTGAACTCCGCAGGAGCCTGACCTCTTAACGGCCCTGGATTTCCGGGAACACTAAGAACAGTTTGAGAAGTAGCTTGTAGTGCATTCTGATAACTGCCGTGATTTGCTACGGGAGGGACAATCATGTGTTCAGCAGGATCGCCCTCCATTGGAGAAGCACTTGTATGATAACTACTTGCGAGTCGTTCAGATATAGATGGCATTATTCCTCATACATCAGTTTACCAAATATAGATAAAGTCAGCAGTTCGTTCTTGAAACTCTCGGTCGGAAAGCTTATCTTTACCTGCATATGTCTGCATAACGCGGCATCATTTCCCTGAGACAAATCAAATCGTCGGGATAGTACCGTTTTACTTGGAGTAAGTACCGCAGGACTATCTACGGAATTAACAAGAGTTTCAAATCCACCGGATATTTCATCCAGCAGAACGCCCACACTTGGTATAGAACCTACTTTTTGAAGTTCAAGATTTATACTCGATACTTCCGCCAATTGACCCGGCTGTGCGAGTACCAAACTTCCTATGGTTATGAAAGCGGAATAACTATTTCCATTATCGTTAAAAATAGAAAGATTTCTTACCAAAACGGTTCCGTTACTCTGACCAACAAATAACTGATGTACGCCGGGAGAAGTTTCTACAGATACAACAGCAGTCGCCCCGCCTACCAAAGTAGCTTCCGGACTCCACGCCGGCCCGCCTTCCGGGGGTTGGTTCCAGTTACATCGAAACCAGCTTCCGACACCATCTTCTATAAATACTGCTTTATCCCTGGTACCAGATATCAAAGAAGCAACGTAAACACTACCCGGATCATAATTTGCTTCTAACTGATCGCCGATAGCAAACCCTATTTCATTTAATCCTGATGCAGTTCCGACAAGGAATTGTTTATCGGAAGTATACATAAATATATTACTTCCTGATATATCGAGAGCATTCCATGACAAAATACCTAACCCTTCCTGATATATCATAGAATAAAAGGTAGAAGTAGTTGTACCGACTATTATCCAGGTATCATCAGTAGTAAAAACCAATAATCCGTTGGATATAGGAATAAGCTTTTTAACAGGTGACGGAAAACTAAATACATTCTCAGGAGGGAATGATTCGTTTCCGTTTCCTAAAAGAGTATCAGGCCCACCGGCATAATATACAAAATTACCTACTGATCCCCATATCCTGTTTAAGTGATATGTAAGATTTATTAACCCTGCCGGAGGAGGATTATTTTCAAAAGTAGGAGATAACAAAAAGAAACTAAATAAATTTAAAGAACTATCGGGAGAAGTATCCAGAATACTGGTGCTGGTGTTAGAATAAGGAGAAGTTGGAAGTTCAAAAAAAGTACTACCGCCATCTTTAGTT